TGGAGTCAACCTACGGCTGACGGTCGTTTCAAGGGGCGAGTCCGCATGGCGAGATGCTTGACTCGCCCCTTGGGACGACCGGCAAAAGGCTAACCTGAACTTTTGACATCCTGAGACAAGGAAACCGACCAATGTCGCTATCCGGCTCTATGAAGATGCACGACCGAACTCGTGAACCAAAGCCACCAGCACCGATACTGCAAGACGACGACCAGCCACTAGGCGACGGACCTTGCGACGGATACGAAGCAGGACTGCTCCTGAGATGGCACGGATTAGAGGCAGTAGAGTCGATCTGTGAACGGGTGTCGCGGTTCGGCGGTCGGCCGATCTCTCGATAAAGGCGGCTGCACTGGTGCAGCCAAGATTTACGAAGACTACAATCATAACATGGACGCAAGACCCAAAATCAAAACCCGTCTCGGAACCTTTCAAGTCACCCGGAAAGGCGCAGTAGCCATCTCTGCGGTCAAGACCAAACACCCTGTGCGACACCACGGGAATCAGTACGGGACCGGCGCAATAACCCATATCGAGCACAGGAAACTGCCAAAACGCCCTGGCTTGGACACCGGATGGTATATCTGGATTGCTACATTCAGACTGGACGGGAAGGAGCTATCTGCATGAAAGAGCGTCCGCAAGGCATTGCAGCCAAACTTGGAACTTTTCTTGACGACAACGACAAGGTTATCACCTTAATGTCTCCAGACGGAAAGAGCGAACTCACTATTCGCTGGTGTGCCGGTATATGAATCGTTCGCTGTGAAGAAAATGGGCACCTAATCATCAGCTCAGTTTCAGAGCGACAAATCAACGTCCGAACCAAATGGCCAACTTGAACTTTTGAAGCGAGACCAAACATGCCAAGTCCAGCAACCCCAGACGAAATTCGCCAAATGATTCAAGCAGGTATCCCAAGCGACGACGAGATCCGAGCCGCAACAAAAAGGCGGCTTGTCCGCGAAGACAGAACCTGCCTCAGCTACTGGTTCCCCAAGATCGAGGCGGCCGGGCTTCCGGTTCCCAAGACTAGGATCGTGTCGTTCACTGATTACGACACCCATCACGAGCTTGGTAAGTTCTTTGACGGAGGCAGCCCAGGTAGTGCTGGCGTCCTGTTCCTGGACAGCCTTTCAAGAGCAGTAAACGAGATCGGTTGCCCTTGCTTCCTGCGCACCGGACAAACCAGCAATAAGCACAACTGGAAAAACACCTGCTACTTGGAGTCGCCAGACGACCTCATTCAGCACGTCTACAACCTCATGGAGTTCTCGGAGTGCGCTGACATGTTCGGCCTTACGTGGAACGTCTGGGTGGTTCGGGAACTACTTCCAACAAAGCCAGTCTGCACTCTGCCGCAGTATGACGACATGCCGCTGTGCAGGGAGTTTCGGTGCTTTGTGGACGGGGGTGAGATTTTGTGCGTCCACCCTTACTGGACTCGTGCAAGTGTCGAGCAGGGGTTCCCCAGGAGGAAAGACGGCCCAGTAGACGACGTTTGGGGGCTGCCTGCAGAGCACGAACTGCCCGACAACTTCGACGACATGTACGACCGGGTGCGAATCCTCGGTGAGAATGAGCGAGAGAAGGTCATTCAAATTGCGACACAGGCCGGCGCAGCTGTCGGCGGACGATGGTCGGTGGACATCCTAGACACTCATCGCGGATGGATACTGACAGACATGGCAGAGATGGACAAGTCGTTCCACTGGCCGGGATGCGAAAACGCACCAGCCGACGACATCGTTAAGTATATCGCGGCGCATGAAAAGGCGTTAGTATCACTCAGAAAGCAGCTTCCAATTTCATGTGCCCGTGATGGTCATATCTGGGACGATCCCGTCGGAAAGCTAGTGACGATCTGCACCAGAGAAGGATGCTGGGAAGAGGCAGACCCTGAATGCACGCCTCGATTTGGATCGCTCGGTGGGCGCTGGGCCATTGAACCAGAGCATGAGGACGTGTACCAGCGAACGTGCGTTCGGTGTGGGCGAGTCGAGAAGAAAAGACCAATTCAATTAGGCGTCAAAAGCCCGTGGAGCCAGAACCAATGAAAGACAAACGAACAGAACAACAGATCCTCGCCGACATCCGCAAAGAACTACTCGGCATCGAACAATGTGCCATGACCGCGAAGCAGGTCGAGGTCGCGATCTGGAAACTCTGGGGCTTCGTCCGTGAAAGCCGAGACAGTCTCGACCCCGAACGCTGCTGCCGAATGATCCAGGATCTCGTCTACGGCGCAGTGGGTGCCGTGACGAGCCGTGCGGCAGTCCTGGCTGTTGAACTCGACGCGACACAACAGGAACTCAAGGACAGCAAGAAGGAAGTCAAACGACTGACCAGTGAACTGGAGAAATCGTGCGAGACGGTCGTCCAGCTTGAATCGAAGATTGCTGAAGCCCAGAACGAAGCTGATCCGCCGAAAAGCGGCGATGCCGACCTCCTGCCGACGCTGGTTGCCATCGCGGCCAGCGATGCGATACGCAACTTCAAGGCGTATGGAAAAACAATGAGCGAACAGGACTGCTACCCGTCGCTTTACCTGCGCGGAGATGAGTGGCGATACCATCGACGTGTTGCCGACAACGAGTGGGCAGATGACCCCGACCCCGTGGCCGCCGCAAAGAAAGCACAGAAGCTATAACCACAGGAAAACGAATCATGTTCAGCAGTATCTGGATGCCCCCCGACCCACCAGACTGGCAACCATCCTGCCCGGCCGACTACATCGACACCTGCGGCCACAGGTTCATCCCCTACAACCGTCGTGGCTACCTCAGTGTCCCAGTCCTATCAAACCTGACCGGACACCCCTGGAACGAAATCGCGATGGCCTATGTCCAGGGCCTGAGACCAAGCAGCCTGCGCGTCGTCAAAGGTGAAGAAACCACCGATGCACAAACTTGGCGAGTCACCGTGTACTTGGACGACCAAAACAAAATCGAGATGATCCACCAGGAAGTCGAAGTCGGACTGCCGCACGGAATCAACTGCGGGTCGAATCTTAGAGCCGCACTTGACAGAGGAATCAAAACATGCAGCGCATCAAACTAACCAATCGCCAGTGCCGCCTGTTCATGCAGGACATGATCGACTTCGGCTACAAGGTCACCTTTGAAGAGATCCGTGCCATCGCAGATCAAGTCGCGGACGGCACGCACTCGGAAACCGATGTCGTCGCACGCATCCTAGTAAAGCAGATCGACGAGGCCACTGAACAGGCAAAGGCACGAAAGCAATGAACCGCGCCACAAGAACACTCATCCACCGCTGGCACCGCGAGTCAACGCCCAAGGACAGCACTCAACGTCGCCGTGCCCTACTCGTGCGAGACCGTCGCGAGCGAAGATCGCATTTAAGATTCGAGAGGGTTTCCGAAATAGCCCTGCAAAGATCCGCTGAGATCAAAGCACTGCAACGGCGCAGTGCCGAACTGGCCGACAAGTTCAATGCCCTTCAGGACCGCGTGCCGGTCTACACTCGCGTCCAGAATGACGAACGCTCGACTTGGAAAGAGAGTTGCACTACCTCGTCGCGTTTGCGTCTGAGAAGATCCTTGCGACCCTGCGAGACGCGGCAGCCGAATACCTCGGAATGCCAGGGAAGCCACGATGACCGCCTGCACCAAGGCGTTCGAGTCCCGGAAGAAACTGCTCACTCTGCCAAACTCTTGAGACCGAAAATGTCATCCAAAGGAATCGGCGGACACACAACACCTAACCACGGTGCCACCGACTCGTGGATCACGCCAAAGTTCATTATCGACGCACTTGGACCATTCGACCTGGACCCGTGCCAGTGCGATTCACAACCCTGGCCATGCGCGACAATGGGCTATCATGAACACGGACTCGAACAACCTTGGTTAGGACGAGTATGGCTCAATCCGCCCTACAGTAGCGCGGCGAAATGGCTGGAAAAACTCGCCGACCACGGATGCGGCACCGCACTGATCTTCGCCAGAACCGAAACGGAAATGTTCCAAGAGTTCGTCTGGAACCGCGCTACAGGAATCCTGTTCCTGTGGGGACGGCTGTTCTTCCACTACCAAGACGGCAAAAGGGCAAAAGGCAACAGCGGCGCACCAAGCGTCCTGATCGCCTACGGCAAGGACGACGCTGAAAAACTGAAGACATGCGGGCTTCCGGGGGCGTACTGCACCTGGATGTGTTTGCCAAACCCTTAACCACCACCAAGTAAGCCATGTCTGAAATAATTTGGACGCCTCCAGAACCTCCTGAATGGAAGCCAACCTGCCCGGCCGACTACATCGACCCATGCGGCCACTGGTTCTTCCCAGCCAACCGTCGCGGATGCCTCAGTATCAAAGTGCTTCCAGAACTGACTGGATACCCCTGGAACGAAATCTCAATGGGCTACGTCCAGGGCCTACGACCAAGCATCCTGCGAGTCGTCAAAGGTGAAGAAACTACCGATTCATGGCTTTGGCGAGTCACGGTCTGCCTGGATGACGAAGACAAGATCCGCATGATCGAGCAGGAAGTGTCCACGGAAAATTCCAGTCTTGGACACATTCCGACTTCGACGAACTGTTCTCGTATTTCATTGAACACGCGGTCACGGACGAGAACTGGCCGGTCGGCTTTTATCGGGACCTTAGACTTCCCGGATTTAGACAAAGACGAGCAGAAGTTGAAAATGGATCATAGCTCTCAGACCAAGGTCCCCAGCCAGAAAGTATGACAAAACCTTGATTTTCACCGCACCAGATGACCATAAAAGCACTTCATGCGCCATCCCCAATCCCATCTGAAACTCACCACGAAAGACTCTATCACTCACAACTCATCACCAAAAAGCAAAAGCACCATCTGCAATCAGCGTAAAAGTAAAGCAGGGCACCATTTTCAACCCTTTTGACCCCCGAAGGGCAAAAAGTTGAAAATGGATCATAGCTCTCGGAGACGGCCACCCAGCCCGCCGCCCGCCCGTTTTCGCTGATTTTCACCGCACCGGACCCCCTCCCCCCCGCCCAACGCCCGCACGGCCCCCTTCCCGACCTTGAGCCGTCCCGCCGCCCGACGCGGTAGAACGCACGCCAGGGGCCTGAAACGGGCTACGTAAGCGCACGAAAACGCCCCCTGCCGACCGTAGCCGACAGGGGGCGTGACATGGGAGAGCGGACTAGCCGACCAGAGCGAACGTGCCGGCCGTGTTGAACGCTTCCAACTTGGCTTTCTTCTCAGCGAGAACGGCTTCCTCTGCTGCCAACTTCTCTGCCGCTTTCTCAGCCGCCTTGGCGACCGCCTTTGTGGCGCGGTCAGCGGCTTTTATGGCCTTTTTCTGATCGGAAACCGCCTTTCGATTGGCCTTGGCGTCTGCCCTGACGGCATCCAACGCCGCCTTTTTGGCTTCCTTGACGGTATCGAACGGTTGCCCCGTAGTCGGATCGGTTCCCTCTTCATGAACCATGTACTTGACGGGCGATCCACAATCAGCCGAGACGTGAGCGTAAGTGATCTTGAGAGACATAGCATAACCCCTTGCAAGGAAAGAACTTGACACCAGGGAACCGTCGTTCCCCACAGTAGCTTATTGCCATTGGGCCAGAAAGAACTTTTGGCCTGACGGCGCATGAAAACGGGCGGCGAGCCGTAGCCCGCCGCCCACCCTTGCCCCCGCCATGCTAGGCGACCGCCGCCTCTTTGGCGTTTCGCGCCAGAACGCGGTCGATTTCGCCCTTGATTCGCTCCAGCTGGCCCGGTCCCATGAAGAACACGAACTCGTAATCGGTTTCTCCGTTTCCGAAGCGGAGTTCCAGCTTCTCGTAATTCGTTCCGTCAAACGACTTTCCGCTGTCCGCGATCGCGTACACCGACGGCTGGACGTTGTCGGCATACCGCCCGCCAACAGTAACCCGCTCTTGCTTCGCCACGGCCTTGGACACCAGTTTCGGACCTTTCATCGTAACCCCTTTCATCGAGAGACTTTACAACCGGGAAGGACACCCTCCCCACGTACACTTATTGCCATCGCCCGCAGACGCTTTCACGCCGCAAACCCAAGCAGCCCAACGCTTTAGCAAAAGGCCAGAAAGAACCAACGCTACTCTTGCGACCATGAGCGGTCCAGGACCGGGCCATCGTTGTACGGCCCGTCGTCGCGGACGGGGGAAACCCGCCCCTTTTGCTTGCGACCGTGTTCGGCCATCCACTCGGCCCGTTCCATCGCCAGCCGCCGAACAGTTCGGCCCAACGCTTCATCGTCGGGTGAAACCGCCCGCAAGACGCCGTACTCCTGATCGTTCACAAACACAGTAATCCTTCTATCCCTGCTCATGAGAAGCCTCCAAATACCGGGTTGTAGAACGTGACACGTTATACAATGTAGTACAACATGACAGGAAGTACAACCCAGGAAAGCCGGCCTCTGTCCGCGCATGGAAACGCCCCGCCGATCCGAAGACCGACGGGGCGCAAGGGGTTGAATGGTCAGGGGTTACTACCGATGCGGCTTGAACGTCAGTCTGGACGCCAGCCGCTTCCGCAGCTTGCGGACGGCCTCGGACGCCGGGCGGCCGAAATGCCCGGCATGGACGCCGTTGCCACCCCAGAAAATCTTGCCGTCCGGATACAACCAGTATCCCTGATTGAGCTTCATCGTAAGTACCTTTCGTAAAACTAGTTACCACAACCAGACAGCGACCACGCTAACCGTCGCCGTCCACATCGCCAACAGAATCCACATCCATGTTCTCATCAGCAGGTTCCTCCTGCCCACTTATTGCCAACGGCTTTTTCCGCAGCTTGTCCCCGGCGCTCTTTGGCCCCCGTATGTCCAACTCGACAAGTTGCGTAATGTCAACCAGCGTTTCGAGTTGCGCACGGTCACGGACAACCAGCAGTTTCGGTTGACGCTTGCCAATCGCCGCATCCACGTTGTCTACGGCCGCCTTGTCGCCTAGTCCGAGGATTGACGCCTTGAACTTTGTGGCGTCTATGATGATGCTGAGGTAGCGGGGGTCACGACGCCGTGTTTTTCGAGAACGGCGACTCTTTGTCCCTTTTTCACTGGTCTCCTCCACATTTTCCCGTGTTGCTGCCCCGCTTGCGAGGTAATCTTCCCAAGCGGTGGCAGCAACTTCGGCAATTTCGCCCAGTACTTCTGCCATCCAGGCTGCTTTGTTCCTTGCGATTCGCTTTAGCCAGTCTTGTTTGACCCATCTTAGATCTGTTTGGACTTGTTCTAATGAGACGCCTAGTTGGTTGGCTATGGCGCGAATAGACTGCCCTTGTGCTCTCAGCCGCACCGCTTGTTCTCTTCGCTGGAGAATTGGCACTTCGTCGCTTGTCATTCGGCCAGTAGGCACTAGGGCCGAGTCTACCATGATGTTACCCCATTCTAGCGGTTTTGATTCCTTCCTAAGCCTATCTCTGTCTTGGTGTTATGTCAAGGTGGAAATGGGCGCATGAAAAAAGGGCGGACGCCCGGTTGGACGCCCGCCCCAGATTCACTTGTCTTTCACGCCTTAACCATTCCACTTCCGCCACAATCGTAGCAGTACGGGTCCGGTTCGCCGTTGTTGGTTTGCGAGCAGCCGCAGGGGGTATATTGTTCATCGTCCTCTTTGACCAAGCCGTCGATATCCCCGGCAAATCCATCGCACAGGTTCGGGCTGTCATCGGGTTCGTTGGGGCAGTTTCCGCCGCAATACGGGCAGTCCCCGCAGTCGTCCGTCGGTTCGCTGGTCGTAAGCACGAACGGCAGGACACTGTACTCGTCTTCATCGCGCCCGTTAATCTGAGCGTCTTCTCCAATCCATCCCATCGCGTACCTTGCACTTTGGAATGGGCCGACAATCGTGTCGCCGTTGTTTTCGTCGGCTTTGCACAGCACACAACAGAGTCTCATTGTAACCCCTTTGCTTCTGAAGGATTGATCTCGTAACGAATTCTTATTGCCAGTAGGCGCATGAAAAAGGGCAGGCGAGCGAATAGCCCATCTGCCCTTGATTCACTTCTGCCAGTCTTTTGGCATGAAACCACCCTGCGAAATCCACTCATCGAGACTGTAAACCAGCTCGACAAGCCGATTCACCATGCGGGGATCGAATTGATACCCGCTGTTCCCCGCGATCGTCAGCTCTCGCACGATTGCGCGAATCTCCTTGAGATTTGCGTTTGGGTCCATGTCACGCCCCTTTCCAGAACCGAGCCGCGAACCGTTTGGCCCGCCAGAACCGATACCACGCCCGCCGAAACGGATTAGGCGAGCAACGCCGCTTTCGTGATCCGTCCGGCATTAGAACCTCCCCTGCCACCGTCGGCAGATGTAGCTTGACAGGCCCATTCCGCGCTTGTAAGGCGCTACATGAATCACCACTTGCGTCTTCTCGACCTGAACAACCACCGGCCGAGCCTCACGAATCCTCTGAGAGATAGCCCGTGTTCTCTCACTCATCCGCAACCGAATCATCGTGCTTGTCATCGCTAACCCCTTTCTCAGAAAGAACTTCTGACTTCCACAGCATCTTATTGCCTAGCAAAAGTTCTTTCTGGTCTTTTGCGCATGAAAACGCCCCGCAAACCAAGGTGGCTTGCGGGGCGTCAAGGGGTTATCGCTTCGGCTGGTTCGGTTCCCAGTGAACATCGAACTGGGCGCAGAACGAGCGTTTCGGATTGGGCAATTCTTCCACGCCCAGGGACTCGATATCGAACGGCTCACCGGCGTTGCCCAGGAACGTCGGTTCCACGGCCCACCACCACTTGCCCCCGTTTTCGTCCACGTATTCGGGGCAATCGGCGTCAAACCCGGCCGCCATCTTGGCGGGGTCTCGCGTCATGTAATCCTCTCGCTCGTGTAGGCTTTCAACGTCGATCTTGAACCGGTCCAACTTGTTCTCATCGACCGCCTCATCCAGCGCCTCTTGCAGATTGCTGGCGAACACGACGCACAGGACGAACCCGTGGTCGTGAAGCAGCCAGGGCCGCACGTTGTGGGGATTGTACTCCCCTGCGGGAATCCAGTTGTCCAGATTCACAACGTCGGCATCATTGAACGTGATCTCTCGGAACTTGCTCATCGTAACCCCTTTCGTAACAAGGAACTTGAATCATCCACACCCTCTTATTGCCAATCAGCGCATGGAAAAAGGCGGACGAGCCGCAGCCCGTCCGCCCAAAGTCACTTGGCACCCGCAGCCTTGAGCCAGCGGCGAATCGTTGACCTACTCTTCCCAGAAGACTTCGCAATCTGCTGGACGCTTTGGCCCGACTCGTAACACCGCTTGGCGGCCAGCAAGGCACACATTTTTCTGAAGTTCAACCGCACATCACACCCCCTTTCACTGCCCGCGAATCCCGCAGCAGTTTGGCGACCGCCTGCCGGTCATAGTCCCTTGCCCGGAACGTCATCGTGACCCCGCTGGAATCCGTGTAGTACGGTTCGCTAGCGTGTTCCCAATAGAACTCGAACAACTTGTCGCTGTCCACATCTTCCAGGCGATCAGCCGCCGCTTGGCTGGTCAGGAACTCGCTGGCCAGGAACTTGACGAAATCCCGACGTGCCCAGCTATCCCACGACTCCAAAAAGTCGTCGTACTCGCGCCGGCTCAGGTCCTCATCATCCAGAACCGGGTAGTTTTCGAGCGAGGATTCGATATCCTCTGCCTTGTCCGCCGCTTCGCTGTCCGCCGCGACGATGATGATCTCAAACCACCCCGGCCCCCAGTGGCCGAAACGGTGAACTTCCACCGTTTCCGACTCGCCACCGAGCATTTCGAGCGCGGTCTCGAAATTAGACTCTTCAAGCGGCCCAGTGTCTCGCGTCCGAGAACACGGTACGACCAACCAGTCCTGCCGGTCATCCAGGAATGCGCCTTTCTGATCAAAAATCGTCGGCCAGAACTCAGAATACGTCTGCATGTTGAACCCCTTTCGCATAGAAGAAAGAATCTCTCACACAACCACTTATTGCCAACAGCGCAAAGAAAAAGGGCGAGCAGCCCCGGAACGACCGGAAACTGCCCGCCCCCAAGGGGTTGACTCACTCATCATCGTCTTTTGACATGTTCGGCATGAACACCAACTCATCGTCTTCGACCCGCCAGACAGGATACGGACAGGACGTTTTCTCGCCGTCGTAATTGCCCGTCACTTGATCGTCTGCCCACGGGCGGAACCAGTCCGGCGCGAAGCAGTAGGCTTTCGGACCGTCTTCGCACGGATTACGCAAGTAGGCCGCACCCGGCGCACATGGCGAGCAGAATTGAGCCCGCGTGTAGTAGGGCGACTTCAGAATGAACACGTCGCAATCGTCGTGGCCCTGGTGGGCCTTGTACTCGCCGTCGTCTACATTGTGACCGTAGGCCGGCCCGTCGTCACCCCAGGCGTCGCCCGAATCGAAGGACCGCCCACATGACAGGCAAGCGTAATCCCGACCCTCGTCCGACCACTCTTCGTTACCGCCGCAGTCGTCGCGGAACTCTTCGGGAATTTCCAGGATGTCATGCTTGCGCCATCCTTCCTGCCGGATCGTCTTGCAGTCATCCAAGTCGAAAGGAATCGCGTCCATTTCGACCGCCTCATTCCCACACTCCCCGCACGTCGGCGGGCCGTAGTCGCCTTCCGACGACTCGTACCAGCTTTCGCCCAGATCGTTCGCCGGGATGACCCCAAAACGAATCCCGGTCTCGCGGTCCACGTTTGTCATTCCACAACCGTAATCAATGCCAACGTAACTCATCGCAGAACCCCTTTCAGAAAGGAACACAGGAACCAATCATCCACAATACCTTATTGCCGCAACTCATCCCCACGAACGAGCACTTGATCTCTACGATCAAGCGAACCGTCGAGCCCGGCCGACAACTTGACCAAGAAGTGAAACGGCGGTTTGCTACCAGTAACCGCCACAATCACCCCGCTTCGCCCATTCAAGTTTCTGTCCGACACAATCGGACGAATCGTCACAGCGTCACCGACCTTCATAGGAAACCCCTTTCGGAAAAGAGCATTGAATCATCCACGTCACCTTATTGCCACGCCCAAATGTTCTTTCTGGACTTTTGAAACGAAAAAGGGCGAGCCGGGATTGTTCCCGACTCGCCCCGTTGTCTAGTCGCCGAAGTAGAACACTTGGCAGTACGTCAGCAGCGCGTCGTCGTCTTCGCTGCTAGTGTTCACGTCCGTCCAAGGCGTGAACCAATCTTGCGTTTGCAGATTAGCCGAGGTCGGCTGACCGCCTTCCAACTCACCGATGATCCGCACAGCCGGCCCGCCCGTGCCCAATAGCAGGCAGAACTCAGTGTCGCCCGACTCTGCGCCCGGCGCGTGCCAGTCGCTGCGGACTTCCAACGAGAGCGGGTCTTCTTCGATCCGCTGCCGAGCCGCGTCTTGATCTTCGCAGTCGCCGGCCGCCTCTTCCAGTTCGGCCAGTTCCTGCGCGTCATCGACGTGACACTCCGCCCATGTTGCCGGGCTGTCTTCGTCGTCCTCATCAGGTTCCCAGCCGTCGCGTTCGTCCCGCAGTTCCTGAAGTCGATCGTAGTCGCACTCCAAAGCCGCGACCATCTCGCGAATACTGTCCATCGCGCACCGACCAATCTCTTGCAACCGTTCCGCCGTCGTCTTCTCTTGCGTCGTCATACCAAATCCCCTTTCAGAAACAGAACCAGAAACAACACTCACCACAACCCCTTATTGCCAACGCAAAAGCCCCCGCCCAGCCAAACGGCCGAACGGGGGCGAAAGGGGTTCTACTTGGCTAACCAGTTCTCGACCCAGGCGATGAACTCGTCCGTGTCTGTGGCCTTGTTTCTATAAGGACGAACTGCGCGATTGAACCACGCAGTCTCCAAGGCGTTCATCAGGACCGCCGCCTTGACGATCTGGGCGAAGTTCCACAGCCCCTCATCAGACCAGTCCGACCAGTTTCCGACCGCGTGTCGCAACGCGGAACTGGTGCGGTACAACCCAGGAACTTTTATCTCAGACATGGAAATCCCCCTTCTATGCGCCCAGCAACTCAGCAAGCCGATTGGCGATCTTGCAGGCGTGTTTCGGACCCTGAAACGTCTTGGCGAGAAAGACCTGCGTGACAACTCCGTTGCCAATCAGATCGACATGAACGTAGTCACCCTCGTTGCCACCTTCGACGGGATAGCACGCAACCCACCGATGTTTCGAGAACCGTAATTCTCGCCAATCCTCACACTCCCGTCCCTCGTGCCCGCGATAGCCGTCAAACGGATGAAGTCGGCTGAAATACTCGTCAACCAGTCCTTCGCGTTCCAGCACTTTGTGGCACAAGCGATAGACGTAGAGAACGCTCTTGCCGCAGTCCTTGCCCCACGGGTCGCACACCCGCAATGGACGCCGACTGTTGCAACCGAAGATAGTACCCTTGCGTTCCCAAATCTCAGTCACTTCGCAACCGTCAGCAACGTGCTCAGCACGCAAGGCGGTTGCCTTTTCAAGCGTAGCACGGCCATCACCGCGCCACTTATCCTGCCCAGGCGGCTTGAATTGAAACCAGAACATAGTCAATCCCCTTTCATGAAAGTGTCTCGGAACACCCTCTTATTGCCAACGGTTGTTTCTGAACCAATGCGCAAAGAAAAAGGCGACAGGGACTTGCCCCGCCGCCCATGCGTCAAACACGATGACCGTCTTCGTCGAACTCGTACTCGTTCGCTTCGATGTCCTGATCCACGGCCTCGTCCGACATGCGATAGTCGTACTCGGTTTCGAGTTGGCTGTAGATCCAGTTCGCAAAATCTCGAAGCAACTCCGTCACGCCATCAGACGCCTCCTCGTCGTACCGGCCGTCCACACCGACTTCGATGTCCATGCAGCCGCTGTGATAGTAGTGACCCCGGTGTCTGACCCGCGCCGTCACCTTGTAGAAGCGTCGCCGCTGGATCTCGTACAAGCCTTCCGCGATGCGAAGCAATTCGTTATCTCGCGGCGCGTGATCTTTGACCGCCTTGACGCTGCCCTTCTTGTACGAGTACGTCCCTTCCCAGCACGCCCCGTCACCCTGCGACGAGAACCCACTGAAGAAGATGCACGGTTCGTACCGAATTCCACCGCCGCACAGCTTGACCGGGCGTGTCCGCAGGTCAATACCGATCAGGTCCGCAATCGTGGCGACGTCCTCGTAGACGAAGTCCCACCAGTCGTAATCGAGATTGCCTTCGCGGAACCATTCACGCGCCCGATCTTTCGCCTTGTCTGACAGTTCGTTGAACTTGTAGACCGTTGTTTCCATGACTCGACTCATCACACATCCCCTTTCAGAAAGAACCAGGAACTCTACACAGTCCCTTATTGCCAAACGAAAACGGGCGACAGCCCAATGAAGGACTGCCGCCCGTTTGGTTACGCCCTCACACCGTCTGCCTTTGGCGCGGGCAAGGCTTCCCGAAGCACAAACCGCGTTCCGTCCTTGTAGCACCGTACCAGACCACAGCCCTGGCCCGTGTCGTCGTAGGCGGCGCACAGATCGCGTTCGTCTGAAAATCCTTCACCACACAGTCCCTTGATCGGCTGTTTGCGATCCTTGGCGACCGGGAACCAGTAACAACCGAACTCGTAGCCAGCAATTTCTTTGTCCACGTCATTCCCCTTTCTGAAACAGAACCCCATGAAACAAACCAATCCCGTCATGGGCTTATTGCCAACGAAAAAGGCCGCCAGTGACGAATCGTCAGCGGCCCCAGGACTGTCATCCGTCGTATGCCTCTGACGCCAGATTCAGCCGCCGAGTCACTTCCTGCTCAGCGTGCGCCAGTTCGGGCGTGTAGAACCCAGAATCGCAACTCAGGCTGTCCGGCAGCAGTTCCCACACGATGTACTCGTGCTTGCCGCCACGCAACCAAACAGCCAAAACGAACCAACGAACGGGGATGTACGGCGGAGGTGCGGTCCAGAGAATGTCCACGACCGTCGCACCATTCGGCAACACTTCCGTGGGGCGAATCGGCAATCCTTTCCCGTCCCACTTCGGCTTCAACTCTTCGTCCTTAAACACTTCCAACAACGTCTTGGCCATCGAACTGTCCTCCTAGAAATGAGCCTCGACCACGATGTCGGATTCGGCCACGCCGGATTCTTCGACCAGCCTGTCCTTCATCGCCAACGCCACGTCGTCGGCAACATCGCTCATCGCGTCCGACAACGCATCCAACTTCGTGTCGTTCAGCCGTTTCCACGCGGCATCCGTCACGAACACATCCAACACGATCGACCCAAACTTTCTCGGCATGATTGCACCCTTTCCCTAATCGACCACCAAAACCTCAGTCCCATCGGCCCGGCCTTCATCCACCCAGCCGATGCCAGCCCATCTCTTTCGGCGACCGCCGTCGTCAATCAGATGCGGCAGGTCTTTACTGTTTATTGCCGCCATGCGAGCCAAAGCGTCACGCTTGACCGTGAACACATCGACCAACGGCTTGCCTTCTTTCAGCTTGCGATTTCGCATCGCTCAGTCTCCAATCCGTAGTCTCGAATCACACACGACCCAGGGAACCGCCGATGGTCCTTGATTGCTTCCCGGCGCGAGTTATATAGCTTCGCATCAGGATATTCCGTCCACCACCGATAGCCGGTCCAGAAGTAAGTGACACCCTGGACCTCCATGACGAGAACCATGTTGCCTTTTGACACTTTGACCCCTTTCTTGAAAGAGAAGTGAACCATCACAACCCATTATTGCCAACAGAAAAAACGGCCACCCGTGCCAAAGCACGAGTGACCGTTCAGGAAATGGGATCTCACTTGATCGCCAGATTCAAAGGCGTTACAATGACACGAGCCGAGCAGGCGATGACACGCCATGTTCGGCTCTAACCACAACCATCCTTTAGCGGAAGGACATGTCATGGCTGAAAATGAGCCTATCACAACGGAAGAGTGGCGTCCAGTCGTAGGGTACGAATCACTGTATTCCGTATCTAACTTCGGAAGAGTCCGACGAGAAGTCTGGGGACACGGCTCTCGCAAGGGCCGCATACTTCGGGCGGCAGTAGACAGCCTTGGATACCCAAGAGTCGTCCTGTGTGCCAACCCGACCAGTCGGTACGGGGTTCGTGTACACATCCTCGTAGCCGAGGCATGGATTGGCCCCAGGAAGCCAAAGATCCACGTAAACCACAAAGACCTAGACAAGACAAACAACCACATCGACAACCTCGAATACGCCACCCCGAAAGAAAATGCCCAACACTGGGTCAAAACCAGAACCAACTGGACACCGCCTCGAAACGACGGCGAGCGCAATCCTCGCTGCAAACTAAAAGACAACGACATTCGCGAAATCCGCAGACTACACCGACGTGACGGCGTTGCCCCAAAGGACATCGCCGCCATGTTCGGTGTCAGTTCAAGCCACGTAAGCAACCTCTTGCAAGATCGCTTTCGTCCTACACCTCAACCCGACGACCAGTTGCCTGCTGCTTCGGCCGTCGATACAGCCCAGGTTGCGTAGCCGACAAGTAGCGGCCGTCAGCGCGTTTCCGCAGCCTCTCGATCTCTTCGGCGTCAGTGACACCAACGGGCGTGATCCACTTAGCCGCTTCAGCGATCGAGAGTCCGGTTCTCCACGATTTATCGACGCATTGAAACACATTTCGGCCGTTCCAGCCGTCGTCGTCCTGGTACGGCTTGTCATCGAGACCGCGTTTCCGCAGCCATACGTCCCAGATTGGCCCACGCTCTTGTCGCGTTGGGGTATCCAGAAAATACGTGTCGCTGAACCGATTCAAAAGGGCTCCACTGAGTCCGTCCGTGCTGTTTGCAGTCGCGATCCAAAGCATCGACCCAGCTTCGTCCGCACACGCTTTGATGACGTTTGTGGCGGCCCTGAGCTTGGCTTCCGACTCCCCCACTAAACTTCCTTTACAGGAATCCAGGTCCAGCCGTAAAACCACCCTATCAAACTCCCCGCCAACCGCCTTACAGAAGGCCGACTTTCCGGTGCCTGGTATCCCCGCCAAAAGTATACCATACACTTCGTTGTCCTGCAAGAACTGCAACAGATGCCCTTCCGTGGACTGATTGACCCCCGACAGGTCCGAGCGGTTGCCCAGCCCCGTCGTGCCGATCTCGTCAAGCCACACGATCAGCTTCGGGGCATTTCGCCCCTTCATGATCAGGCTGATGTACTCTTTCAGCGCGTCGAGTCCGCCGATGTCTGCGAACGACCCGGCGTTGCGGAACACCGTCAGGCCCTGAACCTGTTCAATGATCTTCCGCTGCCGTTCAGCCAGCGCCGTCAGATCCATCTTCCCGTCCTTTCCCAGACACATCTGCAACAGTAGTTCCGCCTGCCCGTCGTGCATTCCCCGAGCCATGTCGATGCACTCCTGCCGCGTCCGTTCATCCAGGTCGGCGTCGGGGATCTTCTTCTTGCTCGATCCACGGGCTTCGGCCGCATTCTTGTTGTGCGTCTCCACCACCCGATCTACGATGCCGCTGATCTGCTCTGCGCCAGGAAGCGGATCTTCCAGGACCACAATCTCGCCTTGCAGCTTGTCGGGAATCGTGAAGGCGCGGTCAAGCAGCACCAACGTCCGCTGATCAGCCTTGAACTTGTCACGCAGGTTCCACACCTGTTGCACCGTCGTGGGCGACTCCCAGAACTTCCGATCCCAATGAGCAAACAAGATGCAGCCCGCTTCCAGGGCCTCGGCCTGACGCACACAACCGAACTCGCTCATTTCGGTCTGCGCCGTATCAACGCGCTGCATGGCGTCCTGGCCCTGATCATTGATGGCCAGCATCCCATTGGCCACGTCCCACATCACCGCTGCCGTGCCGCCGTTCAGACCCTCGACCACCGTTCGGATCGTCGCTGCCGCATCGGCAGTTTCGATGGCGATCAAGGGCGCGGATACGCGACGGGCAGCCTTTAACCTTTCAATCAATACTGTCATGTCATTTCCCTTTCCTGTGAAGAAGCAACTCAGATGAACGCGCTCGCGGTCGTACCGACCAATGGAGCGTACCAGTGATAGAACGCACAGATTGATCCATCGGCGCAGTCGCAGCCATTAATCCTGTTGGCACATGACATCTTCTGTTGCCAATCTGTCATGTGCAACTCGACTTCCGGAACCCACGCCTTTTTAACCGTAATTGGGTCCGTAACTTCTATCCAGGTGACACGGCAAACCTGAAGTTCAAGCTGAAACGTGCCGTGTCTTGTGGCCGATCGAATACGATCGCCCACGCAAGGAACAGATGGCAACTCACTGGGCCACTGCTCCCCACGAAGATCTAAGTTGGTTCGACATCTTATGCGCATACATTCCCCTTTCACAAGAGAGATCAGTAACATCTACTGACCCCTTATTGCCAATGCAAAAGGGGCGGCAGGCTAAAACCCGCCGCCCCAAACCAACGCCACCTACTCACGAGGATTCGGCAGAACGACCTCAGATCCATCCGGCAGATGAAATGCCAGCTTCCCATCGCGACGACTTGCGAACTCGATGGACCGAAGCACCTTGCCTTCAGCATCCGGCGTCAAGACCAGCCAAGCTGCATCAACCGGCTTGCCTCGGTCGTGGCTCACGACGATCTCGCCGGGATAGACGTTTCCGTGGACCTCGGCCCGACGCTCGGAAGCGCGGAAAGCCCCATTCGGCAACCGCTCGTTGCTGACGTACTTCCAGCCGCCACGGTAGACCATGCGATACCACTGCGGGCCACGACCCTTGCAGTTCAAATCCTTCTTCGCACCGACGATTCGCTTCCCGCTCGATGCGGGATCTGCCAGAGTCCGGCCTGCTGCGATATCGCACGCGGACTGGACACGCTCACTCAATGTCACGACCTCTTGGGTCACTGGGGCCTCTTGGGCCATCGTCTCGACTGTCATCTGTCACCTTTCTTTCGTACTGTCCTGTGCCACTACGGGACAGTAATCTCGTTCGCCGTGGCCGCGAAACAAACCAACACAAGGTCTTATTGCCACGCAAAAGGGGCGATCGAGCCGCAGCCCGACCGCCCCGTTCGTCTATTCGTAGTCATGCTGACAGGACCGGCACATCGTGCCAAGCCGCCGACACTCGGCACAGCCGCTCGCCAGGACCTCCCCATTCTGCATGTAATAGCCCGGCTCCAAGTTTTGGCCAATGCCGTCGGGATCGTGCTGCTTTCGCGATTCGACGAACCGCTGAATGCCGCCGAGGGTCTGGTATTCCGTCCGCCCCCGATACTCACGCGGCGTGTACCGCTTCTCCCACTGACAGGCCGACTCATCGGCCCAGAAGTCGATCTTGCCATCCAAGACGGTCAGCCGCAATCGACCACTGCCACTCTGTCCGATGACGTAATACAGACGACCCTTGTACTTGACCTTGCCGTACACTCGCCGCGTTGACAAGTCTTCCTTCGGCGCAGGTTGTCCGGCCAACCCACCCACGATCGCCGCAATGGCCGCCTGCTTGGCCGCGCCGATCCACCACTGCCGTCGCTCGCCGTCCCAGTGGCAGCCAGCTGCTTTGAGACGATCTTTCACGGCATACGTGTTTCCAGTCACGTACACCCGCGTACCAACACGTTCAGTCCCAATTTCCAACGTCGCCGTACTCATCTTCTGAGCCCTTTCGTGAAAAAACACAAACCTAGTGATGCACATGGTCGTGATGATGGTGGCCCACCGGCACGTACCCTTTCTTGAGTTTCTCGATCGTAACCGCGCCACCCATGTTCTCAGCCAACTGCTCAAGTAGCTCGTCGGCCGAGACATGATTTTCCTTCGAGATCCCCGGCGTCTTGAGACTGATCGTCCCGTCTGCCAGTATTTCCCAGTTGATGATGTCCATGCTCATTTATCATTCGCCTTTCTAGTCGTCGAACGTGATTTTCCGGACTGCACGAGTCATTGGTGCAGTCTGGGCTTTTGCTGTAATTGCCACGGCCGTCTTCAATGGCGACCATCCGAACTGCGGGCCGTCGTCTTGCTGCGCCCGATCCGTGTGTTTGCATCGTTTCGGCTTGTCGCGGCTGAATATCCACGCCTTGCAGTTGCACGAGTAGCACCCGTCTTTGCACCGAACAAAGTGCGTCTTGTCCGGTTCGGACTTGCTGTTGCATTCCAGGACGATCGGGCCGTACTTGGCCAGTTTTTCAGCAGGCGTCATCGCTTCTCGCCTTTCTTTGCCAAACAAAAATCGTCCTCGTCAAACAGCATCGGCATCAAAACCCGACCAGCCTTGACTGCAATGCCACGCCTGCTAACGCGATGTACCTTCAGGGTCGCGCCAGTGCGAATAGCTTCCATGCACGCAGCACATCGCTTCGGAGTAATCAGCGAGTCCAAGCAGTCGCTCGCGAGGTCGCCCATCACGTCACTGCTGTCCCCAATGAACAACACCTTATCTCCAGGTTTGAATCTGGCCATCAGCCCACCCTTTTCATTAAGCGTCCCTTGTCCTGCACACCCACCGCCGTACCAACCTGCCAGCCCATCCGCTTGGCCGCAGCGTTGACTGCCTGGCGCGAGTAAGATCGCTTCAAGGCGTTCAGCTTCTCCTGGTAGGTCATCTGGCCGGGTTGTTCCATGACTGTCGCCTTACCACTGGCAAGGTCGATCCTGATCATCCCTCCGTCGAATGACACGACACTATCTGACACGTTCTGCGCCTTCCATCCCAAGGCATTCACCGCAGCGTCGAAGATGGCGCGGTTGCCTGCTTTGAACTCGACGCTGTAGGTTCGTACTTGATAGCACGGCATGACTAGCTTCTCCCTTCTGCTTCACTGATGGCGGCATTGAGTCGTTTTCCGATTGTCTGCATCTCTTCAGCAGACCTTGCGCATGTACAAAACTCGGCTGCATACTTGCAGGCGGCGAGCAAGTCGTCATGGCAATTGCACGCCAAAGCGATGAACTTGGCATTGTCACCCGCGTCGCCCTGAAATCGCGGTCCACCGATGTGCTCAGGGTTCCCACAGATTCCAGGGAACACGATCGGGGCTTTGTACCCATCTTCCCTTATCTCGATGTACCACCGTCCGGTCGCCAAATCCTGTTTTGCAGCCCACGGAGTTGGAGTGTGCATTGTTCGTCCCTTTCCTAAAAGTAGAACTGATTCACCACAGTGGCTTATTGCCACTACGACGCCAACTTCAGACGAGGCTGGCCACCCTTCGTCCATACCAAATGCAGGCCACAGGCGTCACCAAACTTCTTCACTGTCAAGTACCTCGGACACGCCGTGTCGCCATCGACCAGCTTGCGCACCGTGCTGCGGCACATCCCAGTCCTCGACGCGATCGACTTCACCGCATCGTCTGAGTTCACCCTGTAGCCGTCACAGAACATGCTGTAAGCCAGCCCAATGTACGACCGCATCTGCTCGATCAAATGTTCATTATCCATCACTGCACCTTTCATGAAGCAAACAACAGGCTCGACACACCTGCTTATTGCCCGCCGTCCACGACAGAATCCTCTTCATCCCAAGCGTCGGCCACTTCGATCTGTTCGGCTTCAGTGCCGCAGGGTATCGGATACAGCCGGGCTTCGATGTCACGAAAGTCATCAAGGTCAATGCCTTCATGGATGCCGCACCAGTCCTTGGCAGCGGCAATCGCTTCCTCTTCCGTCTCGCCCTCGAACGTCATCATCAGTGACGCCGGAATGTCAAGTCTGAACTTTGTCATCGCTTCTCCCTTTCTTGAATGGGTAACCAATCCACCACATACCCTTATTGCCAACAGAAACGGGGCGACGAGCAACGAGCCCGCCGCCCCAAGGAAAGGGTGCTCTCAGCCTTCGAGCGTCACGACACTTGACCACATCAACTGATTGAGATCCTCATGGGGAATAACTTCAATGCTCTGACTCACGCCGGCATCCACATCTTCCGGCAGTCCCGCCTCCACTAGAGTCCCAAATGAGATCGTCCCGCTTTCGAGCTTGCCACACCGAATCTCCATCTCTTCCCTACTTGGTAGTTTCCACAAACAGAGTCCAGCAAAGACTCTCAATGCGACCGATAGTCGCCGTTTGCAGGTAATCGAAAGCCCGGCTTTGATGCCCCACCCGGCTTCGATGCCCTCCCCGGCTTCGATGCCCGACCCGGCTTTGATGCCCCACCCGGCTTTGATGCCCTCCCCGGCTTTGATGCCCCACCCGGCTTCGATGCCCGACCCGGCTTCGATGCCCAACCCGGCTTTGATGCCCGACCCGGCTTTGATGCCCCACCCGGCTTTGATGCCCTCCCCGGCTTTGATGCCCGACCCGGCTTCGATGCCCAACCCGGCTTTGATGCCCGACCCGGCTTTGATGCCCCACCCGGCTTTGATGCCCGACCCGGCTTTGATGCCCTCCCCGGCTTTGATGCCCGACCCGGCTTTGATGCCCTCCCCGGCTTCGATGCCCTCCCCGGCTTTGATGCCCGACCCGGCTTTGATGCCCTCCCCGGCTTTGATGCCCCACCCGGCTTCGATGCCCCACCCGGCTTCGATGCCCTCCCCGGCTTCGATGCCCTCCCCGGCTTTGATGCCCGACCCGGCTTTGATGCCCCCCCCGGCTTTGATGCCCGACCCGGCTTTGACAACAATCCAGCCAGTTACGGACAGTCTCAAAAAAAACACACAGCCAAGTCCGTCGCTGATCTCCAAATCGCCATCGAAGTTGGACACGTCAATCGACCCAATGTACTTTCCATTGGCGTCGATCTGGTCTCTCGTTATTTTGTGCGCAATCTGTGACATAAAAACAACCTCTCTGTTAAAACACCCCTGGTAAGCAAGTAATCAAAACAACCCTCAATCGTCGAACGTCACCACCCGCGAAGGCTTCAGTTCGACCATCTTGTCCAACTGTGCGCCGATGGCCTTCATGCCTTCCCGCACCGCTTCTCGCGCGCCCATAGACTCGCGAAGGCCCTCCGGATTTACCCCCTGAATGACCTGCTCGGCCTGTTTGACCAACTCGTCCAGAGCTTCGTTGCTGCCCAGGCTCATCGACTTGAACTTCGCGAAGAAGTCCTTCAAGTTGTCGATCACCGGGCAGCGACCGTCCTTCTGGACCTGGAACCGCTTCGGCTTGCCCTGGTCGTCCAGACCCAAACGATCCACCATCGAGTCCAGGAAGACCTTGAACTCTTCGGCCATCGAGGTCTCGATCAAGCCCACAGCCTCTTCCAGCCGGGCCAGGGCCTGCCGTTCGGCCATCTCGAAGGCGCGAGGATTCTCTCCCTGGAGGTATTCCGGTGGCTCGATATTCACGAACTCCAGCCACACCTCGAACAGTCCTTCGAGGGTTTCCGGGTAGTCGTCTTCCCGGAACATCGTGCCCAGCGACTGCCGACGCTCCTCGCGGATCTCGGCGTAGACCTCGTTCAGCCCCGCCACGGCCTGATCCAAAGCCGACTGCGCGCGGGCGACCTGATCCGTGATCTTCTGGACGTCTTCGCGTAAACACAACCGCACGCCGTCTTCCGGCCACGGGTTCGTGGTATTGCGGAAGAACGCCTTGACGTTCGACCGAACCTTTGTGCATCCCTTGTACTTGGGATGCTTTGTGTTCACGAGATACTTCTTGACGTGTACCTCTTCGGCGCACGCGCCAACCGCCTCAGCCATCTTGTCCCTCGTCACGTCATCGACCTTGCGGGTCACGCCCCACCACTTCGTCCGCAAACGAACCGCCGAGAACTTCGCCCGCAACGCTTCTGCATACTGACTCGCCATGACACTACCACCTTTCCTGAAAACAGATACGGTCAACCAACCAACAACCACTTATTGCCACCCAACAGCAACAAGACTTACGGCGCACAAATCAACTCGATCATTACCCCTCCCCAACCAACCAAGATCCACAGCGTGTACTCGTGTGATCTCACTGAGTCAGGGCCTGGGCGTGGTTTCAAATGCTGCCACTCGAACGCCAGCCAATGAAACCTTTCGCAATCGCCAGACTTCTTTCTTGCGTCCCAATCCATCAGCTTAATTGCCAATTGCATTGCCAGTTCTCCAGCTACTTCGACCCATAGAGGCTGCCAACCGGCCCGCGCTTCCTCTCTATTGCCAATACCCACGGGCGAGAGCACTCCACCTGCGGCATCAGCCTCCGTCCGCAACGAGCGATTTCCTCGCACTTCTCACAGACAAACTTAGGCTCGCCCAGGAAGTCGATCCTGGCCATCCCCGTTTCGTTGCATTCCTCACCACAGCAAAAACACTTCATATCTCTGCCTCCTCTTTCACTAACACATCCTTTGGCTTGCTGATTCTGATCGCTTCCGACATCATGAAAAGCTGGATTTGCGCCATGTCATGACCGTCAGCAATCGCCAGTTTGCATCCCTCAGCCAAATCATTGACCGTCACGTCATCGCCAATTGCCTGGCACAAAGCAAACATTGCCTCAATCGCTTCAGGTACTCCTGGTTTCATAACTATCTCTCCATTGGGCCAGTCTGGACTTTTGCTCCACGTCCCTTATTGCCGCCGCGCCTTCACTCCATCCAGCTAAGGCACTCATCGGTTGAACACTGCCCCCATACATGCCCATTCAGACCGGCGTGCGAAAGATGCAACGTCCCACCACATCCGGTCGGGCACGGCACTTCACCACGCCAATCTCGTCCCTTGTGCTCTTTCTTCACCTTTGCAATAACCGAAATGGCCAGTTGCATCCTGCGATCGCTTTCTTCGATGGCGCGGTCCCACGCAAACTCGCCCTCAATGTCGGACGGCTCGAACTTGTCGCACGTCGCCTACGTTCCGTCTACTATTGCCGGTGGAATCCATCGGCACGGAATCCGCGTCAAACAGCCAGGACCATAGCCAGCCAAGTTGATCGGCTGCACGCCGGCTGGGCACGTCCAGTCTTTCGGCAGCAGGCCATGCGGTCTGTCCTGATAATGCCGGCATGTCGATTCCGCGTCGCACTTGCAGCACAAGCCAGTCATGCGGTCACGCGGGGGAGACTTCTCACACCCGCACCGCTCACAAATTTTCAGTTGCTCTAGCGTTTTCATGTTTCCCTCCTTATTGCCACGCCCCTACGCCATCACCGCCTGCCGTACCTTCGCCACCCCACGACGAATACGCTTCAAGGCCGTCGTGTGCGACACGCCAATCTCGCGGCCGATGTCTTCCAGGTTTCGGCCTTCGTAGTAGTGCTGACGGACAAGACGGCGCTCGTCATCAGGCAAGTCGTTCACGGCGTCTGAAACATCGACCAAAATCTGGTCCTCGGTTTCACACACCGGCTCTTCCGCGAGCGGAGCATCACGCTCTCCACCGTCATCATCAATGCCTCGGCAGAACGTCATTGTGACCACCACCTTCCTGCGAGCCACCCTGCGACGGTTCTTTGCCAGAAGTCTGCGGACGATCACCAGCGTGGCGTAGCTGCCGAACTTCGCCCCGGCCTCGTGGTCCGGGTCGTACCGTTCCACGGCCCGCCACAGGGCCACCATGCCATCCTGCACGTCGTCCAGGAAGTCGTCGGCATTGTACCGTGGACCCAGAACCCGCCTCGCTAGATTCTTCACAAGCGGCCGATTGCGCTCGACCAGCTCGTTCACCGCGTCGGCATCACCTGCCCGTACCCGACGAGCCAACTCTCGCGTTTCCTCGTCCGTCAACAAACCAACACCCTTGCCTTCCGCCATGAAGGCTTCCATTGCGTCACACATTCTTCACCACCTTTCTTTTGGTCAACTCAGCTATTCCATCCGGCAGCGTACTTTTGATCCGCCTCACAGCCGGAATCTTCTATAGACAGCGCTGTATCGTCGTCGTAACCGGAGGCGCTGTAATAGGAATCGTTGACTACAAAAATTGCCCTCACGTCCTCCCTATAAGCGCGCTCAACGAGCCGGAGGATAGCAACTCGTGAGGCAGGATACTCATGTCCGTTTTCTTTGTCCGTCTCGATATCTTTCAGCCATCCTTCAAGGAGATCGACACGAACCAAGAAACTCCAGCACGGCTCATCTGCCTTGCAGTTCGACAGGTTCCACAGGTCCATGTACTCTTCTTCGGTTAAATCGTCTTTTTCGATTCTCAAAAACGTAATCAACATGGGTCACCTTTCTTTGATTGAGGGCAGAACCACACGACCCCTTATTGCCATTGGGTCAGCCTGAACTTTTGCTCAGCAACCACTCTACCACATCCAAAACATCATCCGCGATTCCTACCACTGCTGGACTGCCTTGCGGTGCGTCATGCACGCGGAACTTGCCTGTCGTCGGCCAGATGTCCAGTAGTGTCTTGCCTTTGCGTCTCACTTGGCAGTGGGAACTGGTACAGATGGCCACTTATAACTCGTCATCAATGTCCATTAGGCGCGAAGACACCACTTCAATGTCTATCACCGCGCCCTTCACACCATGCTCGTTGCCCCGCCGTTTGTTCACCATCGCACCTTCCTTTTGCACGACTTGACGAGGGCCAGCTCGCTAACCGTGACGTGGCGCGAAGTCCGACGAACGCCAGGATGCCGTGTGACGCTGCCACGGCTCTTATTGCCAACACACGATCGCCAGACCAGCATCCTTTGCCTGTCATCAAGTGGGCGACCCCCGTTGAACTCCATCACAGCGATGAGTTTGGCGTACACGTCGAACAAGTGGAAGCAGTTTTTTTCACGCAACATTTGAGCCTCGCTTTCGTTGAAAAAGACCGTCGATTAAACTCAGATTTCAATACAGTGTGCGCGCAGCCCATGCCACCCGCACCGCAGTACAAAGCCCCGCAATCACCTCCTGTGGGAGGTCCTTCGGCACCGGGTGGTGACTAACGACGATTTCGCTCTCGCCGCCGTGCGTAGCCATCGCGGAATCAGCCTCGCCGCCCAAGATCACACCCTGGTCGGGTCAACAGCTGGAGCCTAACTACGCATACCGGATTTGGACACGATCCATTTGGGGCTCACCCCAGGGCGACCGGCCACACACGTTCCCTTTTGCCAATCTAAGGCTGTCGTTCATTGGTTCTTTCTGGCCTATTGCCACAGCGCACGAAAAAAGCCCCGAAGACCGCCTATGGCGACAATCGAGGCTGTGCATGTTAGACGCCGGAAGGGATTGAAGCCCAACCGGCAAAGACGACGACGTGGAATGCGAACTCAAGCCGCCGTCGGTTCTCTCTACCAGAATAGTAGTCAGCATGTTCGCATTCCTCAATGGCCCTTATTGCCAGCCGCGTGCTTCATCACGCGACCAGCCGCCTTTCGTTCAGTTCACTCCCGTCAATTTACCATAGGCTGAAAACGGCTGTCAACGTCAACTTCACGATTTTTCGGAAGCCGGCTAACCACGATCTCAAAGTCACCACCCAACTCAGGGATCGTAACTCCCTCGAACTTCCAAGACCGCTGATCCGCGCCGGCGCAGACAATAGACTCCATGAGCAGCATTGCCGCTACGGTCGCCTGAATGGCGAGTGTTTCATCTTTATCACCGAGGATCTTAGCTGCTTTCTTGCACAGCTGGCCAATTGAAGCATCATCCCAGTCCAGAAAAGAGCAAGCGTTACTTTCAGGATTAGTAGCCACCTTTTTCCTACCTTTTGCACACCTTTTCTTCGTTTTCCTACCTTTCGCTACCTTTTTCCTACCTTTTGCACTTGGGCGTCAACGGCAAAATCAGGTTTTTCAGCGTCAAAACAGATATTTTGGCAGTCGATCCCACCATTCCACGCCTTCCTGCGGAACGGAAGTGTAACCCCAGTATGTCGTTCCGTCTTCCGTCGGAACAGCAGCCACCATCCAGCCGATGCTGTGCTCGTAGTCAGAGTCGGGTTTGGTCTGCTTCTGGCTTTCCAGGGCACACGAACGACACCGAAGGACTTGGTGTTCAAGAAACGTTTGGTAGTGGCGGTACAACCGAACACCGTAAACGCCACATCCGTCGCACTTGTAGCCCTTCGGAACCCGACCCGCTTTGTACTTAAACGGCGGAAACAGCCTGTGCCGGACCCGTCCCAAGTGAATCGCCCTAGACATCATCAACTTTGCCATGCCGCACCTGTCAAAATCAATCCACGTACACATACCCCCACGAATCACACGCTTCCTTCAGGTTGATCTTGGACACGGCGTCTTCCGGCGTCGGCCCTAATCCAATGCAAAAACAGTGGCGATCCGCTGTTTCTCGGCACTCGAATATCCATGACAACCCGGCCGCTTTACGCGACACGGTGAACGAAAACTCGAACTCGTCACGATTCAAGCGAGCAATTCTGATTAACTGGTCCACAATCCGAGTGACGGCATCAGTGCGATGGCGCAATCGCTCGATCTCCGCCACCAGAACTTCATCCAGGAACGGCTCCTGGCCTTCGTAGCGAGTACGGCCATTGGCCTTGGATTTCACGATGGCGATTGCTTCGTCTGGGGTCATTGGTTCACTCTGACCTTTTGATAACCTCGATCTAGTGGAGACAGCGGGAGTCGAACCCGCACCGTCGCGACATGCTAACCATTACACCATGTCCCCTGGGCCGGCTTTCCCACCCACTCCCGACTTGAGTTGGCCCTGCATTTCGGCAGCCTGTTTGATGCCAACTGTCCCATTGCGAATCGGCGGGACTCGAACCCGCACCTCGTCAGGCGTGACATTTACGCTAACCCCTAAAGGAAGCCTGGAATCGAACCCTGACTCACGAAGTCATAATCGCGCATGACTTCGCTTCACGTTTGACCACAATGCCACGGCGTCTACATTCCGCCACGATCCGCACGCCGTCTCTCCGGCTGTCACGCCTAACGTTTCCTGGATGGCGTTTCCACTTCCACGGTTTGTAAGCCTTACCGGTGGCGATATAGGGTTTACGATCCCTCGACACCTGCGCTTTTCGCTAATCGCAGGCCGGAATTGCCTTCACCGCTTTCACGGCTGCTCGGCAGGGATGCGCGCCGGAGTCGAACCGGCCCGTGAGAACATCTGTCCTGAATCACGACCTCGTGCATACCCAAGGTTCGGGTCACCGCGCCCGCTCACGCATCCTCCATTCATAGCCCGGTCTTCGATCACACTGGCGGAGTACCGGAAGCCGCCCTCAGACAGGTATCATGTTGCTTTTGCCCTCGCACGGGACGCGGCCGTAAGCCGCACGAGCTAAGCGTAGCAAGACGGATAGCGACCCATCCGTTCCAAAGGTTCTACGTCTGATTTATCAGAATCTTCTGACGGAATCCGTCCGTCGCGGTCCACATGGTCCCCCAAGTGCGATTGGAGGACGATGGATAGAAGTACGATTGCGAGCATCAAATCACTGTCTCCCGCAAAACATCCACAAATGCGTCAGGAAATGGGCGGTACTGCCTTGCAGCTTCCAATGCCTTATTCGCTTGCTGCCTAGACGAGAACCATTTTGCGTTCTCAATGCGGCACGTCCTACCAGGATCTCCATGCCACGGTGCAAGCCATAGTTGGAATTCCAGTTGTACGATGTAGCGATTGCTTTGCGGCATGGTCGCCTTTCATTGGTTCAGACTGATCTTTTGCCACGGGAGTGTACCGGCAAGCCTCGTCGAGCATTGCCTCCACTCGCTTGTTCATGTCATCGTTCTCTTCCGCCCTGGCAAACGCCAATTCCGTGGGCGTGTGCGGCACAAAGCCGCAGTACCCAAACTGTGTTCCATCCATCAGTTGCCTCGCATGCAGATTAGAAAAGAAACCACAGTTGCCACTGCGATGAACGCCACGGTTTCAATGGCAACTTCAACGTAGGCCCGCAACCGACGCACTTCCTTGAGTTCTTCATCGTCCACGATAAAGCTCCTTAGACGCAAGAAGTCGTGCTCGTTCAAGTTCCTGCCTAGCAACCAGCCATTGCCGCCGCAACTCGGCTTTTTCGATCTTTGGCGCGGCGACCAAGGCGGCGTATATCTCTGCTCGTCGCAAATCCAAGTCACGCAATGCGTTTGCTGTGCTTGTCGGCAACATCAGGTCACGCGACCTTGATCGACCACGGACACGAAGCTCCGCCACGGCGGCGTTCCAAGGTCCGTACACGGGTTGAAATGCGTAACCCAAATAGCTGTAGTGGGTTGCGTTTCGCCAATAGCCGTCGCGGTAGTCCGCCGAAATCACGGCCAGGGCAATCAGGATCGCGTTCATGGCCCACCTTCAAAAGTTCAACTAGATCTTTTGCCCCCGTCGGACACTGAGTACCTTAATCAGCCTCTCGGCATCGGACTTGGTAAACAGCATCCTTCCCCAGAACGGTTCAGGAACAATTCCGAGCTTCGCAGCATTTCGCAATACCACAGATCGGTGGCAGTGGACCCTGGCGACGATATCGCTCGTGGTTACCTTGTCAGTTACGCTCGCCATCGAATTCATCCTCGCTTTGTTCAAATTCATCGCAATTCAAGACGGTCAGCCGACCGACCATCCGGACAAGCCGCTCCTCGAAATGCTCTCGGCTTTCGCCTTCGTCAAGGAAATCTTCCACCATCACTTCCACCCATCCTTCGTCTGATCCTTCACGTCGTTTGATTCGCATCGGGTGGCTCCTCTGCTGGAGATTGTAGCCACGAGCAAAAAATCTTGCAACACGGGTTGTGGGATTTTTCCAGCCGGACTACAATCCTGGTGTGGGAACGAAAGGTGCCGTCATTGTAAAGGAATCAGCAATGCAAGTCGTGAGCGTTCGAGCGGAAAACTTCAAGGGGCTTCAGTTGGTAGAAGTGAGGCCAAACAAGACGACAACCGTCATTGGAGGACGAAATCGCCAGGGAAAGTCGAGCCTTCTCGACAGCATCGCGGCCGCACTTGGCGGCAAGAAGCTCTGTCCCGAGAAGCCTATTCGTACTGGGCAGGACACGGCAAAGGTCACGGTCGAGCTGGATGGCGAGCCGTCAAAGCTCATTCCGGCAATCATCGTGACACGGGAATTCTTCCGCAAAGCCAATGGAGACATCGACTCCAGGCTGGAAATCATCACCAAGGACGGGTACGCTGCGCCATCACCACAGACTCTTTTGGCTGACGTGTGCGGAATCCTAGGGTTTGACCCCGAAGCGTTCCTGAGAATGGACGCGAAGAAGCAGGCTGACGTACTGCGCGAACTCGTCGGGCTGGACTTCTCGAAGCTGGACGCCGAGTACAAACGGATCTACGACGAGCGGACGGCGCTGACGCGGGAAGGCAAGTCGCTCAAAGGACAATTGGACGGGTGCAAAAAGCACGACGACGCGCCTGCCGAGGAAATCAGCATTACCGAGCTGGCCGGCGTCCTGAAGGCCATTCACAAGGTAAACCAAGAGAACGCTGCCGAGAGACAAGAATTGGTTCGGGTTGAGGCCAAGGCCAAAGCAGCCGGCCAAGCCGTCGAGCGGAAGGACGAGGAAATTGCCGCCCTGAAGCAACAGCTCGCCAAAGCCGAGTCGGATCGCAATTCCCTAGACGCAGCCTACAACGAGTGCCTGCGACAGGCGACCGCGCAAACCGCGATCGTCAACGCCCTGAAGGACCAGGACACCTCCGACATCGAAGCCCAGATGGCCAGCGCCGAACAAATCAACCGCAAGGTCCGCGACAACGCCAAGCACGCCGAGATCGCAGCAGCCGTCGTCGCCAAGCAGGCCGAGTGGAGGTCAGCCTCGGAACGCCTGAAGGTCATCGAAGCCGAGAAGCAGGCCATGCGCGAAGCCGCAAAGTGGCCTGTCGATGGGCTGGGATACGACGAAACAGGTGTCACGTACAACGGCTTGCCGTTTGCGCAGGCGAGCGCCTATGAGCAGCGTAAGGTCGCAATGGGTATCTGCGTGGCCATGTCGCCGACTCTTCGCTTCGCCTTCCTAAAGGACTCATCTCTTCTCGACGAAGACGGGATGATTGAGTTTGCAAACTTGGCCGCTGAACAGGGAATTCAACTTTTCCTTGAAAGAGTTGGCAAGGGCGCAGAATGCAATATCATCATCGAAAATGGCCTCGTCGAACGATCTGACGCCGACACGAAGACGACCTAACATGACACTTCCGCTAACTGTCCTTAAAGGCAAGTCCATCAACATCGCTGGAAAGCGGTTCGGTGATCTAGTTGCCATTGGTCCTGTTCGACAAGGCAGTAAAAATGAATGGATATGGCTGTTCCAGTGCGACTGTGGTGGAACGACAGAATGCGACGCGGCTCACGCAAGGCGAAAAGGCCAGTGCGGATGTAAGTTTAGGGAAAAGTGCGGCATAGCCCACCGCAAGCATGGAGACTCAAACGGAAAGGCACCAGAGTACGCGATTTGGCGGGCAATGATTCAGCGGTGTGAGGATGAGACAAACTCGCACTACAAATACTACGGCGGACGCGGGATTCGCGTTTGCCAGAAATGGCGCAGTAGCTACATCGCATTCTTGAACGACATGGGTCGCCGCCCGTCTGACAAGCACTCAATCGACCGACATCCAGACAACAACGGCCACTACGAACCGGGAAACTGCCGATGGGCAACGCTTTGCGAACAGTCGTCAAACAGGAGAAACGTAATCCATGCGACAATCAGTGGTTTAACATTGAGCGTTGCTGAATGGTGTAGGCGACTTCGTATTGTAGCTGCTGCAACTGCATACTACCGAATTCACCATGAATGGACTCCAGAGAAAGCGGTTTCTACAAGGATTGGCAAAGTCGCAGAGTGCAACATCGTAATCGAAGGCGGAGAAGTCGAAAGCGTCGATGGTGTGCCGGTAGCCAAAGACGAGGAGGCTAGATCGTGAACTGTCCAAACTGTGGGAAACGTCACTGCCGATGCACTTGGGACGAACAGGCACAGGCGATCGCAATCCTGCGCCGCCGGGATGCTGAGTTCAGAAAAAAGACTGGACAGGAAACCGTGATCGAACGGGATCGGAGAGAACGCAGGGAAAGGATGGGATTGACCCGTGGATTGGACAAGGTACAAGGTTGACGTGCCGGAAGGCAGCCAGGGCAATTTCGCCGTCAAACGGTTCTCGGTAAGCGAAGGCGATTTCAAAATGAACGTCCTGATAAACGCCATGCACGGATCATCTCGGTATGTGCCTCCCGGCACGTACACAAAACTTGCTCAGGTAAGCGGCTGGCGAGACACGATCATGAGTGATACGCCAGATGAAATCCGAGACCACTACGAGCCGATTCGCCGCGCCGTAGGCCGATGCTTGGTCAACGGCTTGGGATTGGGAGTCGTAGCCAACGGCATGTTGATGAATCCAGAAGTCGAGAAAGTGACGTGCATCGAGATCTCGCAGGACGTAATCAATCTAGTTGCCCCACATTGGAAGGCACGATGGGGAAACCGATTCGAGGTCATCTGCGCCGATGCTCTGGAATGGAAGCCACCCAAAGGCTCCGTGTTCGATGTGGTGTGGCACGACATCTGGGTCGGGATTTGCTCGGATAACCTGAAAGACATGGCTACCCTACATCGTCGATACGGCAAACGTTGTGGTTGGCAGGGATCATGGGCCAAGGCGTTGTGTAAGCGGCAGCAGTAGTCCAAATGAGACGCTTGAGGTTACGCTTGCGGACGAAGAACAAGCCAGTGCGTTTGAGGAGCAGGTTTGATGGACGGATACGACGGCGACGCAATCAGCGATCAGGAATGGGACGGCGCGGACCAAGAGAGACTTGACGACATGTTTTCTGCTGTATGTCCACAAAGCCCCAAAACAGTCTACGTCACTAAGTACGCCCTGACTGCCGGAATTCAGGAGCGCACCTTGGCGAACGTGAACGGCAAACACGCAGAAGTCCATCGGCTTCCAGGAGAGATTGGTCTCATTCTCTTTTGGAAGCCCGACTGGCACGAGACCCGGAAAGCCGCTGTGGCGCGCGCTGAGGTCATGCGAAAAAAGAAACTGGCGTCCCTGAAGAAGCAGATCGCCAAACTGGAGGCATTGTCGTTCAATGACTGAATCAAAGTGGGTCCCCGGAATCTTTTATGACATTCCGTTCGACGAATACTGCAAGATCCCAGCCCTGAACATCTCAACCCTGGACTGGGGCAAGTTCAGCGCCGAACACCTGAAAGCCGCCCTGGACGGCAAGCTGAAGAAGGACTCCCAGGCCATGAACTTCGGTCGGGCTGTACATGCCCGATTGCTGGAGCCTAACGTATACGCCAAGACGTTCTCGGTGTCCCCAGGCTGCCAGGAACCGCTGAAGTCCGGAAAGCGCAAGGGCGAGCCCTGTGGCTGCTCTGCGATCTACCACGTCGAAGGCGGAAAATGGCTCTGTGGTAAGCACGCTTGGGACGGCATGGAACCCGCCCCGAACGTACTGACGCAGGAAGAAGCCGAGCGGGTTGAGGCAATGGCCCACAAGATCAAGTCGCACAAGGTGGTGCGGCTTCTGCGGCAGCGCGGTGGATTCGAGGCCACAGTCATCTGGGAAACCGAAGGCATCCTGTGCAAGGGACGACTGGACAAGCTCGTTCCGCGCAACGATAAGCTGGCCCCGGTGATCGTGGATCTGAAGAAGTGCCGACTCGGTTATGCTCGCAAGGACAAGTTCCAGCACGAGATCGACAACTACAACTACGCCGCTAAGGCTGCATGGTACTGCGACGCCGTGACCAGCCTGACCAACGATCCGCCAACGTTCGTGTGGATCGCCATCGAGGAAGATTACCCCCACGGTATTCTCGCCCTTGGCGCAACTCGCAAGGACATCCTCGTCGGCAGGATTCAGTACAGGGAATTGTTGTCGAAGTATCTAGTTGGCAAGAATACCGGGGAATGGCAGGGGTACTCCAATGAGATCGAGTGGGGTGGACTGCCGGATCGCGTAATCGACTACTACTTGGGAACCTAACGCAAGAGGAACAAATGAACCTACTACCAACCGCCAAAACCAAAGCTGCACAAGTCCTCGTGTCGCTCAAGGACACCCTGGCAACTTTCGTCTCGCCGGGCATCGACCCGGACCAGTATCTCGCGTCCGCGATCGCCGAAGTCAACATGTTGCGGATGCAGTTCTCGGACGAGCAACTGAGTGATCCGAGAACCATCGAGAGCATCGTCAAGTCCGTGTTCAACGGCGCGGTGGTCGGACTGCTCTTGGGGCCTGCGCTCGGCCATTCGTACTTGGTTGGCTACACCCGTCATCGCGGCCAGAAAGGCGAATACGTCGAAGTCCAGTTCATGCCCGGCTACAAGGGCATGTTGGACTTAGCCTTCGCTAACGACTTCCTGGTTCAGTGTGACCCTGAATTCGTCCTGAACGGCGAAGAAATCTACCGGGGCCACACCGAGCAAGGCCCTTACGTCAAGCACCGCATCCCGATCCCACGGGACAAACCGACCCGCGAGAACATCATCGGGGTATACTGCACTTATGCTACCAAGGCCGGTGGCAAGGGCGTTGTTTACGTTGAGCGTGAGGAACTGAAGCAGATCGACACCGGACGGAACGTGTGGAAAACGAACTATCCGGCCATGTCGCTCAAGACGGCTGTTCGTCGCGCCGCTAAGCGATGGCGATTGACCCGGCAAATGGCCTACGCCGTCGCTCTGGACGAGCAAGCCGAGCGCGAAGAGCCGCAAACATCCCTGGTTCCGCAGCCGGATCAGGCCGAGAACGGGATCAACCTGGACGACCTGCCGGAAGGCGGCGAATAAAGGACCACTCAATGCGCAAGCGTAACATCAAAGTCGGAATGAAAGTGCGAATCCGTCATGGCTACCACGACCGAGACCTTCCGGGCTTTGAAATTGGTGGTGCAGTGGCCACAGTTGACAGTCTGGAAGACGAGGAAGTTGTCGTTCGGTTCGAGCGAGGAACATTTTCGCGTGAATACCAAAATGCGTTCCGACGAATCTACAACGCCTCGGCTTACCAAGGACGTTGCTGGCTGCCACTAAAGGCCGTCCTGCCAGACAACGGCGAGCGGATTCTGTTTCCGAAGCCAGGAAGGAAGGTGGGGCGATAGAAACCAGCATTGCTACTCTCCAGTCCAGGTTGACCTAACACCCTTTTTCTACGAAAATAACCAGTTCACACCCCTTCCCACGAAAGGACATTCTATGCCGACTCCTGACCTCGTGATTGATCCCCGCCTCGTCAAAGTCCTTCCAGCCCACACCCAGGAACAGCTCGACGGCCTGGAAGAAAACTTGATTGACGACAAGGTTGTCCTGGACCCAATTGTGTACGCCAGAATCGACGGCAGGGATGTGATTCTGGATGGAATGACGCGGTGGAAGCTGATCCAAAAGAATGGCTTGAAGAAGTATGAGACGAAGCTATTCCCTGAAATCGACAACCTGGACGACGCCGAAGACTGGGTGTTCTACCACCAGTACAATCGCCGCAACGTCCTTCAGCCAGCCGCCGTTCGCAAGTTGCGCGGGATGCGATACAACCGGATCAAAGGCCAGCGGGGCGGTGACCGTTCAAAAGGCCAGACTGAACTGTTGGCCGAGACGAACAGCAGTTCGACGGCCGAGGTCGTGGCCAAAGAGACGGGCGTGGACGAATCCACGATCAAGCGCGACGGCAAGTTCGCCGAAGCCCTGGAAAAGATGCCGTCCAAGATCGCGGCCATGATCGAGACCGGACAAATCAAGGGCACCGACGAAGCGGTTCGCAAGTTGGCCACGCTCGAACGCAGCAAGCAAGAGGAAATCGCCCGCGATGTCAGGGTTGGCAACGCACCCAATCTCCAGACCGCCATGAAGAAACGCGGCTATCTGCGCAAGCCGCCCAAGAAGGCGTCCAAACCCAAGGCCGACGCAGACCCCTGGGATAACATTGCCACCAACATCAAGGACCAGTTGAAGAACGAGATCAAGCCGGGTGAAGCCGAGATCACCCGCTTGTCCGAGTACGACATGGACAAGCAGCGCGAGATCGTGGCCTTGATCGGCAAAAACGGAATCCGCACCCTGGGTCAAGCGATGGGCGAGTTCGACGGCCCGCCGAAGGACGCGGCCAAGCAGGAGATCCCGGCCGCCTTGCAATCGGTCTTAATGAACCGATGGTATGAGCAAACCGAAAAGACGCTGAAGCGGATCGTCGTTGAAGCTAAGGTCCACCTCCAAAAGACGCCCTACTGGATCAAAGAGCTTTCACAACTTTGTGATGACCTGAAGGACTACGCCCAGGCTATCGGCAACTGTCAGCCGGCTGTGGTCTGCCCGGCGTGCAAGGGCAAGAAGAAAGACGAGAAGGGCCAGTCGTGTGGATGGTGCCAAGCGTCGGGCGTCATGCCGGCGTGGACGTACCGGGACTACCAAGCCAAGACTAAGGGGAAGAAGTAATCCAGCTGCGCTGTATCTAATCGTACTACTGAAAGGTGAAACATGATCGGCATAGTGTTTGTCCTGTCTCTCATTGTAATCGCGGTTGCCATGTCAATAAAGATCGCCAGGTCGCATGACCTTGACGCAGTAGAGGTCATCGCAGTAGCGATCGTGACAGGCGCTGTTATGTCTCTCGTCGGCGGCCTATCACTGCCGCCGCTAATTAGCGTCACAGGCGGCCTGATGCCAGACTACGGCACCGGTGAGCGAATTGGCTACGTCACGAAGCTGAGCCGCAAGGGAGTCATCTGGAAGACCTGGGAAGGCCAAGTGCAACTCGGTGTCGGTGAAATGGCATCGCTTCAGTCGCCGTTCGAGTTCTCAGTTCCAGACGAACAGGTTCGCCAAAACGTCCAAGCCATCACCGGCGCAAAGACTCGTGTTTGCTTGACTTACAAAGAGTGGCTGCGTATGCCATACTGGCTAGGCGACAGCGGTTACGAGATCATTGACGTAAAGCACGTTCCCGATGACAATTTCCGGCTGAAAGAAAAGAGCGATGACTAGCGAGCTTATCGACAACAACCCATCTGGCACTACGGAACCCGAAGAATTCATGAACAGCTCTGAGTACCAAGAGTTTGTCGCGCAAGTATCGAAACACTGCCGGTGTGCCAACGGCCCTTGTGATGGCGTGCTGGCTGGTGGAATGTGCGACGAAATTGGCGAAGACGACGAGCCTGAATGGGATGCCTATGATTGGTGGAGTGAGGATGATGATGGATAATCGCTTCGCTTGGGACAAAGAAGCCCGCAAATGGGTCGTGACCCTTCCCGACGGACAGGTGTTTCGGCACGACAAACCGAGCGTCGTTGAAGCCATGCTCAACTGGTGTGACTACGTTGAAAGCAGAAAGCCGAGGCAAAATTAAATGTCAACTGATGCCACTGGATACACTCAGTTGAAGCCATGCCCGTCGTGTGGTTTCGACCGCGATGCCTACGACGAACACGTTCGCAGAATGGGAGGACGAACAGGCCCGTGGGAATCGTACTCGCCGCGTTTGATGTCGATGTTTGGAGTCTGTTTCATCGACTGCCAGAACTGCGGATTCGTAGCAACGTGGTGCGAATCGGACAAGTCAAAGACCATCGAACTGTGGAACAAGTTACCGCGTGAAGCGGAACGGTTTCAGTTCTCTAACTCTATAACGATGTAGAAACTAATGACCGATCTTTCTGAACTCGACCTCGGCAGTAAACGTCTTCGCCCGTACCAGTGCAACCTGATCGAGAAGGTCAGAGACGAGATCAGGAAGGGGCGCAGGCGGATCATCATCAACTCGCCGACGGGATCGGGAAAAACCACCCTAACGTGCGGTATCATAAAGCTCTCTGCTAATCGCGGCTCGCTGTCGATGTTCATGGCCCCGCGACGAGAACTTCTTCGTCAGACAGCCGAGCACTTGATCGACTGCGATATCAAGTATTCGTTCATTGCTGCTGGACTGGGTGAACAGATGGCCGGCAGCGAATGTTTGGTGGTGTCCAAGGATACGTTGCATCATCGTGCTGTGCGCCGCAGCAAAATACCGATCCCCAAGACAAACGTACTTGCGGTCGATGAATGCCACCTGTCAGCCGCCCCTCGCTTCATGGCCTTAATGTTGGAAATCGAGAAGCAGAATCCAGGCATGGTCACACTCGGCCTGTCTGCGACTCCAGGACGCGCAGACGGCAAGGGACTGGGCGACTTCTGGGAAAGCATCGTGACTGCCGCAGGCTACGAGGAATTGCGAGAACTTGGATTCCTAGTGCCGGCCAGGGTGTTCCTGGGTCACGCGCCGGACATGAAAGGCGTTCGCTCAATTGAATGGGAGTCCGAAGCTGCCAAGCGAGTGGACAAGCCTAAGCTCGTTGGCGACATCGTTGAAAACTGGATTCGCCTTGCCAGCGACCGCAAAACGTTTGTGTTTGGGGCAACCCAATCTCATGCCACTCACCTGCGAGACGAATTTCTCAAAGCAGGAATTCGAGCGGCACATGTTGATGACACCACGCCTTCCGATGAACGCGCCCAAGCATTTGATGACCTGAAATCAGGGGCGATTCAAGTGCTGTGCAATGTCAATATATGCTCATACGGAATCGACGTTCCAGAAGTTTCTTGCGTTGTCATTGCATCCCCGTGCCGCTCCCTGGTCATGTATCGACAAAGGTGCGGACGTGCATTACGACCATTTGAAGGAAAGCAGGATTGCATAGCCAGAGGGTCACTTATCCTTACTCAATTAGGACTGGTCGAAATACAAGATATTACTCTTGACCACAAGGTGTGGGATGGTGTACGCTTTGTTAGTCACGGCGGCGCTGTTTGTAAAGGCGTGCAGTCTGTGATGTCATACGACGGGCTTACTGCTACTCCAGACCACAGGGTAATGACCAATGAAGGATGGAAAAGTATCTCCGAAGCGGCTAGTGGACGACTGCGGATTGTTAAGAGCGGATCTGGTGGGTGCCCAGTTTGGGTCACTGACCATCGTATCACGCAAAACACAGGGCACATCCTGGAGCCTGCTTGTCGAAGTCAAGTGTGCGGAGTGCGGAACTGTCTACATGAGTCGATACCACAATATGCGCAGGCGACCCAATACAAGGGCGTGTCCGAAGTGTACGCCACGAGTGCCTGTGAAAGTGCCGAAATGGCTGTATCAACGATGTCAGTCGCAGCAGGACAGGTGCCAAAACGTGGAGTCTTATGCGTACTATCGGTACGGTGCCCGTGGAGTCGAGTTCAGGTTCTCAAGTCCAAACGCAGCCGCTCAATGGATTGCGGACAATCTTGGAATTCATGGGAGAGAGTGGACGATCGACAGAATCGACAACATGGGGCATTACGAACCGGGAAACTTGCGGTGGGCCAACAATGTTCAGCAGCAGAACAATACGAGGAGAAATCGCGGATCTCGGGAACGACTTGTCAGCTTCCGAGCAAATTACCCAGAGATTCGGTACGCAGACGCAACTCTTCAACACTTGATTCTCTTGCAGATGACAGACGAAGAAATAATTGCTCGCTGGAACCGTCCGTCTTGCAAGCCAAAAGGGAAGTATGGGACATTCTCAATGCAGGGCCTTTACAGAGGTTCACCGCAAACGATTGCCTCGTCCACAACTGTATAATTTTGGATCATGCGGGCGGCGTCGTCGCCCACGGCTTCCCCGACGAAGACATCGAGTGGCCGCTGGAGAAATCCCGGTCCATCGACCAGGAATACCAGAAGAAACGCAAGGAAGGTGGAACCAAGGAACCGATCATCTGCACGACCTGCGGATGTGCCTACTCTGGAATGCCCGTCTGTCCGAACTGTGGCTCACGACAATCGCGTCAAGGCCGAGCCATCGCCGTAGAACGCGGCCTACTGAAAGAAATCAAGCGGGAAAAGAAGAAGCCCGTCGTCAACAGCTTCGAGCAGAAGCAGAAATACTGGAACCAGTGCCTCGCCGTCATGGCCCGCAAGGGACGCACCTGTGGCGCTGCGGCGCGGATGTACTCCCGCGCCATCGGATCTCCCCCGTGGAATACCAGGGGCTTGCAACGAGTTCCCAAATTCGGCGACTGGAAAAAGCCTGTCGCAGAAGTGTACCCCAACTTTGCACCAAAAGTCCAGAATGAACCTAAGTGAGCCGATCTGGGTTTCCGTTGATGGACGCCTTTGGCATTACTACGAAACCGACACAGAGAGCGTGTGCGGTGAGAAGATGCCAGATGGCAGAGTGTTTACACTGCTAGACGATCCCTTTGGGAACACCTGTGGAAAGTGCTTGCGGATCTTCAAGGAACACGCCTGCCTTGGGCCGTTAGCCAGAGGGATCATCAAGTACGTCCAGGATAAATGCCACACTCAGGAAGATTTGTCGGCCACCGGCAAAGAACTGGTAGCCACACACAAATACGGCTTGTTGACCAAAGAGGAATTCCGTCTAATCTCGGAGATCGGGCGAAGGCGACGGAAAGAACTTCAGCGGATACAGGATGAGTCAGAGCAATGAAGACGACCCCAGAGCAGGAAGCCAAGTACAAGACCTTCATCCAAGACACCGGAAACCGCTGCTGGCGGTGCGGGCGCTACGGCCACAGTAGACCAAAATGGTATAATGCTCCGTTTTGGATTCAAAGGGCGCACATAACGAACAAGCCCCGCAAGCTGCTCCGCGAAGTTTGCCTGCCACTGTGTTCAATCTGCCACGGACTACAGCACGGCGAGATGTTTCCCCAGGACCGTCGCAGACCATTGGATCTTTCTGAACTTTTGGCGATCAAAAAACATCTTGACAAAGACTGGTACGACGAAGAGGTCTTACAATCGTGCAGTGTTCAGCGCCTGCCAGAACCTGCGCAAGTGACTTTCAAAGACTACTTCGATAATCAAACAACACAATCCTCCGGGGTGCCGGGAGTCGGCTGCGGTGATGGACCAGCGTGTAAAGGGGACGAGCCAAGAGGGCAGGAGGATAGCCGGCCGTGACGGACGCGGCCGGCTCGCGAACACTATTGATCTATGGGAGACAGGCAGATGGGGCGTGTTTTATGGCGACTATTGATCTGGCTGTGGACAAGGCAAGCCAAGCAGTCGTATGGCGGACCAGGAAAGCATGGCGCATTATTCAATACAGCCTGCTTTCAGAACGCGATTCGTCAAACCACCGGAACCGCTGTAAGCAGTGCCGCTGCTAGAATGTGGCTCATGGACGCAGGCTACGTCACTGGAAATGGTGGATGTCATTGGTACAAGTCGGTTGGCCACCTGAATGAGTCGATGCTGAGGGCTAGTAGATGAGCAGTAAGGCAAAGCCTCGAAAGAGCGACCGATTCGTCCAGTGGTTTGGCTCTGGCACCGATGTAGCCAGGAATGTCGGCGATTTACTTGCTGGCTGCCGAATGGTCTACATTCCGTTCTGTGGCGGCTGTTCCGAGGTTCCGTGGATCGACGCCAAACAGATTTTGTGCAACGACCTGCATCGACACGTCGTGAACTTATGTCGTGTGGTTAAGGATGACGAATCGAGAAAATGGCTCGCGCAACAAGCAGACGCTCTTCCGTATCATCCTGACGAGTTAGCACGGCATCAAGAAGCGGCGTCCAGACCAATCGGATCGTTTCCGTCGTGCCCAGATCAGTATGCAGCCCTGGCTTACTTTGTCTGCGTCTGGATGGGACGGGGAGGTAAAGCCGGGACAGCCTCGGAATTCAACGGCAGCCTCCCGATCCGCTGGAACGCCAGCGGAGGCGGCTCCAATCGCCGCTACCGCACTGCAATCGAAGCCCTGGACTCCTGGGGAGAAACCTTCCGACGATGCGAATTCACTTGCATGGATGCCTTTGACTTCCTGGCAAAATGCCAAGATGAACCAATGCACGGTCTGTACGTCGATTGCAATTGGCCAGGCGCTGGCGAAGAGTACAGGCATAAAATCGACGAAGCAGGCCAACGCAGGCTTGCCTCAGTCCTAAGTCTGTTTCAGCAAGCCAGGGTTGTGGTTCGATTCGGAGATCATCCACTGATTCGCAGCCTGTATCTGCCGGAATTTGGTTGGGCATGGCGGACAATGGCAAGCCGCAATCAGGCAAACGACGTGAACATCGAGTTCCTGATTACCAGGAACCTTTAGTCCAGAAAGAACCTTTGAGGGCGCGAACGTGAGCATCCGCGACTATCCGGGGCTGAAAACAGGTTGTTCTGCAGCACTGCCTGGGGACCTGAAAATACAGGACAAGGCTGGCCTACGTGCTCGCGGCAGGGTGCGAAAACGATCTGGAGAAATGAACAATACTGAGGCATCGTTTGCCGAGAAGCTGAAGCAAGACGAAGCGGCCGGAACCATTCAGTGGTGGGCATTCGAGGCGATGAAGTTTCGGCTTGCCGACAACACCTTCTACACGCCAGACTTCGCCGTGCTCTACCGCGATGGCTCGCTGTGGCTAATTGACACAAAGGGCACAACCAAGAAAGACGGCGCGTACAAGCCCTTCGTCGAAGAAGATGCGAAAATCAAGGCCAAACTTGCTGCCGAAATCTTTCCAATTGCATTCGCACTGGCCTATCGCCTGCCAAAAAAGGAAGGTGGTAACTGGGTTATCGAGGAAGTCTAGCACAGGAGATCTCGATATGTTGACGCTCGATCAGCTTGCCGAAGGACCCAGAAAGATCGTGACCCCTGAGTACGTCAGACAACGAATGGAGATTGAAGCCCGGCACGGCCCAGACGACGACGGCACAGAGACGCACTTTTCACGGGTTCGCGGCGCAAGGCTTGAGTACGCCGATGACCTGTCGGAACCTGTAGGAGAACTGTCTCCGATTCACATCCTGGCCTACTACGGCCTTGGCGTTCGACATCTGGAGTTACTTGACCGAAATGGCTGTGAAACCATATCTGACGTGCGGGATTCTCTGTCCAGGGGAGATGTCGTCGCATGGAAAGGGAGTGAAAGGCAGACGGAAAGGGAGATTCAAGAAGCCGTTGACTTCGTGTACGAAATAATCGGAGCGAATCAGGTTGACGAAGGCGAGTAAGCCTAGCTACAATGCAATTACACGCCGGAGAAAGACCGGCAAACCAATTTTTCACAATGTTCCATGATGGCACTAGGAGGACGGTCAATGAGGTACATTTCGCGTGAGACGCGGCGATACGAGCGAGGCCCGCCCATCGCCGGGAGCCAGATCAAATCATAGTTCTCCACCGACGCCGGCCATCCGGATAAAGAAAGCCCGCCAGAAACGACGGGCTTTCTTTGGTAGTGTCCTAATTTGGATTGACAAGTCAATGGTGTTTTGGTAGCATTATGGCATGTTGCGAACGATGACCGCCCGCCTGTATCCGACGCCCGCTCAGCAATCCCGCTTGGAGCATCTTCTCGATGTCGGACGCCAGTTGTTCAACGCCTCTCTCGAACAACGTATCGTCGCCTACGAAGCCGACAAAACCTCTCTGTCCTACATGACGCAAACCGCCGACCTGACGATCTTGCGGTCGGTTATGCCGACACTCGCCGACGTGCCCTCTAAAATCGAACGCGACGCCCTTCGTCGTCTGGACCTTGCGTTTCAGCACTTTTTTAGACGAGTCCGCGAAGGCAAGTGCAAGGCGGGCTTTCCCCGATTCAAGGCGTGGCAACGCTGGAATAGCTTCTCGATTCAATCGCCCGGCAAGTGCGTGCGTGGCAAACGCATCCGCGTATCCGGCGTGAACGGCCCGATCAAGGCCCGCAACGTGCAGTACACCAAGGGCACGATCAAGCAGCTTCACGTTGTGCGGCGGGCTGGCAAGTGGTTCGCCCAACTGGTCGTAGACGATCATCGCGAGGTCCCACAACCGGTTCCGATCCATTCCTGCGTCGGCATCGACGTGGGGTTGAAGACGTTCGCGACCATGAGCAACGGGGACACCATTGACAACCCGCGATTCGCCCGCAAAGCAAAACGGAAACTCGCTCACGCCCATCGCGAAGTGAGCCGCAAGGTCAAGGGGAGCCGCAACTTCCGCAAGGCCGTGAACCGGCTCCAACGAGTCTATGAACGGGTAGCCAACCTGCGGTCGAGCTTTACCCATCACGCCAGCAAGGAAATCGTCAGCAAGCATCAATTCATTGCAGTGGAGGATTTGAACGTCAACGGCATGGTACAGGGACGGCTCGGAAAGAGCATTTTGGACGCCGCTTGGACTCAATTCACGCAACGTCTGGCCTACAAAGCGGAAGAAGCTGGTGGCCTGTTCATTCGCGTGAATCCCAGCGGCACAAGTCAGGAGTGTAGCCAGTGTGGCCAGACTGTACCGAAGTCGTTGTCGGTTCGTGTTCATCGCTGTCCTTCGTGCGGTCTGGTTGTTGACCGCGACCTAAATGCGGCCCGCAACGTGTTGCAGCGGGCACTTAATGGTGCAACATCCGGCGTCGGTAGGACGCACGGTAATGCCTGTGGAGGCGAGGGTTGCCTCGTCCGTGAAACAGGAAGTCCAAATTAGGACACTGCCCTTTCTTTATGCGCTGATGGCATTTCTGTATTTCGGCCTTGACATGCCAATGTCTTTAGCGGTTATAATCCATCGCATTAGGAGATTTGTGGGTGCGTTTCGTATTCGCCCCCGCTGCTCGCCGCCTCGGCGGAAGTGAGGGCGGGGCAAACTCAAAGAGAGGTGCAGTATGGCAGAAGCAAGATTTCAAGCCGGTGGTAACAGTGTGTTAGTCCAAGCGACGGAGAACTCCATCCGCATCGTCGGGCTGGACGCTGGTGTGTTCGCCTCGGCCGGGGCGCAGGATTTCTCGGCAGCCCTGCCCGGCGTGATCGAAGCCCTGCGAGGGCAAGGCGCGACGAACGTCGGCATCGACCTTGCCACGGGCGAAGTCCTGGTGACCGGCAAGTTCAGCGCGTCGTTCATCGAGATCATCCTGAAGATCATCCCGGTGGCTATCCCCCTGGTGATTGCGATTATCAACGACATCAAGAACGGCAAGAGCTTCTTCGAGGCTCTGCTGTCTCACCTGCCGGAGATCATCAACATCGTCATCAGCCTGTTCTCGAAGTGACCTTCCCGGCCACGCAACTCTGTGGAAATGGAGGCACTGTCATGAGACCACGACTGCTGGCAGTTCTGCTCCTGGCCCTGCTGGCAACGGTGGGGCAAGCGGCGGACCTTACAACGCTCTTCATTGGCCCTGATGGTCAACCCCTGGCTCAAGGCAAATACTGGCAGGTCAGCGTCGGCTTTGTCAACGGCGAACCGGTGCTGACTAAGACAGTTCTGTTCGAGGTTGGCTCTGGCCCCATCCCTCCCCCGCCTGTCCCTGACGTAACGAGCAAGATCAAGGGCTTTCTGCAGGCGGTGAACGATGCCGACAAGGCCAAGACATCGGCTTCCTTGGGGGACACCTATGCTGCCCAGATCAGGTTCGCGGAGAGCGGCACCATCAAGGATGTGCTGACCCTGCGGGCGATCATCCAAGGGTCTGAGGCAGTGATCTTGTCCACAACAGGCAAGACGGCGGCATGGAAGCCTTGGACAGACGGAATGATCGCCCTGGTTGCCCCCATGACGTTCGCCGACGCCTTGGCAGCGTACCGCATCGCGCAGGCTCAATTAGGAGGTGGGCCGGTCCCCCCTCCTCCACCGCCGACTCCAACGGCGGTCTCGGCGATGATCCTGTACGAATCCCAGAAGATGACGCCGGCCCAGAACCTCCTGCTACTGAAGATCAGGGACGACGAGAGTCTGAGCAAGAAGCTCCAGATCCTGGACAAGGACGCGAAGGGACAGAAGGGGGAGACTGTGCCACGGGTCAATGCAGCCGTCCAAGCAGCAGCCGGCCGGCAACTTCCAGCCCTCGTCCTGTTCAACGCGGGTGGCTCGGTCGTAAGCGTCGTTGACTTGCCTACGACGATTGAAGCTATCACCGCGAAACTGAAGGAGGCTGGACTATGACCTATGAGAGCCCTATCTTTCAAACGTGGTCCGACAAGTGGCTGGATATCGACTTCCGTGCCGTAGTCCCTGAAGGCCGGATGCTTGGTGCTACTGAACCGACGATGACCACGTTCAAGGCTCCTGCGTTTGAGGAAGCCTTCCCGCTGATGACCGATGCGGAGATCAAAGATTTCATTAAGGTGCAAGACGAGCAGGACGGCAACCTTGACCGGCTGATCGTCCACCGCTACGACCAAGACGGAGAGGGTACTTGTACCTGTAACGCCGGTGCCCAGAAGTACAACGTGGTCGCGGCTCGTCAGTTCGGCAAGCACCGCGTTGTTCCTCAGTCGCCGATCAGCATCTACATGAAAATCGCTCCGGGGCCGAACACAGGTTCATCCGTTGGCGACTGCCTGGAGCAGCAGCAGGACGTAGGTAGCTTGCCGATCGACACGCCGGAAGCCCGCGCGATCATGGGTCAGTACGCCGCGTCCGCCAAGTTCATGCGTCCAGTCGGTTACAGTAAGTCGCTCTACCAGACTGGCTGGGAGGCGACGGCCGACTGGTTCAAGATCCAGGAGTCCTACGAGATCGACTCAGCTCAGGGTTTCTTAACGGCCCTCTGCCACGGCTGGCCTGTCCACTACGGTCGGTCAGGGCATAGCATCCTCGCCGTGCGGTTGGCTCTCAAGAGCAATACGATCTATGTTGTGTACGTCAATTCTTGGGGCGCGTGGGGTGAGACCTTGCACGGAATCCAGGCTTACGGACTCGATTCTCCATCTGCTTATGGCACCGGCGCGAGCCGCTACGGGGCTCACTGCGCCTGTTCGGTGGTCTTACCACCCTGGGAGGTCAAATGAGGCGAATCGTGAAGACATTGCTGTACGTCGTCCTGCTTTTCGGCTTGGCTGGCATCGCCCTCGGTCAAGACCAGATCGGCACCCCATCGGCCCCGATCATGCGAGACGATTCCGGCCTGTGGACGAGTCCCGAAGGGCTCCCGATCCCCGAAGCCAACTGGTACGTCGGGGAGGGATTGGACGAGATTGAGACTGGCGTCATCGTCGAGCCGGTCAGCCTGTTTGATTGGGTCTGGGACGTGATCTGTGCCCCCTGGGGAGTGGACTAATGCGTCTGTTGCTCATTAACCCGCGATCGTCTCGCCGTGCAGGGCTCAACCTGCACAACGGGGGCTATTTTCAGCCCCTGTCTCTGGCGACGCTCGCGGGCGTGACACCTGACGATTGGGAAGTGATCGTCGAGGATGAGAACTGGACGCCGGCCACTATGCGCACGGACGTGGATCTCGTCGGTTTGACTGCTTTCACTTCATCCATCCCTCGCGCCTACGAGTTGTCAGCTTTCTACCGCCACGAGGGCATCCCTACGGTGCTTGGTGGCGTTCATGCCCTTGCTTGTCAGCATGAGGCAATCCGCTACTTTGATTCGGTCGTTCTCCGAGAAGCGGACGTAGTTTGGCCACAACTGCTCAACGACTTCACTCGCTCTCATCAATTGAAATCGTTCTATATGGGCGGACTGGTTCACGAGTCCGATTTTGCCCTCCCTAACAGGTCTGTTCTCGACAGCCGCTATCGCTATGGCAGCATCCAAGTGAGCCGGGGCTGTCCGATGTCCTGCGACTTCTGCTCTGTCCCGCTATTCAGCGGCCACACGATTCGCCGTCAACTACCGGAGCGGACTTTGCAGGACCTGTCAGTCGTCGAAAACCGTGGCATCTTCTTCGTCGATGACAACCTGATCGGTTATGGCGAGCGAGACCGGACTGAGACCCTGGCCATGCTGCGGCAGATGACATCATCCGGCTTCAACAAGCCTTGGATGTGTCAGTGCTCGATCAACGTGACGACCGACGACCAAGTTCTGGAGGCCATGTTTGCAGCAGGTTGTCGGCTGGTAATGATCGGCATCGAGGCCAACGACTCCGCAGGCTTGGCCAGCGTTCGCAAGACGCTCAACCGTAAGTTCGTCTACGACTTCAGCCGTGTCCAGAAGGCTGGCATGGCGGTGCTTGGCTTCTTCATCTTAGGGCTGGAGACTGACACGCCAGAGTCCATGATGTACCGGATGCGAGCTGTCCACGCGAGCGGCGTAGACTGCTGGCAGATTACGGTTCTCACCCCTCTGCCTGGCACGCGCCTGTTCGACCGGCTGTACAAAGATGATCGGCTGCTCTACACGGCGTTCCCGCATGACTGGGGCAACTACGACTTCGTGGACGCTACCTTCGTCCCGGAGGGATTCGAGTGTCTGGAGCACTTCCGAGAATGCTTGGCTACGTGTTCCGAGTTTGTCTACAGCGATGCTGCGATTAAGGCTGCCAGCGCCCGTACTTGGGAACTGACGAAAAACCACACGGCGACGATCATGGCGATGGCAGCCAACGAAAAATATGGCAAGGTCGCCAAGCAGCGGCTGGCTGAAGAAGGTTTCTGCTCAACAGGATTGGAGACGGTGCGATGAGACGGTTCGCGTTCATGTTGGCGTGTTTTGTTTTCGGTTGGCTGGTAGCCATTGCTTTTTGCCACGGCCAAACTGTCAAGGACTTCGGTGCCGTAGGTGACGGCAGCGTCGATGATACGGCCGCGTTCCAAGCGGCGATCGCAGCCGGCAAACTGGTCCGCGTGCCAGCCGGAACCTACCGCGTGTCCCAAATTCAGCTTGCCGCTGGGACTAACCTCGTTGGAGAGGACCGGGCCGCAACAGTGATTCTGGACAGCGGGGCGGGTGGGACGCTGGTCGATGGGAGTCGGGTTTGCGTCCTGATTCTCGACACCGTCGGGAGCCGCATTGCCAACCTGACGATCAGAGGCCGGGGATACTCAGCGACGGCCAATGACATCGGGCTCTGTCTTCACGCGGCGCAGGAGGCGCAGGTCGAGAACGTGAGAGTGGAGCAGTTCACAGGCCGAGGCGTCTGGCTGCAGCATCGTCTTACGTCCTACTGTGAGTTTCGTGGGCTGTCTGTCCACCGGATCTACCGCACGTCGAAGAAGCTCTACGGAATCGGAATCTGGGTATATGGCAGCGGATCAGGCGGGGTCGGGTGGAAGCAGCCGCACCACGTCACGTTTTTCGATACGACGGTCAGCGAATGCAATGACGCTGGGGTAGCCATCGACGCCGGGACATCGACAGGCGCCGGATTCGCCCCCTACGCGATCTCGTTCTTCGGCCTTTCTGTTCGCGACTGCGCAATCAAGCCTGATGGCGGAGCGGCGGCAGTCGGTTTCACGGGGGCCACGCATTGCCTGATTGACGGTCTGACAATCGGCTATGAGAAAGAGAAGCCGACAGGGCCGCAGGTCTTCTTCGGAAAGGACAACAGCGGGGTACAGACCAGCTATTGCACGGTGACAGATGCTCTGATTCAACGCGGCTGGACAACGCCCGTCACGTCTGACAAGACGGACGGAAGCAACCAGGTCAGTAACGTGACGATCCAGGATTCCAAGGGCGTAACAGCGAGGGTAGGATGCCAGACGTATTGATGACCGAAAGAACGCGACTCGAAAAGCGGCTGATCGAAATGTGCCGCAACATCCTGGACGCCAGCGAGGCCCACGACATCGACTCAGCCGAGATGGCAAAAGAAATCCGGTTCGCTCGAAAGGCGTTAGCAATCTGGGAGACACAAGGGGCACAAGAATCGGCGCGCTGGGTTGCGTCGGGGTTGGCGGTGAAACGTGCGTTGGATGCTGCTTAGCCTACTCGCCGGAATCTGTCTCTCTTGTACCTGCGACGCGCGGGCTTGGGACTACGTTGCCAGCCGGGGAACCACAATCACGAGCGAGCGGCCGATTGCGGTACTCGCGTTGGAAGCGATAACGGGAGTTGTGCATGAACGCAACCAACGTAACGGAGCGGGATGGATGGAAGAGGTGGGACGTGTTGATACCTCGCTCACAATCGACGGCCAACCCGTCGCCCGCCTCGGCATTCTCGCATCTCTACGACGACTCGCTGGTTTCGTCCTCTGGGATGAAGCCGGCACGATCGAGCGAACAACCACGGCTACCGTCCGAGGCCATAGCGTGCGGGTCGTTGATACCGTCACCAACGGGCGAGTCAGGGTGCGGGTCGTGATCGGCCCCCCGCTGGGAGATCCACGGGTACGGTGCGCGGTGCTTACGCTGGAGGCCAAAGACGATGGACATGCCTTTAGACGAAATACCGAGACGCGAATCTCGCTACAGTGCTCAGCGATTATTGACCTCCCCGGAGACCGCTGCCGCCTTGTGCGACGAATCGCAGTCCGAGTTGCCGAGCGAGAGGCTGGGCCTGAACTCAGTGAACGAGTGCAAACGCTGGCGGATACCGGAAGGCGGGCAGTATTGGCCGGACGGTCAGGACTGCCCGAAATCGTTGCACGGTTCATCAAGGAGGCATGCAATGCGGACAGGTGACTATGACGTGTATCATAACGGCAACCGTGCGGAGCGAATCCACATCGTCGTTGACGGGCACAAGGTGACGATCACCGGGCCGCGGTGGAACGGGCGCGGGGTGGTTTTCGGCGTCAGATACACTGGCATCGCCGTTTGTCCGCTCGGTACAGAGGCTTACCATCACGCTGTGACAGTTGGCGATGCCCTGTACGTCGAGGCGTTTTTCCCGCGCGGAACGGTCGATTGGCTGGAATGGCACCCCGTGGAAGAAAACGTTGGCACAGTGCATCACGGAGAGGGAGTGCAGGAATGACATGCTTATGCAAACGAAGGCCGACATGGACGCGCTGGCTGCGGCACCCGGTACATAGGCTGCTGCATCGCTGGTGCACCGGGTGCGGATGCAGAGAGGAGCGTTGGATATGAGCGACCGGATCACGCGTTTGAACTCGCCGAAGCGGTGCGCGGGTATCTGCCGCAGTGGGAACCGTTCGGCAACGTGTACATCGGGCACGACGGCGGAAAAGAGCGACACTATCAGCCGATCGTCCGCTATGCGAAGGCGGAAAAATCATACGTGATTCCAAACAAGTGAATTTCGGGGTAGAAAGATGCTCACCATGATTAAGAAACTAACTGACGAAGCAACCGCATCCGCCGCGCTCAAATGGGTACTGTCGCTCGGTGTGTTATCTGCTCTCGTGGTGATTTGCGCCGCACTCATTTACCTCGTTCGCGAAAGCAACCAGGATACGAGCGCGACGGCGAACAACGTGCTCGTGGCTTGGACGAAGTGTGCGCAGGAACTGCCGGCGATTGCCGCCCAGATCCGTGATGACTCGCGAATCAACGCGGAATACATGCGGCTGAAGACCGACGCCGCGCATGCCGAACGGCTGGAAATCAAAGCCGAACTTACCGAACTTCGCAGAGCAATAACGGAACTTGTACAGGCGTTGCGAGATACGGAGGCATCACGAAAAAACGACCGACAGACCCCTGTAGTACCAGGGAGCGGATCGAGCGGCTGATTGAAAGGCTGAACGAACATGGCACGAAAGAAGACTACGAAACGATGCGCGGCCTGCTGCGAGAAAAAGCCGGTGACGGCCGATAGGGCGGCGTACAATCGTGCGTTGCGGAAACTGCGAAAGGGGAGCGCCAAGCTGGGCCTAGCGAAACACAATGGGCTCAGATTTGCCAGCGGGTACAACCCGCCGCACAGCAGCGAATATCCGTCCTACGGCGCGCCGTGCTGGCAACAGGCGTACTCGGAGATGATAGCGTGGTTCATTCTCGCCGACGCGGCTGATAAGTTGCTGAGGGCCGACAGGATCCTCGCCAGCGGCGGCTATATGCCGTTGCCGGTTTATCAGCAGATCGTCACCACGTATATGGTCGCAATGGGCGAATACAACGACGCGTGGTTCGCGCTGGAAACCTGCTTGCACGGGACGCCGGTATGAGGTGTACGGGCAGTCAGACCCCGAAGAAGCGGCTCGTATGTTGGCCCGCAATGGGCTTGATACAGTCGCGGCCGTGAAGCGACGATTGCAAGGCAGGGACCGCCGGCGTGTGTTGTGTGCGATCCTGAAGGCGGCAGCGGAGGCGTTACTCGACGACACGGAGACGGACACGGAATAGGAATGGCAAATTTCATCTACGCGCTCGGTCCTTGGGTCCGGCGACAGAAAGCAATGATATGGATAGGCTGATTACTGAATTACGAACTGACCCGCTAAGTCGCGGATATGCCGCGATGAATGCAGAGGTAGCTGCGGCGAGCCTCAATCACGCCGATCGCGTTGTGTTGATGTCCAATCGCGTCAACGAAAGAGATGTGCTCGCCGACTGGAACGGAGATCCGATTGCGGCAAATACGTTTCTCGTGAAGTTGGAGACCGTCGCAGCAAGCGGGACTCCACTTGGAAGCATCGTCAAGCGGGCAATCGGTTGGATGCGGCCGAGTGAGGAAGGAATTGATGCCGGGCATCCATCGACGCGAGCAATCATGGATGCTCTCGCAGAAGCGGGGGCGATCACGGCCCAAGATGTAGCACAATTCAAAAGTCTCGGAGAACAAACGGTCAGCCGGGCAACGGAACTCGGAATCGGAACGGTGACGCCGGGGGCCGTCGAAGATGCCCGACGATTGGGAGGCATGTAATGGCCAGCGAAATTTTACAAAAGCAAGGCACGGCAGTGTCGTTCGGCGTGTCGGGGTCGTTCAATCCCGCCGACGATGGGACCAACTGGGTGCCGGACCTGACGACGATCGACTATGCGATCACCTGTGCGTCGCTCGCAAACGGAGCAGGGCGGCAATCAGCGAAGGCGGATCTTGGAGCCACGCGGGCACGTCGCTATTCGCTGTTTGCTGCTGTCGATTTTACCGGCGAGACCCCCACTGTCGGAGCGACGTTCGATTTCTACTGGGCTCCGAGCGGCAACGCGACGGCTGGAAACGGCAACGTAGCGGGCAACAGTGGAGCAGATGCCGCATGTCCGGATGGGGCTCTCGGATCAATCACGTTGGCCGAGTTTTTGAAGCAGTGCATCTACATCGGTAGCCTGATCGTCCATGACGGGGCCAGCGTGCAGAATGGCTACGTGGGCGACCTGTACCCGCCTACGCGATACGGCCAACTGATCGTCGTGGATAACGCCGGGGATGCACTGGAGAACGACGACGTGGAGAACCACTTCGTCTTGGTGCCAACCGTTGATGAAGCCCAGTAATGCGATGGAAGCCAACACGCTCTGACTGCATCCGTGCCGGGCTATCGCTCGGTCAGGACACGACTGCGCCGTCACTGTGGCGTGGGCTTGTGGCGTGTTGGCCGGGCTACGTTGGGCCGGCTGGCACACTGCTGGAGATCGGAGCCGGCAAGCGAAATGGAGCACTGACAAACGCCCCCTCTTTCCTCTCGTGCGACGGCGGGAATTGTGAGAGAGTTCCCAGCGAGATATGCGTTAAGGTCACTGCCGCGAACCAGCGAATCGTAAGCGGCGGACCGTCCATCGCAGAGTCTACAAGCGGCGCCGTAGCCTTCTGGTTGCGTTGCGCGGACCCAAACGCCGATGGTTCAATCGCAGACCTGTACTCGTCGGGCAACGAATTGGCTGGTGTGGTTGGCCTGTACAACTACGGAGCACGGTTCGGCGTCTGGCCGTACAATGCGTCTTCCGATACAGGTCAGGGGTACATCCAAATTTCGGAAGCAGCGACCAATTCGCTGTTCAATAATTCGTGGCATCACGTCGTCATCACCTGGACTGCCGCAGCGAGTTCGACGGTCATTTACGTTGACGCGGTGGCCCAATCTATCGAGCAACTAAATGGCTACACGACTACTCCGAGGATCGCAGGGAATCTTGCGATCGGTTGCCGTGCCACCGGTGGAAACGGATTAAGCAACGTTTATTCAGCCGGCTGGACTGCGTGGTCTCGTGGTCTGACGCCAAACGAGATTCGCAATCTGTACGACTGCGGCGCTGCGATGTTCCGGCATCGCGCACCGCTAAGTTACAAGCCGACGATAGTCACCGGCCACCCGACAATCAAGCGATTCGGCGGCGTGCCCTATGCTGCAGTCAATAGAGGAGTATGGTAGATGGCTGAAGTCACGGCCTTTCGGAACAATGCTCTCCCATATCCCGTGTACGGAGTTCCCTACACGATCGTCTTTCCTCTCCTGGATGCTGACGGCGATCCTGTCACCGGGGCGACGTGTGACAGCGAAGTCTCCAAGAATGGTGACACGGGGGCCGATTGCACGAACGAGGGGACGGAAATTCCGTTCACCACTACTGGGAACAAGGGCCAGTATTACCTGACGCTGACCGCAGCGGAGATGACCGGCGACATCATCGTGGTCAACATCGCATCGGCAACGAGCAAGGCGACGGTCGTTGTACTCTATCCCCGCAAGCTCGTTGAACTCGCCAGCGGCACGGCTCAGGGCGGGGCGGCCGGGTACATCACGCTTGCGGCCGGAACGGTGCTGTTTAACAATCAATTCTCCGGCTGCTTGTGCGTGGCGACGGTGGACAGCAACGTCGAGGCCCGCATCCTCGGAGCCTGCACGGCCAGCAATCAGCAGTGTGCTGTGGTGCCCGATTGGAACGTAAGCGGCGGGCCGGACTCGGACGACACCTACAAAATCTATCTCCCCGAAGGGATGCAGATTCCGGAGGCGAACATAAGAGCGGTCAGCGACGATGCGACCGCTGCAGACAACGCAGAGTTGATGTTCGACGGCACAGGGTACGCTGGCGGAACGACAAAACTATCGGTTGAGGTCAACACGAAAACCGGCTTTGCCCTCTCGGCAACCGGCCTGGACGCCGTTGTCAAAATGAAGGCCCTGCTGGACGGAACACCATCGGGCTCGGTGGTTGACGACGATGACCCAGACCCATCGGCGACGGCTTTCGAGACGGATCTGGCAGAGGCGAGCAATGACCACTACAACGGCGCGTTCGTGGTCTTCTACAGCGGGGCGTTAGCCGGGCAAAGTCGCAAGATCAGCGACTACGACGGCACGACAAAGGTCTTGACCGTCGCGACGGCCTTTACTGAAGCGCCGGCGGCCGGCGATGACTTCCTGATTACTGGACGGAGCGAGTAGTGTTTCACTGGTGGTTCTACGGAAAATCTGGCGCGGTATCGCTTGCCGTCGGCAATGTGCAATGCGTTGTCGAGTCCGAAACGCCGACATTAACTCAGCATCAGGTCTTGACCGTCGGCGATGCCGAGTGCGTGGTTGCGTCAGAATCGCCGGCGATCACCCAACACCAAGTCCTTGTGGTAGGTAACGCCGAGTGCGTTGTTGAGTCGCAGTCACCTTCACTGGCGCAGCACTATGGACCGCTGACTGTTGGTGACGCCGAATGTGCGGTTGAATCTGAAGCCCCGGCATTAACTCAGCATCAGTCGCTGGCAGTCGGTGGCTCGGAGTGTGAAGTCACCAGCGAATCACCAAGCCTCACGCAGCATCAAGTCTTAGCAGTCGGCGATGCGGAGTGTGCAGTCGAATCAGAGGCCCCCGCACTCACACAACATCAAGCACTAGAAGTCGGTAACGCGGAATGTGAGGTTACGAGCAATTCACCGGCCCTGACGCAACACCACGCCCTGACCGTCGGTAACTCAGAGGTCGAGGTAACTAGCGAATCGCCGTCACTTACTCAGCACCAAGTGCTTACCGTTAACGATGCGGAATGCGTTGTCGAATCGCAATCTCCGTCACTGACGCAATACTACGTCCTGACAGTTGGCGATGCGGAGTGTGTGGTTGAGTCCGAATCACCTGCTCTCACCCAGCATCAAGTTCTAGCCGTTGGGGACGCGGAGTGCATCGTTGATTCTGAATCTCCAGCGTTAACGCAGCATCACCTACTGACAGTAGGTGCATCAGAGTGTGAAGTAGTTAGCGATGAACCAACGCTAACGCAACACCAAGTTCTTGCCGTTGGCGATGCGGAATGCGTAGTCGAGTCGCAATCGCCTTCGCTGGCGCAACACCAGGCTCTGGCCGTTGGTGACTCGCAATGTGTTGTCGAGTCGGAATCACCGACGCTAACGCAGCACCACGTACTAACCGTCGGCGACGCGGAATGCGAGGTAACAAGCGACAACGCTACACTGACTCCGACTTACATATTGTCTATCGGTGACGCCGAGTGTTTGGTAGAATCTGATTCACCGACATTAACTCAGCACCACGTCTTATTGCCTGGGGATGCGGAATGTATCGTCACCAGCGACAGTCCGACGCTCACGACTTCAGTGTTTTCGATAGTCCTTTTTCAGCAGCAACTACTGCTGGTAATCTAGTAGGAGAGTAGAACATGGCACGATTAGCAGACAACGACGTTTTGGACGACGGCCTCGACGCGATGAAGGCTGCTGTCGATGCAGTGGCTGGAGAAATGACGATCTGTGAGGGTGCTCCCACCACGTTCGAGCACGCCGACTCCAACAAAGGGACCGGAGCGGGTAAAGTGTTGGCAAGGGTCGTCAATCCGACGCTGACGATTGAAGATGACACGTCTGGCCGCAAATGCACGATCAGCGCTGAGAACGGCCTTACGATCGACATCAGCGGCACCGCCGACCACATCGCGCTGACGGACGGGTCGTCCAAACTGTGGTTCGTTACCACATGTACGGAGCAGGCCCTCGTTGCGGCTGGGACGGTCGATGTTCCAGCGTGGAAGATCAACGTGAAAGACCCGACTGCCCCAGCGTAACTTCAGTCTTCGCAGGCGAAACAATGGACATCCTGATTGGCTCGACAGACCAGTGGGTCCGCGTCCGCGCGATGACAGCGGCGGGCGCTGCCCTGACCGGCAAGCTGGCCACCGACTTTGCCTTCTGGTACGCGCGAGAGGGAGCGGCACCAGTGTCAATCACGCCGCTCGCGGACAAGTCGGCTGGCGACGCACACGCCGACGGCGGAGTCTACGAAGAGGGGCGGGGCTGGTACTGGGTCGGTGTGCCGGACGCGGCCTTTGTGGCTGGCGTGCCGAGCGTTGGCATCAGCGGAACCGTCGCGGGTGGCGTGGTGCTGGATGCGCCGATTCGGCTGAAATACTCCCTACAAAGCGCTGACAGCGGCGCAACAGCAGTCGCTCGCATCGGCGCGGATAGCGACACGCTGAAGACCCTGAGCGACCAGCTCGACACGATCAAGACAGACACTGGCAACCTCGTCTCCAGAATCACGGCCAATCTGTTCAGCGGCATCACGTCACTCGCAAATTGGCTCGGTGCTCTGGCCGGCAAGACCGCCGACACGGCAACGCGGGCCGAGATCAACGCCACGACGGCCGGGGCGGGGTACAACGAAACGACGGATTCGCAGGAGGCGATTGCAGATGCACAGTTAACTGCCGCACAGGCGTTTGCGGCCGTGCTGACCACGCAAATGACGGAAGCGTATGCCGAAGACGGCGTAGCCCCGACGCTGACTCAGGCGATCTTCCTGATCCAGCAGTCATTGCACGAATTTTCACTCAGTGGTACGACGCGCACTGTCAAAAAGCTGGATGGCCTGACGACTGCTGCCACATTTACACTGGATGACGCCGACGCACCAACCTCGACCACAAGGGCAAGCTAATGGCGACTTCAACCATCGTAGTTCGTGGGTACGGCGCGTGGTCGGGAGTGCATTATCTGCCGACATTGGGCTATACGTCCGCCGTAGAACAACCACCAGAGACAGCCGGTGTAGAGCTTGCACTTGGCAGCAGCCGACCACACTACCGTCTGTCTCCAGCAAAAGTCCATTATGCCCTTACGCAGCAGGCAGCCCACTACAGGGTCAACGAAGGAAGGTGAGCCGTGCCAATTAAACTTGAACAGCGGCCCGTGATTTCTGTCGGTGAAACCGAGGTCGTTTCGATCGACTATACAGAATACCTGGACGCCGATGAGCTTTTAACAGGAACGCCGACCGTTGCCGAGGTGACAACGACTGACCTAACGCTCAGCAATAAAGTCGTTAGCACTGAAGTCGTTCGCATTCTGGAGCGGGACGTGGCTGTTGGCAAGGCAGTTCAGTTCAAGGTGTCCGGCCAGAAAATCAATACCCAGTATTCCATTCGCGTCACGGCGTCCACCGACGGTGGGCGAGTTGTAGTTCGAGACGCTGTTTTAACCGTTATTTAAGGAGCAGAAGGTTGATTACCCGAGAAGCAGCCGTTACGGCCATCAAGTCCTGTCAGGAAATCGTCAAGGAGTGGGAGGCTTGGAAGCCCACCGAAGACGAGAAGCATCGCTACGAAAATATGATGGTCAAGCCGTTGGGCGACGAGGTTGTGCAAGCCCTGTCTGCGTTGGCTGACATGTTCTTTACCACTGAAGTCGCGAATGACGCTTGGGCCATCGCAATGGCGTCGGACAAGCTGCGTGACGAGCTTCGCCGCTGGCTGCAGGATAGGGCCGCTGCCGGGGACGGACGCCACATGCCTGCGATCATTGACCCGCGAGGATCTGCTGAGATATGGCAGGCATACAGAGAGATCGTGGCAATCATGCAGGCCCCGGCACCAAAAAAGCCGCCCAGTGCAAAGATGCAAAAAGAGATGGGTTCTGACCTGCGGTCCATCGCAATGGCCCTCGGATGGTGGTCGTCACCAAACATGCCTGACATCGAGCGGGTTCGTCGAGAGCTTGTCGCCAAGCCTGAAGACGAAGAGTACGACCCGTCCACTTGGGTCCACCCGCGTGAGCGTCAGCGAATGAAAGAACTCAAGATCGAGTGGGAAGCCCGCTGCGAACGCATGGCAGACGAGTTCGAGGTCGTCAATCGTCGTCGTGGCAAGCGGGAGCCGTGCAAGGACTCCGTCGAACAGTTAGCCAACCTGCCCAACATGTCAGTCAGACAGATTGCACTTATGAAGTGCATGACCGAAGATGCCGTGCGGCGTGAACTGGCTTTCCTGGGGATGGTTGAGCAGGGCAACACCATCCAGACAATGCGATCCAAGCCCGATCGCAACGAAGACGCTGAAGCCCTGCGTGACTGCGATCCGCACGACGAATGTGGAACCGACATCAACGCACGAATCATCGCCATGCACTTGGATGGAGTGCGCAGAAAGTACATCCACAAGAAGTTGACCATGTGTTTGGCGACAACTGTGTCACCGCAGAAGGTCGCCCGTGTCATCCAGGACTACGAGAAGGCCGGGGGTATCGAAGCCGAAGCACTTGAGGGAGTAGAATCCGCCGCCTAGCGGGCTAGACCGGCTTACACCTTTCTCTGGTCTAGGCCCGCAGGCGGTGCTTGAACATCATGCTAGCCATTCGTATCGCACGTCACTACCGAGATCATCGCAGCAGGAATGAACCGCTCCGCTGCGCCAACCTTGGGTGCAAAGCGATGCTTGAGCCACCCTACAGCATCCATGAGTTTACCGTTGGCCAGCTTCCGAAGACCTTTCGGCGGCCGTTTTGCGTGAACTGCATGGATGCCCTAGAGCGTGCTGGCAGCGAAGTGATTGTGGAGATTTACTAACATGGCTTGGTCTGACGTTTTCCGTGGTGCGAAGGATTATCTTGACCGTATGCGCGGCCGAGGTGCGTCGCCATCCGAACCTGAGCCGCCACCACGGTACTACAGAGGCGCGCCGCCACCGCCCCCCGATTACCGCGCAGGGCCACCGCCCTACCAGTTCAACGTTGACCTGTACAACCAAGTCATCAACGCTGCCAGTAGGGCCGCCGATCCGAACGCAAGCGACTGGCAAGGTTACGCCAATATTCAAGCCCTTCTGAATCTCGCCTACCCGATTCTTCTTGAGCCAATTCCTGAGCCGTACCGATCGCAGCTTCAGGGCGCGATTCGTGGACTGGAACGTTGGATCGAGTCGTATCGACGCAAATCGCAGCAGGCCCCCGAACCGCAGGGTGAGCCAAAAGAGAGTGTTGCTGAAGCATGGGAAAGCGAAGAGGGCATGGCCGCTCGTGTGCCTTCTGAATACCCCGTTTCCAACATTCAAAACTGGCCAGAGGAGTATCGGGAAGACATCGCCGAAGAGGCCATCGTCACCAAGACCCCCGGATCGTCCAACGTGTACTCGTTTGTCTGGGTGAACGATGAACACACCATCGACGAAGATGGTGGGATCAGTATCAACCTGTACGGACAACGATCCACGAACATGGGGACGCTGATCGTAACGTTCAAGGTATGGACGCCTGGAATGAAGCAAAAGGAGCGACCAAACTCCCCTGGTGCAACTTACGCCTATGCTGGCGTGTCCCGGATGAAGTACGAGGCGTTCCTGGGTTCTACGTCACCAGAAAGCGCCGGGTACGCAGTATGGGACTACCTGCGCATTCGAGGCACCCAATCCGGCCACCAGCACGCCTACAGGCTTGTCAGCGTAACAGGGGATTACGTGCCGCGCATGGCAACCCCAACAGGCTTCAGGCGGCGCAGTCAAAGAATGCTGGTCGTAGACCCCAATGCAACCGGAGACGAGGCAGCTTGGGTCAAGGCTCGTATGCAATCCACCCTGCGACCCGGCCCGCTGACACGCTTTGGACAGGCTGTTGACGAGGAACAAGCCAGGGGATTCTCCGGGTCCGAATGGAGCTTCCAGGCGTACAAACGACGCAGCAATCGGGGCGGATATCCGAACCGAGGCACGCCGAATCGAGGGACACCCAACAGCGGACGGCCGTAAGCAAAAGTTCAGAAAGAACCAACGAAAGGCAGACCACCAGCCATGCGAATTGATTACCCCGGCAAATACCTAGCCCGTGACGACAGGATCGTGGATATCTTTCGCGTGGACCGAACCACCGCCGTCGGGCGACATCCAGACGACGCCCAAGCGATGGTCTGGGATGCCTACACGGGTGAAGCCATTGGGCACGATCTGCGACACTCCCTGGTCAAGCCAGTGCCGCCAGAAGCCAACAAACCGAGTAGGAAAGCGGGCAAGAAGCCGCTATAATAGGCCCAAACATCGACCCATCGACGTAACCATAGACGGGGTTCGACAGGTCCGGCCAAGGAACTCCGTTATGCCAAATTATGACTTCACCCGTCCAATCGACCTAAGCTCCCTTCCGGCGAGCGTCATTCTTGCCAACGCACAGGACCCGGCAAGGCAAATCGAGGGCGCACCTCCCATCTTTGGGCAAGATATCGTTCCGCACTACTACACGGCCACGGGGTACGTCGGGTCTGCTGCACGAGCCTACCCAATTGATGATGAAGCTACGCGAAACAGCGTCGAGAACGCCGAGCGAATGCGCACAGAATCGGCGATCATGGAGTGCCTTGAGGCGCGGATGCGAGCAACGGCATTGCTCAAGTACCACGTCGTACCCGAGAACGAAAAGTCCCCGAAAGAGATCAAGCTCGCCCAACTTCTGACCAAACTCCTGGAACGAATCCCGTACTTCACAAAGTACCGATACGCCCTAATGGAGGCCCTTTGGTTCGGAAAGTCGTGCAACGTCAATACGTTTGGCACAGAGCAGGTAGGTGACCAGTACCGCACAGTCATTTCCGACTGGTCCCCCAGACACGGCGACAAGCTCATGTTCCGCTACTCGGACGGAACGTTCAAGTACAAGCCTGGTCAGCTCGGCATTCGGGTTCACGCGGCCTTCTTCGCCAACATGCCACCCAAGCTGCAAAACCTGCCATACGACCAGCTGCGCATGAAGGTGGAAGCCACCCAGTACGGCTTGGTGTATTGGTTTGATGACTATGAGCGCGACACAATGGTCGTCCACAAGCACATTGTGGAAGACGGACCCTGGCATGAACCGAGAATGATGGGCCGGGTCATGGGCGTTGGAATCCGAGACCGGATCTACTGGACTTGGTATGCCATGAACGCCCTGTTGGCGGATTTGATGACGTTCGTCAGCCGCGCTGCCCTGGGCGTCAGAATTTGGCGGTATCCGTCGGGAAACGCCAATTGGAAAACCGCCGTCGAAAGCGCCGCCAAGAACGCCATCGCTAACGGAGTGGCGGACATCCTGTTCCCGGTTGAACCCAACGAGTACGCCGGCATGTACGGCGTGGAGCAGATTGAGCCTGGGATCACCGGCGCACAGATGATCCGCGAGCTGATCGAAAACTTTTTCCTGAAGAAGATCAAGAAGTACATCCTCGGTCAGTTACTCACTACCGAAGCTGAATCCACGGGCATGGGCGGCGGGGTGGCGGCGGCGCACATCCAGACGTTTTCGGATATCGTGCGATTCGATGCGGCGAACTTGGGTGAGACGCTGACCCGCGAGTTACTGCGGAAGTTGCAGTACGAGAATGCGCGGGATTCGATGGGGTGCTATCCGAGACTAGAGCTTCAGACCGATGAGCCAGATGTGCAAAAGAGATTAGCAGCCATAAGTTCGATTTACCAAATGGACTGCCCCGTGAGGGTGGCTGACCTATACTCTTTTACGGGGATGACGCCCCCCGAACCAGGGGATGAGGTCGTGACCGTGAGTACGCAGCAGCTTCGCCAAACCAAGGCTATGAATAACTTAAATATGGAGATGCAAGAAAAGCAAATGAGGCTGCAACAAACGATCCAGATGGAAACCATGCAGCAGCAGGCCGCGATGCAGCAACAAATGGGCACACCTCCCGAAGCTGCCCAGGAACAGGGCCAGCAGGCCCCACAACAGCCTGCCGGCCAACCCGAAGAAAAGGCAGCCCTGTCCCAGGATGCGACGCCACAGAGCGACCAGGAGGCCGTTACGTGGTTTCGGACGGGGAAGTGGAGTCAGCAACAACTGGAGGACTATGCTCTGGCGAAGTCGTTTTCGCCGACACTTTCACTTTAGGTCTTCTGCTGGGCGTGGAGACCGCCTTTGATTCAGACCAGCCAAGACTTAGCCGAGAGCAAATTGCAGCAGAACTAATTCCAAGGATCTTTGCCCATTCTGTTATCGAATGAGTTTGTCCGTCATGGGTAATCAAGTGAAGTCCAGTTCGCCGACATTGACCCGCATGATTGGACGGCTTCGTAATCGCGTCTTGCACGGTCCAGCCGCGATCCAGCCTGCCAGCGAGTGTCGTTACCGAAATGCCTGCCCTGCGAGCCCATTCAGTAAGCGTGCATGTTTCGCCGCCGTGCGTGATGAAGCGAGTCACGGAGCGATTGATGGACTGTTCCTGCTTGGTGGCCCACCGGCAATTCGCGGTGTCGCCGCGAGAAAGACATTCCTCACATTTTCCGCAGGTGTACCCCTTCGCGTTTACAATTCGGTCGATCGAATGCTTTGGGCTCGGTTTGTCGCCCATGTCTTCGTAAAACGCCTCGAACGACTCCATCCATCGCTTGCAAACATGGATGTCACCATTGGCATAGCACGGCTCTTTCGACTTGCCTTTGCCGCGATACGTGATTCCAGACCAGCAGCTGTAAATTGGATCGCGGGACATGCCGTGACCACTAATACAGCCACAACTTTTTTCGCCGCGCATGAGCCGGTAGGACGTGATGATCTTGGTTGTTCCGCAGTCACACTGGCAGATCCAACTGTCTTCTGCCGCATCCACGTCTTTTTTGATCAGCAACAACCTGCCGAGCCTTGCGCCGTCGAACAAGTCTTGTGCAGGCACGTAAGGCGATTTAGAATTGCGTTTAGCCATGAGAAACCTCCGTTCAGGTGTAAGTGGCAAGAGCCAGCAAGGGCGCACCATACGCCCCCTGGCTCGCCTCATTTTACAGCGTACAAAGGGCCAGTTCAATGCCTGATCTGAACCAAGACGAACAACGCCGCTACTCCTGGTACGCGAGATTTATGCAGCAGGCTGGGGCCGCGCCCAAGTCGTTTGACGAATGGCGGAACCTGTTCAACCAGCAGCGTATCGACGTATCCCCCCAAGGCACCGACCGCATCGACGGCAGGATAGAGGCCGGAGAACTAGCCAAGAATGCTACTAGTGAGGCAACCTACGAGATCCAGCGTCAAGCCACGAACCCGTGGGACGGCTTCTGGGAATCGTTCTTCAATGCGGCCAGGGGCGGGTCACCAGAAGTCCAGAATGATCCGCTGCCCGAAGTCCCCGACGAGCAGGCATCTGCCCCCGCAGAAGTTCAGGCTGAACCGGAGCCAGAAGTTCAACCTGAACCTCGACCAAAAGTTCAGAATGATCCGCTGGTCACAACCCTGTCCGAAATCATGGATCAGTACGTTCAAAAGCAGCGGACCATCCAGGAGTGGACGCAGGACTTGGACCGTGCCTTGCGGCGACAGTCCTTGGCAAGAGGATTTGACCCAACAGCCGACCGGCACCACTTGGTCAAGCAGTTGGGGGACGCCCTGGACCACGAGATGCTCGTTGCACAATTGACGGACATGCTGGACATGAGGTCGTCCAGCTACTCGGCGGATGATGAGATTGATTTGGGGGCAGAGCCGGATCGGTATCCGGAGCGCGATGAATACGCAACTTCAGAGCCTCCGATTGTTCGGTTTCGGAAAATGGCATCTAAGATTGAGTCGTCACTTCCTCCAGTAGCCGAAGGAATGACGAGGCTGTGGCGAGGAAACAGGCCCGATGAAGTTGGGCACAATCCACAGTTCACCAACTCCCTAGAAGGCATCGCACTTCCGTTCAGACAAGCCTACAATGGGCCATTATCCTACGTGGACGTGAGTTCGTCAGATCTTCCCAGCTATGAACAGAACGTTGGAGCTGCACCGGGCGCAGAGTTCGTTGTTCCAGGCCACATCGCATCCCAAGCCAAAGTGGTCTCGCACGAAGACTATGCGCTAGATCAAGATCTCGACCAATATGCCGCCCTAAGCTGGAACCCCATCATGCACCCCCGAGGCGGTCCCGGCAATCCCGGCCAATTCACCAGGAAGATCGGCGTTGACCCTGATGCGATGAGTTCACCGGAACCCGGTGGCCCCGGTATGGAATCGGACGAACCGCAGGCAATGGTCGCCCCGCCACTGCCACCGGCCCGTGCTGCGGTGGCCCGTGTAGACCTCCCCGACGAGATCAACAACAAGGTCCAGGAACTCGCCGCGCACATCCCCGACTACCTCCTGGATGGTGAAGGCCGGACCAAGGACGCCCACATCACCATCAAGATGCTCGCCGACGACGATCCGAGTCAGATCGCACCTTTGCTTCAAGACGAAGCCCCATTCCGAGCCGTACTCGGACAGGTGACGGTCGTGGACGCCACGGAAGCGAGACCGTTCGACGTGGTGGCGATCAAAGTGCATTCACCGGCCTTGAATCGGTTGCACGCGAAGCTGTCACGAGCCTTGGAAGGCATGAGAGCGACAAACAATTATGCTCCCCATCTGCGGGTTGCCGACGTTCAGCCAGGGACAGCAGACCGATGGATTGGATGGGACGGCTTGGAAGGCGAATCGGTCATTGTGGACAGTCTGACGTTCGTGAATAGGAATCACGAGGCGCACAAGATCCCTTTGCAAGGGCAGAAGGGGGAGTACCAGCTTGACCGACCAGAGCAGTACGCAGCCAAGCAGTTGTCGATGTTCGATGCGCCGGTGCAGAGTCAGCCAAGGGCCGCAGCACCGCTGCCACAGAAAACATCGACACCTCTTTTGGATCGTCCAGTAAGCGGAGCATCGAGGCCAGAAGATCAGCCGCTCTACGAGCCGCCAGTACAGAAACCATTGTCGCAGGCGAAGTCGGGAGCCTCGCCGCTAGGAACAATTTCCGTTCCCCGCGCAAAGGACAGAGAAAAGACCCTGCCGCCAGAAGCACCAAAGCCACAATCACTGTTCTCGGACGAAGAGATGCACGAAGCCCGTCGCATCTCACCTCGTTCGCAAATCATGCCTTCACCAAAGGAGAAACCAAGTGGACCCGATGACGGACCAGACTTTGGATCAGTATCAGACACAGACGAGTCAGCAGGACAATCCGGAGGATTGGGATCTGGAGTACCTGACGGGGGAAGCGATATTGGACGGCCTTGGATCGCTCCATCCGTTCGCACGGCCCGACCCGAATATACCCATCCCGCCGATACCTCGATCGTTCCAGAGGTCTTACAACGACATCTGACCTATGAAGATGCTGGAACCATCGACCCTGCGACAGGATCGCCAGTGAAGTTGGATTACCAGCTTCAACGCACCGCCAAGGCGTTTACGGCAATGCGTACTCATGGGGGGTTCGTAGACGCATCTGGCCCTGGGACCGGGAAAGCTGCACCGCTTGATTCTCTTTTACTAACCCCAGACGGTTGGAAGCGAATGGGCGACGTGAAAGTAGGTGACGCAATCATCTCAGTGGATGGTACACCAACGGAGGTTACTGGCGTTTACCCTCGCGGAATTCGAGACATATACCGCATCACCATGAGCGACGGCGCAACAGCTGAAACGTGCGACGAGCACCTTTGGTTCACTGAAACGGTCGGCAACAGGAAGGTTGGGAAAGAAGGCTCTGTTAAGCCGTTGTTGGAAATCATGAAATCAGTGCGAACCAAGCAGGACCAAAGACTTAATCACAAAATCCCGATTGTGTCTCCAGTGCAATTCACAGACAAGCCGGTTCCCATCGACCCATATCTCATGGGATTACTGCTTGGCGATGGATGCTTAGTATCTCATTCTTCAGTCTCCATCACTACAGCAGACAAAGAGATCGCTGACGCTGCGGCAATCTCCTGTCCGCCAGGAATGCAACTCAAGCGAGCAAGCAGTGAAGCAAGTCTAGCCTATTACTTCACAAAAATAATCAAAAATTCCCATACTCCAAATCCACTCGTCTCATCGCTCAGGGCATTTGGTCTCATTGGGAAGCGTTCCCGCGACAAGTTCATTCCAGATGACTATCTGTTTAATTCACCAACGAAACGACTGGCGGTCCTTCAGGGCCTGATGGATACAGACGGAACAATATCTGCCAATGGATACTGCGTGAGCTACTGTTCTGTGTCAAAATCCCTTGTGGATGGCGTTATTTTTCTGGTCAGGTCGCTTGGCGGAATCGCAACCCATACAACAAAAATCCCCAAGTATCAACACAACGGCCAAAGACTGTACGGTCAACTCTGTTACATCGTCAATATCGCAATGCCTCCCAGCATCGTCCCATTTAGGCTTCAGCGAAAAGTGGCTCGCGTTGTTCCGAAAAGCAAGTACCCGCCAACCCGCTACATCACCAATGTTGAGTTTGTCGCAAAAAAACAATGCCAGTGCATCACGATAGATCATCCGTCTCGACTCTATGTCATGGACGACTTTATCGTCACGCACAACAGCCGCGTCCAGTTGGCTGCCGCCAAAATGTGGGCCGATCAAGGCATGAAGGCCATCATCGTCACCCGCAAGCAGGTCATTGGTGCAAATTGGGACATGTTCACCTACGGCGGATCATTCCACAAAGACGGAAGCATCATGGATGCGGATGCGCCGGGAACGCTGCCGAAACTCCTGGACGGCCAGCGAGTAGTCCCTGAAATCGGCAACAGCTACATTACGACCTATGACAAGCTGCCGTCGCTTCTTCAACACGTCGATAATGACACGGTGATCTTGTTTGACGAATCCCATTCCGGCAAAAACGAAACTGCCATGCGGTCGAATGTCATGGACGAAGCTGCACATAAGGCGCATTCAGTCATGTACTCGACGGCTACCCCAGCCGACAAACCCCTGCACATTGCTCACATGTTCCGCGCCAAGGTGTTCGGCAATCGCCCGCCAGAAGAGACATACAAGGAACTTGGCCTGAAAGAAAGTCGGCACACCGACAAGGAAACAGGCGCTCAATGGTCAGAATGGAAGATTGACCCAAAGATCGGCGGCATTGAAGTGCATCGCCGGTTAAACGGCCTGTTCAACCGGATGACCAAAGAAGGTTTGATGGTCAAGCACGAGATTGACCTCACTGGCACCGAGGCGCACTTCAAGACCGTTGAACTTCCGGACTACGCCTACGACGAGCTTGCCAACTTGGAAGACAATCTGAGCCACGGATTAGGCATCAAAAACATGACTGGCGGTGCCAAGGGGCGTGCCCTTCTTGCGATGCGCCGTCACCAGGAAACCTACAAGATTCCGGCAATCATCGAGCACGTCCAAAACGAACTCGCCGATGACCCCAATCGGCAAATTGTCATCTTTGCTGACCGGATCAACGAGTCCAAAGTCACAGGTGAATCAGGTGAGATGGTTCACTATAGCCAAGGGACCATCAAGATGCTGGCAGACGCTCTTGCTCGCGCCGGAATCTCCGGCATTGCGCATCTTCATGGCGGCTCTACCGTTCCGCATCGGGACACGATCAGAGGATTCCAAGAAGGAAAGCATCAGGTCATGTTGGCCACTCTTGGAACAGGCGGGACAGGAGTTGATCTTCCTGACTTGCGCGGTGATCGGCCACGAACTGTCATTATGATGACCGGACCACTTGCTGCCGACCAAAACGTACAGGCAGTCAGTCGAACCATCCGGCTTAGCAGCAAGTCCAATTCTAGGTTGGCATGGTTCTTCTCCAACGCGCCGATTGACGACTGGGGTCGCAAGTTGCTCGCCGGGAAGATGGCCACACTTGGCGCGGTCGTCAAGGGCGAGGTCGAGAAACTACAATTGCCGTTCGACATCGGCTCTGAAGGCATGGAAGACCTGATTGCCAGCAATCGAGACCAGATTGCCCGTTCGCAACTCGACGAACCTTACGAGTGGCGTCAACTGACAGGCCTTCCCCAAATCCAACGAGAGGAAGACCAACAAAAGCCGCTGTTCGAGGGTATGGACCTTGGCCGCAGGAAACGGGGTGGAAGCGAGGCTCACCGGCCGCCGCCCAAGGGATACAAGCGTCGGAGTTACACCCAAGACGGCACCCCCGAACGCTACACCATGACTGCTGGCGAGATTGCCGAAGCAGTGAAGGGATGGAAGGAACCCAGTAAGGCGCAGATCGAGGCCGAGAACTACACCAAGCCCACAATTGCCTGGAAGGGCCTCACCATCAAGATCGAGACACCCAAGGGCAAGAAGCGAAACCCAGCATGGCCAGAGATGCCCGCCCACTACGGATATTTCTCCCGTGTAGGCGATCAAGCCAGTGAAGATGCCCGCGACGGAGACAAGCCCGACGTGTTCATTGGCCCAAATCCAGCCAGTGACTTGGTTGTGGTCATCGACCAGGAAACACCGAGTGGAAGGTTTGACGAATGGAAGGTCATCATTGGCTGCAACAGCAAAAAGGAAGCAGTTGACCTGTACCGTTCTGCCTACACGTCAGGCTGGCGAGTTGGGCCTGCGACCGCGATGACATCAGAACAGTTCAGGGCGTGGCTCAGTGAAATGCCAGACAAGGGGCGAATCGCCGAGCAGGTGAGTAAGTACGCCGCCAAGTACGACTTCTCAGACATTCACCCAAGGCACGAACAAAACAAGCGTTTCATCGAAAAGCACGCCAGCCTGACCCTGGCCCAGACCATCGACCGGCCGCCGACCCCCGGTGAACGCAAGACCTACGACGACTACGTTGACTTCCTGAAAGTCGGCGGGACGAAGCCCATGCCATTCAAGGATTGGCTCAAATTCCACCGCACGACCAAGTATTACCAAGCCCAGAAGGAACGTGAAGATGCCGCAAAAGCTGCCGCTGGAAGACGTGATTCAGAAGGCCCTGGAGAAGACCCAGAAGTCGAAGGAATGCCCGATCAAGACCTGGAAACAAGAGAACGAGCGGGACCGCGAGATTCAGGAGCGGTGGGACAGGGCGGCGAAGCCGAGCAACTGATCGGCGGCAAGGCGGACAAAGGACTGGAAAGAGCGGCTACGTCTGTCAGCAACATCAATGCAGTGCGAGAATTTGCAGCGAATCTCTACGCGGCTTATTACGAAAGCTAACGCCAATGATCGTTAAACCAATAGTTCCGCACAGTCGATAGCTACCTCAACTGATCGCTTGACAGATGATTTAGGTCATGCTACGATGACGGTGTTAACAGAACATTTCGATCACGTCCCGCCCGCAGTAAGTTCTGCGGCTGCTTGCCGCCGTTCTGTTAACACCTGCGGCGGGGCTCCGTACTCGCGTCCAATGTTGATCCAGCGAGCCTATAAGACGGAGCTACAACCTACAACTGAGCAGCAGGAGTCGCTGGCTCGGCATTGTGGAACGGCTCGATTTGCCTTCAACTTCGCATTGGGACGCAAAATCGCCCACTACGAAAAGACAGGCAAGACACTGCCATACCGCGAGGTTGACGCAGAGTTCAACGCGAAGAAGCGGCCTGGAGGCGAGTTTGAGTGGGCGAACTCGGTCAGTAAGTGGTCGCATCAGGCAGCGATCCGAGACTGCGAGGCGGCATTCAAGAACTTCTTTAGAGGTATCAAGAGCGGTAAGAAGGTCGGCTTTCCGAAGTTCAAGTCAAAACACAAGTCAACGCCGAAGTATCGTGTTGCTGGTGAAGTCGTCACTGTTTGTGATGACCGCATACGCCTTCCCAAAATTGGTTTTGTCCGCCTGATGCGTTGTGGCTACATCCCAACATCCACCGTCAAGATCAACTCCGCCACAATCAGCCAGCGTGCTGGTCGCTGGTTCGTATCGGTCCAGGTCGAGGAAGACATCGTAGTGCCTGAAAACCAAGGGCCTGCGGTTGGAATCGACTTGGGCCTATCTCACTTCTGTGTTGGTTCAGATGGTTCTCGGCTTGACCCGCCGCGTCCACTGTGCCGTTCATTGAAGAAATTGCGTCGCCTGTCCCGCCGTCATTCCCGCAAACAGAAAGGATCAAACAACCGTCGCAAGTCAGCAGGCAAACTTGCGAAGCTGCATTTCCATATCGCCTGCCAACGCTCCGACTTCATCCACAAGGCAAGTGATTACTATACGGCCAATTTCAGTTTGATCGGAATTGAAGACTTGCACGTTGCCGGGATGCTCAAAAACCGACATCTGTCGCGGGCGATAAGCGATTCGGGATGGAGCGAATTTCGGCGTCAAGTCGAGTATAAATCGGCGTGGCGTGGCGGAACAGTTGTTGCTACCGATCAATGGTTTCCGTCATCGAAAACGTGCAACGTTTGCGGCTTGAAACGCGATAAGTTGCCGCTATCGGTTCGTCAGTGGACGTGCGATTGTGGTGCGGTACACGACAGAGACGTAAACGCATCATTGAATCTTAAAAACTACGCTAGGGCGGTGGTTGCCGACCGAAGCGATCCGCAAGGGTTAACGCCTGTGGAGATTGCCGTTGGGCGGTCTGTGAAGCAGGAAGCACTGGAGATAGCCTAAAATAAATGACTATGAAAGTGGCAACACAATAGGCCAGAAAGAACTTTTGATTTGAATGCACTGACAGACGGAATACGCCACGAAAAGGAACACACGGAATCCGAAGACGTGGCCAGTGAAATCGCCCGCGACCATTCAGCCAGTGACCCACTGTACTATACGAAGCTGTCAAAGATGGAGGCTGACGATGCTGATTCAGAAGAGTCGGAGACGCCTGACCAGGACGCGGACGAGGATCAAGAGCAGGAGGGGTCCGAGGATGAGGCTTCAGTCCAGCCCACGCGACCTTCGCGAAGCACTGGCCGCCCGTCAAAACACTCGCTGAACGCTATTCGCAGCTTCGCCGCCTCGTTGTATACTGCTTATTACCAGGATCAAAACGAATAAGGAGCTTTTCGATGACAAGCGATCTTTTTCACGACGCGGCGCGGGCGTACTATGGGGTGGGGCCAGAGGTCTACACCCTCGCCAACATTGCAACATGCGGGAATGCGCCGCCAAAATACGCCCTCGGCGACGACGCCCCAGTAGCGCCCGACCAGTACGCCGTCAAGCCGATGAAGGATCAGCCGTCGCTTTTCAATAAGATGACAGAACCAGCACCGTCGCCAGCAGTTAGCGAGCCTTCTGTGGCACAAAAACCACCGGCGACAGCAACGCCAGCCATCAACCGCAAGTCTCTGCAAAAGTACAACCCACTCGCTGGCGATCTGTTTCGTGCGGCAGAGCTTCTGTCTAAGAAAGGCTTGCACAAGGATGCCGCACAAGCGCACAGTGGACTGGCAAGATATTTCGGCGCGTTGGCCAAAAATACGGACGACCTGGAAGCGGCGCGATTTGCCAAATATCACTCAGATCAGGCAGATTTCCATGCAGGACAGCCTGCTCCGTCAGGAACAAAAGGTTACGTTAAGCCGACGTTTGCGCAGCCAGAAACGATCCCAGACACCCCTGAGCAGAAGCATTTCGAGTACGCCCTTGGTGATTCCAATACGGGCTCCGTTGACGACGACCCCATGATGAAGCGAAAAGGAGCGTCAGGAATGTACCCGGCGCAGCCAAGGCCGATGTCGTCTTTTGGAACTCGAATCACGCTTGCTGGAGACTATCCGTCCAAACCCGACTACTCCGAGACCGGCACAGGCGATCATGTCACTGCCGACAAAGAAGACTACGGGATCATGGATGCGGCCAAGAAGGCGGCCCTGGGCGCGGGGATTGCCATGTCGGCAATGGGCGGCGGATGTGCCAAGCCTGAATCAGCTTCACCACCTGCTGCAACGGCCGACTCGTCTGGCTTTACCGATTCGGCACAAAACAACGTTCAGACTCGGCTGCGACATGCCAGGCATAACGTCGCCCGCATGAAGGCAAGACAAGCGACGGGAGGCGGGCCAGGAGTGGGCGTGTCCGTTCAGGCACCAAAGATCGACTACTCCCTAACCGGAACGGGCACCGTTTTGCCGCCGCCACCACTGCCAAAGCCAAGGTATCCGGCGACCAAGACACTACAGAAACTAGGAAAGTCTCCGCCGCCGCCGCCACCTAGTGCTGCAGAACGAAAGAGACAAGAATCTGCAGGGCAACAGATCGCGGCGGAAAAGAAAGGTGGATTTGCAGGACAATTCAACTACAGCTTGCCAGACGAAGAAATCGACTATTCCCTGACTGGCACGGGAGACAGATTTGACGACAAGTACGCCGCCGCCGCCCCCCCGCCTCCGCCTCCACCGCCCGGCAAGGGCACCTATGGTGATTTAGCCAAAGCCGCCAAACAGCTTCAAGGCACCGGGATTCACCTAAGAGATCTCCTGCCTTCCGAAACAACGGCCGCACCAACCCAAGCCAGTCCAACACCAGCAGCGACAAAGCCAGCAACTTCCAAGCCACGAATTCCCGAAGAATTGAGAATGGCGGCTCAGCGAATTCAGCAACGGCATAATTCCCAACAGAAGGTTCCGCCATCCAACAAGCCCTGGTCCTAGTAGACTTCGGTACGAAGTTCTTTGACCCACTTGATGTTCAGGTTGCAAGCCATGACCAAAAGTTCTTTCTGCACCGCTGTGTTTCGTGCGTACTACGGACAACCTGAACGCTACCGTCAGGTCGAAGAGCCGCAGCCAGAACGCCCCGACATGCCGCCCCAGCTCCTGTCATCGGGGAGCAAAGAGCGTCCGTACATCAAGATGCTGTATCCTGATGGACGAAGAATCGAGTACCTGTTTGGCGACCATGTGAACATGCTTGGCGCGTTGAATCACAGACGCAACGGTGGCCGCCTTGCCAAGTTCCTTGAAGACGCCCACGACACCGGCATCGTAACCCACAAAACCGACCTGGGGACAGGCCACAAGATGCTGTCCAATAGGCAGAAGGCAGAGTGGGAACGGGAGATGGCCAAGCCAGAGACGCCTGCGCCGGACAGAGAGATTGACCCCAGAAACGAGACCATCGCTACAGAGATGGCAGGCGAAAGCCAGTACGCAGTAGGTGCCCAACCAATGGACAAGTACGCCGTGAAGAAGCCAAGGTCGATCTTTGACAGTTTGCCCGACCTGTCCGATCCTGGGCGTGAGCAAAAATACGCCAGTAAGTCGAGTCGTAAAAGCAAACCACAGCAAGGCCAGACCTCATGGTTTGACAAAAATCCAGCCGAGCCAGCCGTCGTCAAGGTAGACAAACTGCCGGACATGCCGGAAATGGCCCCGGTGACGACGGCAGACACGCCATCATCTACTGCACAGAAATCGCTTGTTGCTGGCGGAGAATCCATTGCTCCGCCTCCAACGAAAGCACCCACAACAGTCACCAAGACCACTAAGGCCCGTCCACTCAGTGACGAGCGTCGCGTCAAGGGACTGCAAGATGACTTAGGAAACTGGTTCCGAATTCATAACCAGGACATTCACGGCCTTCCACCCGACTCTGCCGTGAAACTTGTCAAATATCTTGCGCACGAAGGACGACTGTTTCGCTTGAGCCATGTGGATCACCCGGAACATGGCAGCTTCATCCATGTTGAACATGGCGTCCCATCCGACGTGCCACGTCAAGGTCGTGGAACGCGAGTCGAGATGCAAGCGGTCTCTCCAGAAACAAGTCAGGCGATGAAATACCTCCCTGCGAATCACCCGCTAGTCGAACTCGCGTCTGAAATGATGTACGGCCCAAAGGATATCACTAAGACTACGAAGACGGGCGTAAGAAGAGCCGTCAGCGCCGGCGTAGATCCAGAACTCGTCAGAAAGCGAGCATCATTCCTGGCCAACGCCGTTTTTCCTGAGCGAGGCGTCGGAAAGGGCAAGCTGGAAGGCTTGAAGCCATCTCCGCCAACAGCAACACCACCCACCGAGCCAAGAGAGCCAGTGATTGGTGGACGCGCAGACGAAACCGTTTATCCTCAATTACCGGTTGCTACGGGACCAGTCGTCACGCCACCTCAGCAACTCGATCCAAAAACACGGCGATTCAGCCCGTTCTCGCTCTCGTCTAGTGCCAAGCAGTTCGCCGACGCCGTGGTCGAGAAGTACACCCAAATTTGCCAAGTAGACGACCTACTCCAACGGTTCTCCGCAGCCTACTACGGCGAGGTCGAGCGGTACGGAGGTCAGCAGGCCGGACACCATATCGACTTCGAGGGGTTCAACAACGGCATTCCGGCCGCAACCATGATGCAGCCGATGAAGTTGCAGTCCGCTGTCGGGAATGGGCCGCCACGCCACGGACGAGGGACCGGGGCCAAGGCTGGTACATTTGCGCCAAATCCATTGTCCGGCGCAAACAAGTATGCCGCTACCAAGGTCAAGGAAACAAAAGATCGTGCTCCTACCCCTGGACAGACGAGTTTGTTTGATGCCCCACTGTCCGCAGATCTTCCGAAGCCAGAGCATAATGTGCCATTTGGAGTTACATCAGCATCTGTGCCGCCTGGGAAAGACTGGCACGTAAAAGCATTGGACGCGATCGGACTCGCACCTGTTACCACAAAACCCAGAGCGGAAAATCCGCAAACTCAACCAGCAACCGCTTCGTCGCCGCTTCAAAAAATGTTCACGCCTCCGCGTGACCTAAAGTCCATTCCGCACGCTGAACTCGTCAGGCTACATCGTCAAGGCGACAAGCCAGCGACTACATTCCTTTGGCAAAAGATCCAGCCTAGCATCGAGTACATGAAGAAGAAGTTCCCGAACTACACAAATGCCATCGACAGGCTGGTCTCCAAACGCGAAGGCGAAGACGGCAGCCCACTTCCTGGAACTTTTGAGATTGCGGCCGACAGCTACGATCCAACGAAACTTGGAAAGAAAAGCGGCAAGCCAGCAAGTTTTTCAACCCATCACCAAGGCATCCTGTACAACTACGTTAAACAATACGTTGAGCGACATCCCTGGGATACCGACAAAACTTCGGACACAGGCATAGGAGAATACACTGGCGACGACGAGCCGATTCGAGGACGAGAGGCTGTTTCACGCGAAGCCGATCCAGCCGACGTTCTGTTGGCGCAAGAAGAGCCAAGTGGACGCCAACAGAAACAGGAGGCATTGAATCGCGAGTCTTTTTTGGTTCACGAAGAAATGAAAACATGGCCAGACACTGACCAATGGATAATGGAAGCACACCTAGCCGGCTGGGAGCCAAAAGACATCTCTTCTGTACTCCAGGCCGACTTAGGGAGCGATCAACTGAAGTTCATGTCTAGGCACAAAAACAAGAAACTCAGATCAATTGTAGATGATGAATTTAGGTCCAATGTAGTCAAGTCTCTTCCGTGGAGACCAACACCTGAAACGGTGGCAATGAAAATTCGTTGGCTTACCGATACGCTCCGCGAAAATCCGACGTTCTCCAAGATTCGACAGAAGCGAGAGAACCCAGACCTACGCGATGCCGCCGAGAGGTTCGCTGACGACGTGATGAAAGTGATGTTCCCGCATCTTTTCCCGCAGCCGAAGCCGCAGGCCGAGCCTGAGCGACTTTCTGAGGCCGACTTAATCGCCAGAGACAAAGCCATCAAGGAAATCAAATCACGTCAAGCTGCAGAAAAAAGGGCTGCAACCAAGCGGGCCAAGCTCGCTCCAAGACCATTGCTTCAACTGGAAAGCAAGAACGCCCTCACCGCACCCGTCGAACAACTGCAAACCATCCCTGACTCCCCAACAGGTCACCCTGCCCCTCCACGACAACCGCCGCTTGAAGGCAATGAACGATGGGCATTGGACACCGGGGAATCCAGTGACATCAACGAACTCAAGAAGCTCCACGCCGTTGCCACCAAACACGGTCTGATCTTCAAAATCAAGATGCCGCCACGTTCAACCGGTAAGCAGCAGATGGAGTCCATTCGCTGGTTCACCTTCACGCCTGCCAAGTGGAAGCAGCGGTTCACTCAACGAGGCCGACCGGAAAAGTACGGCTTGGCCATAGACGTATCCCCTCACCGAACCTACGGCGGGACCGAGATGCCATCGGGTCAGAAAGCACCTTCGGTCGGATCTGACGTGCTGGGCGCGATCGCATCCGGTCTGGTTGGCGGTCGTCGTGGCGGGGCAAAGACGGCCCGCGCGGTTGCGACGCCCAAACAGACTCGTCAGCCTGCCGGCCCAAGGCCCCCGGCCCCACCGAGAGCCTTGACGGCATCTGAAGCCGACCAACTTGGCAATGAGATGGTCCAGTCGCGTGTTAAGGCCGACAACGCCGGGCGAATAACTCGCACGAAACCCGGAGCGGCCGGGATGATCGACTACCCGGATTTGTCCGCAGGGGCAGAACAGCGCAGGACGCCCACAGTGAAGCCGCCAAAGACTGGACGGACTGCTGCGCAAACTAAGTCTCAGGAAGACATTGAACGAGAAGCCCAAACACGTCGTGACACCGCCATCGCCAAGTCATTGCGGGCAAAGCAGAGCCGGGAGCGGGCTGAGGCGATTGAGCGAGGCGAAGCCCCGCCAAGATCTAGGCAGAAGAAGTCGCAATCGGTTCCGACGGAAACAACCCAAGCGAGAGTAACTCTGAAATCAAGTGGAACACCTGAAGGACAGCCGATTCCTATGGTCACCGGAGGTGCCACGCAAATCCACGGAGAAGGAATCAATCCGGTAGTCGCCCATTACGCCGTCGTAAACATTGGAGACTTACAGCCGTCGCACATTGCCGACGCGCAAGGAGTGATCTCACCAAACCCGAAGTACAAGCACCCGGACGCGCAGCCACGAGACTACAGCCCTGGCAGCGAGAACCACAGGAAAGTCCTACGTCACCTCGACGATAAGGTTTCTGCCTACTGGACCACAGACAACCCAGACGCGCTCGCTGGGCCATCCACCGTAGATGAACACGGCCAAGTAAGTAACGGCAATGGAAGGGCAGTCACTGCCCTAATCGCAGCGCAAAAAGGTGACTACAAGTGGCTCAAAGATGCCGTCATTGCCAAGGCTAAGCAGTATGGATTCGATGACCAACAGATCAAGCAGATGGAACAAATGGAGCATCCATACTTGGTTCGGGTCCATCCAGGCATCCGATCTGGGAGTGACGAGTTCGCTAAGTTCGCCGCCATTGGCAACAAGGAAACACGGCAAACTGAGATGCCTATTCGTGAGGCTGCGTCCATTGGCAAAACGGTCCTGAGCCAAGATGACCTAAACGACCTTGCTGGCCAAGTCTCTGGTGAGACAACGATTGGACAGGTACTGAAAGCAAAGAATCACCCCATTGTGCAGAAGTTACGAGATCGCCTTGAAAACACTGCTGGCTACCACAAGTTCTTTGGAACGAACGGCCAACTACACGAATCGGGACGAGACCTTGTGGAAGACATGATTCTCAGTCGCTTCATTCGTCCACAAGTGCTTGAGAAGGGGTCCGAGACCCGGAGCCTGAAAAATGCGATTGGCACCGCTCTTCCGCACCTTATTCGCATCGGATCTCAAATCACTGAGCCGCTAGAAAAGGCGTTTGAATTTATCGCCAACAATCCTGGCGTAAAGAGTCTGGAGCAGCTTCGCGACGCAACGAAAAGGCAGGGGGCGCTTTTTGAGACCGGGAAAGAGGTGGACAGAGTTACGCAAAAACTACTGGAAGAGATGTATGCCTCCAAAAACAAGACTGGAGGCTTCAGCTCACCAGCCACTAGAACACTCTTCCACGAGATCGCCAAAGCAGCGTCCGATCGACGGCGAGACATTGGCGGACGATCATTGCTGGGAGAGCCCGAAACATCCTGGCTCGATGACGTAATCGGTGCTGTTCATAAGGCACGACGAAAGACCGAGGAGGTCGAGCGACTGAAAGCCGAGGAACAGAAACGAAAGTCTGCACAAGCAAAGTCGCCAACCCTGTTTACAGCCAGACGCCACGACGCCGCCGTCGAGCTTTACAGCGCCGTTCACGCCGCCTACTACCACAAAGTGACTTCTCCACCCCAACGGGTAGCACGCAAAAATAGTGCCCCCAAGAGGTCAAAAGTCCATTGACTCACTATCCGTAGATAGCGATATTACCAGAAGTATGAATGGAAACAACGGAAACGGTCACCGAGCAACGCAACGACTGGCCAACGAATCCCTGTTGGACGAGCGATGGGCATTGTTCCGAAAAGAACTTTTGAGCCGCATCGACCGCAACCCTGAGCTTTACCTGGACGCCAACATCCAGTTTCAGGTCATCCGTGGCCGCGTGATGAATGCCAACGCGACCGAGAAGCACGACGGCGTGGAGTTCACTGACCGGTTCAGAATCAAGGAACACGTTCCCGTAGGCTAGGCGGCGCGAAGCTGCCATTCAACTTACAGACCGACTCATAGACGAGAGGTCGCCCCATGTAAAAACGTGCGGCGACCTTTCGTTTTTGACGCCCAAACAATGATCATTACGTACCGTTACCAACTCCGAACCACCGTAAAACAGCGATCTGAGCTTGACTCAATCCTGTCCCAGCAACGGTGGCTGTACAACGAAGCGTTAAGTTGGAGAACTTTTGCCTACGAAACTTACGGCGTGTACGTTTCGTATGTCGATCAAAGCCGGTGGCTAACCTACCTGCGATCCAATGACAGCAAAATGGCGTCGCTTCCACTCAGTATTCAGCGAGGAACATTAAAGCTCTTGGATCGTGCATTTTCCGGATTCTTCAGTCGAGTCAACCGCCATGACAAGGCTGGATATCCTCGTTTTCGTAGTCATCACCGCTTTAGAACGTTTGCCTTCAATGAATTCATTGGAGTTCGCTTGACTAGCAAGCAGTTGAGAGTCAAAGGCATTAGCGGTGGATTGAGAGTCAATCTTCACCGTCCGCTTCCCGAGTACGAAAAAATCTTGTCGTGTTCGTTCAAGCGAAAAGCGAACAACAAGTGGGAAGTTGCCCTGGTTTTGCGGGTTCCATCGCCAGAAAAAAAGCCGATTGTGACAAAGGTTGGCATTGATGTGGGGCTGACATCGTTAGCGACGCTTTCGACTGGTGAAAGCATCCCGAACGTTCGACCGACAGCTCGTGCAGAGAAGTGCTTGCGAGTTGCCCACCGTGCCTTCTCGCGATGTCAGAAAGGCAGTAACGGCCGCACGAAAGCCAAGGCGAAAGTCCAGCGAATTCACGAGACAATCCGCAATACGCGAAGCACGTACCTGCATCAAGTATCGGCGGACTTGGTACGTCGATTCAACTTGATTGCCGTCGAAGACTTGAACATCAAAGGCCTCACTCGGTCGCATTTGTCGAAGTCAATCAACGACGCGGCCTGGGGTCGATTGCGATTTATGCTGGCTTACAAGGCAGAATGCGCCGGTGGTCAGTTGGTCTCAGTCGATGCTCGTTATACGTCACAGGACTGTTCGCGCTGCGGAGATCGGGTTCCAAAGTCGCTCTCCGAACGAGTTCATTCTTGTCAAAGTTGTGGGCTTGTTCTGGGCCGCGATCACAACGCTGCCTTGAACATTCTGCACCGGGCGGTAGTGCGCCCGGCGTTGCCTAACGTGGCCGGCTACGGCGAGCGTGCAACGGGATCGACCGGCTCGCGAAAAACGATCCGGGACACTACCCGACCCAAAGACGAGAGTTGTTCATTGGTGCTCTGTTAATGCTTGCGTAACTCCATGTCAACGATCAAGTTACCGATTCCCGAACAGAACGAATCACTCGAACGCTACACCGTTCGCTGTGCCAAGTTCGCCAAGGGCGTTGATCCGGAAGAGTTCAACGAAGCGGTCTGGTCGATGTGGGGGCAGTACCGGGGGCCGACCGACGCTGAGAAGATGGCCGCCCGCAAGTTCAACCCCGATCGGTACGAACTCGACAAGGGCATCTGCGTATTCTCCGAGCACGAGACAACCACCGCCAAGGGCGAGCACCGCAAGTACGACCTGAAAGAGCTTGCCAAGATCGTTCGGGGGAACAACGACCGCATTTCCGACGTGGGCGCGTTCCCAGCCATTTCCGACGGTCACACATCGAACCCGGAAGACCCCACTCAGCGTGAACCGCCGATCCTTGGGTACGCCGGGAACTATCGGCTCGGTCTGATCGGCCACAAGAAGCCTCGCTGGGCCGTCTTTCACGACGAGTACCAGAAGAAAGAGCACGTCAAGACGCTTCGGGAAGAGAAGCCCCGCCGATCGGTCGAGCTTTGGACGTTCAAGGATGGCCGGGCGCATTTTGACCCAATCGCGGCCATTGGCTCTGAGGCACCTCGGCTTCCGCTTCCGCAGCGATTCACTCAGTTCGCCTACCAAGACGCCACGGTGGAGAAGTACACCTTTGCCGGCAACTATGCTTCGCCGGGCGGGAACACGTTTGTGCCGTCGATGATTGGCGATCAGCGCAAGCCTAAAAAACAGCCGGAAGGAAAGTATGCTTGGGGGCATGATCCGCATCAGGAAACAGACGAACAGCCTCCAGTCATCGCTCGCAACGCCATAACGCAAAAGCAGAAAATCGGCAGCGTTTCATCGCCTCGATCGAATGTCACCTCTCGCATTCCAACAGCATCCGCTGGCCCCCCGATTCCACCGCCCAAATCCAAAGACCGTTACGCCGCCGAGCCGGCTGGCAAGGCGACTCCCATTACCCAATCAACAGGAGATAACGCCATGCCCATGCTGGCACCGCAAGACCTTCAGCAGGTCATTCACGCAATCTCGCAGACTCCCCAGTTCGACTTCCTGACCAAGCTGCTCGAAGCATTCAAGACGCCCGATGGACTCATTGAGGCCATTCAGGGCGGTGGCGCGGGCTTGGGAGGTGACGAGGGCCTAGAAGGCGGACTCGACCAGGGCGGCGACGAAGCGATGGACCAGGGCCTCGGAATCGCGCCCGAAGGCGACGACCTGGGAGACTTGGACGCCCTTGGAAGCGGAGAAGGCGATGACCTTGGCGGAGGAGAAGAACCCGAACCCACGCCTGGACCGGAAGGCGAACCGTCCGGTGAGGCACCAACCGAAGAGGAACCCGAACCGGAGAAACGATCCATGAGCACTTCAGGCAATGCCGTTGTCGAAAAGTACACCCAACTTCAGCGCTCGCACAACGAGGCCCTGAAGGACATGGCCACCATGCACGCTCGCATTCAGCAGTTGGAGCGAGTTAACGCCAATCACGCTCGCCGCGCCAAAATCTCGGACTTGCAAAGCCGCTTCCCGACGTTCATCGACGCCAGTGAAGAACTGGAACGATGCCTGTATAGCCAGAAGGGCAGCATGACGGATGCGGAGTTCGAGAAACACATCGCCGACGTTGAGCGTTACGCCGAGAAGCACGCCAAGGCCAGCGTCTATATCCCGACCGGGGACGCCCCGAAGACGGAAGAAGATTTGGGATCGCCGGAGAAGTACGCGATGTCCCAGAAGATCAACCAGCGAGCCGTCAAGATCGCGACCGACTACGCGAGCAAGAACCCCGGCAAGGTCATGGCCTACGAGGAAGCGAAGCGGATCGCTCGCGAGGAACTGACGAAGTAACTCAACCACCGGCTTCCGTCCGGTTACTTGAAGGAGAAGAACTATGCCGCTCTTGAACCCGAATTATGTGGCCGGTGAAAACCTGTATCCTGCTCGGATCGTCAAACGAGCCACCGACGAAAACAACGCAGTTCTGATGGCTGACGACGGCTCGGCAGTACCTGTTGGCGTCGTTTTCAACGGAACTCGCGAGGCACCGATCCCGTCTGTCACGACCGCCTATGCGGCGCTGGACCAAGAACCTGTTCGCGTTCACGGTCCAGGCGATGTGGCGGAAGTTGAGATCGGCGAAACGCTGACGGATGGCTGTGAAGTCATGGCCGGCACCAATGGCGTGGCGATGATTGCGACTGCCGGCAACTACGTCGTTGGCATCTGCCAGCGAGGTGTCGCATATTCGTCCGGCGAGAAAGCCTGGATTCACGTCATGATCTACCAGAAGAACGCCTAACCCACTGCAACGCGACGTGCCGTAGCCAAAGAACGGGGTGCATGTCCGGAACCAAGGAGATTTACCATGCCGCTCTCGACCGGAACTTACGCCCTGCCCGGTGCATATAACACCTATGTGCAGAACCCCGACGCTACGGGCAACCTGATCATCACGTTCAGTCGCGACCCGTCGAAGTTCGCCCTGCCGCGATACGCCCAGTACCGACCCGTGACCAAAAGCGCGGGCCTGTTCTTGCGGATCAAGGCAGATGAATGTGCCCGCATCCTGGACGCCGACTTGAACGACTACGTGTGGCCCGACGGCGGCGACGCCCCCAAGCGAACCCACACGGAGCAGTTTCGTTACGAGTCCTACCGGGCCACTCGGTACGCCTACCCTATGCAATTGGGCGAGCTGGCGATGGAGGAGGCCGACTGGGACATCGAGGGCGTCCACAAGATGTTCAACGCCCAGAAGGCCATGACGGCGCGGACGGTGAAGACCATCCAGCAGCTGGAAACGGTCGCCAACTGGGACTCGACCCACGTCAAGTGGACCAACGAGATTTCTGGAAACACCAGCTACAGCTGGGAAGCCTCCACGACCTCGCTGATGGACATCAAGCGGTCGATCACCTACGCCGTGCAGGTCATCCAGAAGGGTACTCGTGGCGTCGTGACGCACAAGGACCTCATGCTGGTCATGTCCCCGGCCACGGCTGCGAAGATCGCTCTCTCGCAAGAGATCATCGACTTCGTGAAGCAGCAGGCCAGCGCGCCGCAGATCACCGAAGGCGCGAAGTGGGGCCTGGACTTCTACGGGATGCCCCCGACGCTCTACGGCCTGCCCGTGGTCATCGAAGACGCCGTGAAGGTCACAAGCGAACGCGGTGCGACCACCACGACGGACGACTGGGCGATGACCGAAGGCAACGTGTTCGTTCTGGCCCGGCCGGGAGGAATCGAAGCCGTCGCTGGTGGTGGCCCGTCGTTCTCCACGATCACGATCTTCTTCAAAGAAGAAATGACCGTGGAAACCAAGAAGGACGTGGACAACCGCAGGTGGGATCACCGCGTGGTCGATCACTTTGATCCGATCATGACCGCACCAGTCAGCGGCTTCCTGTTCCGTGGCGTCACCGAGACGACCGACAGCAGCAGCGGAGACTAATCTGTGGCCGCCTACGCATCCATTTCGGACCTCATAACTCGCCGTGACAAACGGCTCATCGGCGAGTTAATGGGGGACATGAACGACACGCCCACTGACGCAGAGCTGCTTGCCAGCGATGTGTTGAGTGAGCTGCTCGTGGATGCGTCCGGCCAAGTCGAGTCTGCGATGCTATCCGGCAAGCGGTATCTGCCTGCCGACCTGGAATCACTGACGGGCAACTCGCTGGGGTTCCTGAAGAAGATCGTCTGTACGATTGCGATGGCCGACCTTTACGAACGTCGGCCGGGCTACCACATGGAACAGGCCAAGGCTTACACAGAACTGGCGCAAGCCTATCTGAAAGCACTGCGAAACGGCGAGAACCTGTTCAACCTGGACGACCACATCAACGCCGCAAACCCAGACACAACTGCTCCGACGGTTGTTGATTACACAAACCTGAACTTTTACCCAGAACAGATGGGCAGGCACCTCGTTCCCAGATGGAACCGTTTGCCCGCAGGACGTTAAAGAAGGAGAACGAACATGGCAGCTGGCGTTTTTAGCGGCATTCTTCCGATGGGATTCCCGCATCGCAGTACCGGCGCAACGCTCGTTGAGTTTGGCAGTGCCGCAGATACAGGTTCCGGTGACGACGCTACGATGCTGAAACTTGGCTACTGCGAAGACCGAGTTCAGATCGACGAGAGACCTCAGTGGGAAGACATCAGGAACGACATCTTCGGCGGCATGGCCGGGATTCCTTCGGAGGTCCAGTACCTCGGGTCTGTCGTCTACGTCCATTGCAACCTGAATCGGTTCAATGACTACCACATCAAGAAGTTGTCCTCTATTCACCCGTCACTTTCTCAGGTCGTTGGCGCAGAAGTGGCCAATCAGATGACTGGAACGACTGGCGATGTCGTTAGTGGGCCGATGGGCGCGTTCATGCGACAGGGTGACAACGCGACGATCACCTACATGGAAACCCTACGACTGTCGTCTGCTACAGAAAACTTGACTTTCCACAAGGCATTTCTGCGGCAAGGAAAGCGGTTTAACATGGGTGTTCGGCACCAGCAGGTGATGCTCGTGTTTGAGTGCCACATCTACAGCCCGTGCGACCTGGAGTTGTACGAAATCGCAGCCGGTACAAACCCCTGTACCTAATTGACATCCCACTTGGCACGTAAGCAAAGCCGCGAGTTGCCACTATGCCTTTCCTCGGAGTAGTACCCCAGTCGTTTCCGCACTTCGCCACTGGGCCGACGTTGGTCCAATTCCACGGCTACAATCTGGGCTACTCCGAGGACCGAATCCAAATCGACGAAACGCCCTTCTTCCACGAAGTCAAGAGCGATGGATTCGGTGGCTCTGAAGGGCCGCCCTGTGACGTGCAGTATCTTGGATCGCTTATCTACGTCCGCTGCTCGCTGAATCGGTTCAACCAGACGACTCTTAAAAACCTCAGTAGTATTGCGACTGAAGATGCTCGCATTACTGCGCCTGGAATCATGCCTCGTGCTGGCTGGTACATGCGGCAGGACGACGGGTTGGAAGAACTGGTTCTAACCAGTAAAGAATACATCGTCACGTTCGCCAAGGCCGTTCTTCGCCAGGGTCGAAAATGGACAATGGGCACGCGACATCAAGCATTCATCTTGCTGTTTGAGTGTCACATTGACAACGCCTGTGACTGCAAGATCCTTGAGTACGGCGACGGGGAAGATCCCTGCGATCCAGCCTACCCGTATCCGTGGACTGAATCTCACCAAACTCTTTACGCACTAACCCACCCAAGGACCTAACAATGGCAGAAACCAAAGACGGAACGCCAGAAACCACCACCGAACGAGACATCTTTCGCTTCCACGACGGCACCAAAGATCGCGCCGCCGACCCCATGAAGATCTGGTTTGCCATGTGGGCAGACGAAACGATCGACCTTGAAAGCGCAATCAAGCGGTTTGAGAACAACGAAATGGAGGCCGTGCAGGAACTCATCGGCAGGGCCAGGATTTGGATTGGCATCCCCGAATTCAACGAAGCCGACGGCACCGGCCTGACCGATTTGGAATTCTGCCGGGTGTGGTGGCAGTGGCTCAGTTTCGTCGTGGAACTCAAAAAAAAACGAGGCCAGTTGCCGATGCCTTTGCGTCTCTTGGGACGACCGCTCCCTGGGAGCCCCTCGACGCCGAAACCCGGTTCGGGCTCGTCATCCACGCCGAACGAATCGCCAAGCGTCGAGCCTACCACAACCTTCAATCCGTCGCTGGAGCCATCGGAAGCTGCTTCGGCGGCACCGGCCTAGACAAGTCCTGGTTTGACGCGATGGCAAGGACTCCAGAAGAAGCCGAGTACCAGTTCGAGAAGGACCGGTTCATGATGGAGTCGAGGCGAATGATGCAACAGATGCGGTAGACACATGGACGAAGGCCCAATCCAAGACGCTCTGATTGTCAGGATGGTGGCGGAACTAATGAAGGGTCTTGCCACTGCCTCTGAGACCGAGGCAGGCGAAGGCGAGAAGGTTAGCTTCGCCGCCAACCCCGATGCGTTTAGCGTTTCAGAGCAGGGTGGTCTGCTTGGCAACGAGCCGCCTGCCGCACTGCAAGAAACGGGTGAACCTGCCAATCCTGTTTCGCCCGTCTCAGCAACTACTTCGGCTGCTGAACCTGAAGTCAAGCGTCCTGCCATCTTTGGCGATCAATCCAAATCAGAAATCATTGAGCAGGCTTTTGGTCTTGCCACTGAAACACAGCAGCCTACATCGCCAGCGGTTGTTTCAGTCGCGAAGCCAGACATCAAAAACGAGCCGCAGCCGGATATTACGTTTCCAGAACCACAAGCCGTTCTTGCTGCCCCACCGGCAAGCTCACCGGACATTGGAAGAGTCGTTGCTACTGCCCCTCCGCCAGTCGAGCCGCAGCCATTCCCTTCGATTATTGAGAATGGTTCCGCCTCTGTCACGCCAGAACTTTCGGGCACAAATCCAATTGTCACTTTTGAACCACAGCAGGTTGAGACGCCCAAAATCACGACCGCTGAGAGTGATGTCAAACAGACTCTGGCTGTCACGTTTCCCGAACCGCCGCCTGCCTTTGTAGCTCAATCGACAAATCCGCTGGACACTGGCGGAGCCGTTATTGACGCCAATTCGCAAGCAAAATTGCAGCCACTCATCCCAGCCGCTGAGAACGCTCCTGCTGTAGTCAATCCAGAGCCAATCGTATTTGAGCCAAGTCAACCTGCTGTCGCTCCACAAACTAGCCCATCGGACATAAGCTCGCTTTTCACCTTTGGTCAGCAGCCGGCTAAGTCGCCAGAACCTGCGGCTATCGAGAACGCTCCGACATTGACGCCAACGCCGAACGTTACGCCTTTTGAACTACTGCCTGCCCTTGCCACTCGGCCGCCAGACGCACCAGCCGCTGAAGAGATCGTCACCGCCTCTCCGCCAGTCGAATCGCAACATCTCGCACCGATCCTTGAGAACAAGCCTGCCGTCGCTTCGCCCGACTCGGATAGTGCAAGCCCAGTTGTCACTTTTAAGCCAAAGCAAGCTGAGTCGCAGCAATCCCCGACGTTCGAGAACGCCGCCCCACCGACGCCGAACGTCACGATTCCCGAACCGCAAGCCCCTGCCGCCCGGCCGCCAGACGCACCAGCCGCTGAAGAGATCGTCACCGCGACTTCTCCACCAGCCAGATCGCAACCGTTCGCTTTAGATACTGAAGACGCTCCTATCGCCCGGCCCGAGGGTTATCCAAGCACGGAAGCAATCTTCACCTTTGGTCAGCAGCAAGCTGAATCATCGCTATCTCAAGTTCCTGAAAGCATCGCTGTCTTTGGCCATCCAGCACGCCCGCCTAGTGCAGAAGCGATTGTCGTACCGTCGCCCACAACCAGTCCGGCATCCGTCGCCGCATCGCCATCCACAGTCCAAGCACCAGCCACACCGACGCCTCCGACGACCACTGCGCCACCGCATTCTCCAGCACCTGTTGTCCAGCTACCTGCCGTCAACGTTGGTAAGCCAAAGGGCGTCGATTCTGTCGTCAATTCGCCAGCCGGAGAACCTGTTACTCCGCCCTCCGCTGCCGTTAGCCCGGACAATGTCGCCGCACCAGGACCACCGCCCGCTGCCAGCCCGACATCCATCATCGCACCGAGCACGACTGCTGAGACACCACCGCCACTCGACACGACATCGCAACCACCAGCACCAGTTGCCCCGCCAGTACAACCACCAGCTGTATCAGAAAACAAGCTAGACTCAAGCGATTCCGCTGAAGTTCTCAAGCCGGACGTTGGTTCCCAGTCGGCTAAGACACCACCCGCTGTAGCCAATATCGCCGCACCAGGACCACAGCCCGCCGTCAGCCCGGCCCCTGTTAAGCCACCGGAGCCGCCACAACCTGCTGTAGCTAGTGTCGGCGAATCGCAAACCCCTTCATCGCCAAGCCAAACGTCCAACGAATACAGCCTGAGTAGGCGATTTGACTATGACTGGTCGCGTGCCGCAGAAGAAGAGCTTCCTGCCGTACTAGAAGGCCAGCCAGCCCCAGGTATTTCCAGTGATGCCCTTGAGTCCGGCCCCGAACCGCAAACAGCCGAAACGCCTCCGCCAATTGCAGTCAATGACGGAGACACACAGAAGCCTCAATCACTAAGTTCTCTTCCTGACTTTGATCTGGGCACGCGATTTGACGACACACATGAATGGCCTCTTGCCATCGAGTACCAAGCACACCAGCGGTTTCTCGAAGAAAACGCAGAGGTTATCGAATCACTTCGGTCCACCCCACGTCAGTTCTGGACGCCAGAGCAGCGGCAGCAAGCGAAACAGATCCGCAAAACAAAAGAAGCATACAAGAGCCTAGTTTTAGACGTTACTCAAGGTCCAGTGCAAGGACCACAACCACCGCCACCGCCTTCACCCCCTGCCTTTGGTTCAGAAAGACCAATTGAAACCGAGAGCCTGTTTGCTGTCCCACGTCCTGCCGCAGCATCGACACCATTTTGGCATGAAGCAGGAGTCCGGATAGGGGGGGCCGCTGAACAAGCGCGACTACAAAGAATACAGTCCGCTACTGCTCCTGCGGAATTCGTTGCAGACTGGACAGAGCCGCCGCCAGAATCACCGCCGCAAGTTGCCTTGGCTACGATCCCCGAAAAGTATCGCGGCAATCTTGCCAGTGACGCACTGTCTGAAGCAGCACAATTTGAACAGATTGGAGCTACGGCGGCACCAGAATCAGGATTGCCAGTCCACGGCCCAGAGGAAGCATCTGTCGAAGCCGTTCCTACGTCCATGTGGACAAAAATGGCGCGGCGAGCTAAGCAGGCATTTCAGCAAACATTTCACCCGCCAACTACTCCATTTGCAACACAACCTCGACGATTAGATCCTGCCAGTTTTTCCGAAGGAACCAGGGATCAACCACGATCTGTCTTTGATCAGCCTGACGAAGAAGAGCCACTGTCTTCACCGCCTGACGACGATGATTTTTGGTCCGCCTTGCCGCCAGTTGCAACCGGAGCCCAACGAAGGAGAGGCCGAGCTGGGCGCGGCGGAATTGCTGGCGGCATTTTTGACGCCCTCACTGGCGGACAAGGCGGCTCACAAGGAGGAGCAGGAGGTGGGTCGCGAGACGTAATGCACGTTTGGGTTGATGGCGGTCAGCTTCAGCTTGTAGATCACATCAACAGCTTAGGGGCGGTTACCGGGAAGCACCTGCAGTCAGCGCAAACTAGCCCAGCGAGTCCAGTAAGTCCAACTGGCCCAACTGACGATGCTGCAGGAGACCAAAACGAAACATCCAATGCACTTCTGTCTTTACTGGGCATTGGTGGCGCTGCTGGACCAGCGGCCATTGTCGCCGCTGCAACTTACGCAGGAAGCCGCGCAGACCAAGCCGTTCGAGGCGGAATCCACTCCACTACTGAAAACGCCTCTCCGTTTATTGGGCAGACACAAAGTAAAATCGCTGGAGACGCGGCGGAATTCGGGTACGACTTGGCAAACAATAGTAGCCCAGCATCGCTTGCCACGAGACCAGACAAAGTATTGGCGACAATGGCGTCTCTTCCGCGTCACGTCACTGACTGGACTGAAGCTCTTTTGCACAGCACAGAAGGACTTCGACAGTTTTCCGGAACCATCGGAACCATGTTTGCTCAAGCGCAGGTTCGAGAAATAACTAGGGGAATTCAGTCTGCACAAGCCACTGGCGGCAATTTATCCGAAATGAGCACTGCATACCAAGACCTCCTTGACGAGGTCCGTCCAATAAAGGATGCACTAACCAACACTATCTCTACCGTTCTGGCCGGGCTTTTGTGGGACATCAAGGAAATTGTTCGGTATGCAAAATACCTAGAATACCTCCCTGGGATCGCGCCACTTGTGGCAATAGCCAAAGCACTTGAAGGCAAACAGCAAAAAGATCAAACCTTCTTCGATGCGTTTGCCCGAAGCTGGCAGACTGGCGAATTTAGCTACAGAAGCACCAAACCTGGACCAATGGCACCATAACATGTCACTTTGCCAAACCGACATAACATACAACGAAGTTACCATACGGAATGTTCTCACAGAGTCCGTTGAAATGTCGCCAACATACGACTCAACCAACGTCGATCCAGTTGGCATTCACACTACTGTCGTGTTTACTGGCGACCTGCATACTTCTGATGTCGATCAAGAAATACATGGTTCTCGCGTCAACTGGAGCAAGGCAGATGGAGTCGGTTTAGCACCAGGACTGCACGACACGCTTCGCAAGTTCTTGCAGCCGCGACATGAATTCAAGATGACCATCAACGACGAGGTCTTGTTTTTGATTTCACCTGACGCCACTGCGCCATGCGGAGAGCCCAGTGGCAAACGCGACTCTGAAGGCGGAATGACTACCTTGGGTGTAATTGAGGGCTATGACATTTCGCATGGACCGCGAACGAAGTGTCAAATCCTAGCCATTAAGGGAACGCGAACTGCAAAATGCCGGTTTACAGTCGAGTTTGTTGCGCTCATGCGATGCGGGACAGACCCTGTTGGCATTGGAGACATTCTGAACATGCGATGGGTTGTCGCGGATGACATAGATTGCAAAAGCTGGCTCACTCGCAGAATGTATCAAGGGAGAATTCGCTTTCGCAGCCGAGCATTATCCATTAACCCGCACGTACTAGCCCGTAACTTTGCGTTTCCTCCGATTCTTCGAGGATTCAAAAGAGAAAGCGTCAGCTATCACGAAGACCCCAACGCGCTTGAGCTAACGTTTTCGATTATTGACCAAGAAACGTGGGCTGCTGCACCAGCGCCTGCTACATCGTGGGAAGGCACATACACGATGAGTTTCCCGCAATACGGAGTCTCTTGCGAGCAAGAACTGAATCTTCTGCTTCGCTCAGATAAAAGTGTCAGCAAGAGACTTCTTGTAACGTTGGCAATGTACATACTGGAAGCTAAAGTACACTGGGAATGGATTCGCACAAATTCTCCAGGGACGATTTTCCTGCAATCGTCCACCCTGCAGGAAAATCTTGCCGAAAACGAAATTAGATTCAATGCTAGAGTAATCTCCATTGATGCCAATGCCTGGGTCATGAACGTCAGCAAGTTCAAAGGCAGTGGTGGTGGCTTTGACTTCGGAAGCCCGCTAAGACCTGACGTGTCTCATTGGACGCGAGGAATAGTAAACCCCAGGGACAGGATGTATGACAAAGAACTGGTTGTTGTGCCAAAAAACCTTTCGGCTGCTGCGTCCATACTTTTGTCGATCCTTCAGAATCCATGCTGCCCAAAAAACCTCTCTCAACCGCCAACGGGAGTAACTGGAGCGGATATTCCTGCATACACCACGACACCGCAAGTTGACGCCACGCAATTAGAGCAATTCACATCTGCCCGATATTCAGAATCTCACCAGAAGGCGGCATATTCGTTTTACAAAATGTCGTCTAGCTTGTCGTCCGACACTGGATGGAGAGGATTTCCGCTAGGAAAACAATGTAGTGCTTCATCGTCTGAAGCCACCGTAGCGTTTGCTCATCTTCATTGTCCAATACAAATTCGCAAGGTGACGATTCATGCTAGCCGTGTTAACGCATGGCCAGAACTTATCAAACCAGTTCACTGGAAAGACCCAAATACAAACATCGTGCATGTCCTAAAGCATTACACCATAGATCCTTCGCCAGTGCAGCTTTCAGCAGATGGACGTGATGCCATGCACGAAGTTATTGCAACATACTGGTACTACCTTGACAGGCCATACAACGTTGGCCCAGGATATAAGCTGGCAGTCGGACGCCTTCCTTATGTAACAAAAAATTCGTTGGTGCTTGGCGCATACACTCCCGCTGGTTCTCCAGGAAATCACCCCGACCCGGATGGCTCTGCCATTGATGAACAATTTTTCTTAAACCCATCTGATTTACTCGCAGCGGCCGTACCATAGGGAAAACGCAATGACCATAAACTTCACCACCCTGTTTACTCGCCTCGGCAAGGCCATCAACGCTGCCGACGATCTGATTGCTTCCGTAGATACGGAAGTGCTCGCCGACATCCGTGCATTCGAGGACGAACTCGATACCGAAGCCCGCGACTTTCGACAAGCGGTCATCGGCAGTCTTGAAGACTCCATCGACAACGCACTGACAACCATCGGCGGAGTGCTCTCGACCTTGGTCGCCGACCCGATCACGAACCTGATCATCGAAACGGTCTACGCAGACAACTCGTCCATCGCCAAAACGATCAACGCTTCCTTGGAAGAACTGATCGAACAGATGATCGAAAACGGCGAGTCCGTTGAAGCATCCACGATTGGCTACTCGATCACCTACGGCGAAGGCGTTGGCAGTAGTTCTGGAACCTCTGGCGACAACACCGGCAACGGGAAGTTCGTGTTCTGCGATCAGCGCGGTGATGGGCGTGTCAACGAGTTCATCTACGCCGAGACCATTCGTGCTAGATGCACTTCTGCTAATACGTCCGGCACGGCAACCTGGACGATTACGTGCGAACCGAGTAAGTCGCTGCTTGATCCGACATGGCCGGGCGGATCGGGGGCGACCGCCACGGTCACTACATCTACGGCTGCGTCCGGTAACAAAATCACGACCGGCGACATGGAAACCGAAAGCACCGTCGCCGACTACCTGCCATACGGATGGGTTGTCGAAACGGGCACGCTGGGCACGACGATCCAATTGACGGACGTGGAAATCCAGATCGTCACGATTAACGGCACGCCAACGGCCGGGCACTACACGTTGACGTTCACCGACAAGTACGGCCGAAGCCACACAACCGCGCCCTTGGCCTACAACGCTACGGCCTCTGCCGTGCAGACGGCCTTGCGAACCCTCCCGTTCCTGGCCAGTGTCACCGTGTCATCCACAGGGACCAGCCCAAACCTGACGCATTCCGTCACCTTCGTGGGCGTTACCAACCCAACTACGCTGACCTACACGTCCAAGCTGACAGGTGGGACGCCAACGATCACCATCGCCACGCCAACCCCTGGAAGTGCCTATGTAGCCAGAGGCGCGAGGTGCCTAAAAATTACCGGCAACAGCTCGGAACTAACGTCCCTGCTGGTGCCAGTCTCGCTCTCCGCTAAGACCTGCTACGCCTTCAATCTCTGGGCCTGCGTTGACGTGACTCCTGCGGCCGGAGTGCTTCAGGTGGACCTGATTGACGGCGATTCAGGCGACAACGTGGAAGACGACCAAGGCACGTCCAATTCGTTCACAACGGACCTGACCACCCTGGACGCTTCGCACACGGCTTGCAACGGCTTCTTTCACACCCCAACCACCCTACCCCGCGCCGTGTACCTGCGGGTGTCGCTCACCACGGCCTTGAGCACCGGAACGTCGTTATTCCTGGACGAATTGTGCATGATTGCGGCCACGCGGCTGTACGTCGGCGGACCTTACTTGGCGTGCTTCTGTGGGCCACTTGAGTTCGAGCTGGAGGACGAGGTGACGATTGCCGTGAGTAACGGACGCCAGGGTCTTTTGCACGAATGGCTAAACCGCCTACTTGACCTGCGATCAAAGGATCTTCTGATCCCGACGGCAGCCGTTCCAACGCTCGACGACAGCTTGATAGCCTAGCAAAAGGTCAGAAAGAACAACTGAAGGTGATGAAGTGTCTGAAAAGTCCCTTTACGGCGCAGAAGAATTCGTCCTGTCCCATGTCGAGCACCGCCTGATCACCAAGGTGACTGAGCTTTCGGCCGCCAACTGCTTCATCTGTGACACCCCTGTTCCCGACGTTTTGCCCTCTCAGTCGCCCATCGTCACGATCTGCCTTGGGGACTCACAGTACGACGAAGCAACATACATGGGAGCCGGCCCAAATGCTCTTTGCGAGCAGTCAACAGTCATCATCACGGTACTGAACCGTGTCGTCTTGGACCCGCCGCCCAAAGCTCGTGAAGCACTGATGCACACCGCCCGTGGACTACTGGTGTTCAAACGACCGATCCTCAGCGCCTTACTGCTTTCTGACACGCAATCCTGTGAAGGATACGCCGACCAGTTTGCTCCCAGTGGGGCTGACGGCCACTTCCTGGTTGAACGAGGATTCATTCCCCGTGGCTGGTCAGCACCCAGGTACGTCCGGCGTGACGACCACCAATATCTCGGAATGAGCCTAAGCCTTTCATTCAGCTTCGATCAAGAATTGAGTTTCACCTAATGACGACCCTGACGTTTGCGGACCAGGCGCTGTTGCACGACTTCAACATGGAAGCCAATGGCTTCCTGGAGAGATACCAGCGACTTGATGACGCAATCCTAAATGGCGAGTTCGGGCCGTCACGAACGTGGCAAGGCAACCCGATGGATGAAACAAACATCGGTCTGCCACTTACTAATTGGCCCAAGCCGCCACCGCTTCGGCTGAATCAGCTTTACTGGCCATGCACAGGTGCCACTCGTTGGGCAGAAGGTCTTTTCCTCTGTAACGGTCAAGCCAAAAACGCCATAGACTCATGCACCCTGGCCGCCAGTGGTGCCAAACTTCGCTGGGACACCGACTACAATCCGCAAGAGAACGAGCTTCTCGGCAAACCATATCGAAATAGCGAGTGGACCATGTATCCGCTCGCATTTCGTCGCGTCTCAGGATGCCGGGAAGGCGAGACCTACGACCCCGACAAACTGCTTGTAGCCGCCGACGCCAATGATTACGACCTGTACTTGCTCCATCTCGTTGACCAGCGATATTGGTGGCAGTTCGTCGATGCGCCAGACATCTGCGAACATCTCACAAGCTGGCTTGATCTCATCAACTACCTGACAGGCGAACTGGGTGTTGGAAATCTGCCGTGGGCACTGCCGGACACCGGAGTTCAGTCTGGCTACAGCACGGGTCCACACCAAGGCGAATGGATGCGGGCCAACTACAACGCTGCACAGCTTCTCGACGCCGCGCTCGCCAGTATTGGCTGCCGCCTCATTGCTGGACTCGATTACGGCTTTGAGATTTCAAGCCACCTCGGCGCTGAACAATGCTTCTTGGATAACTTAGGCAACCTAGCCCACGAACAGCTCGCCGGCACAGAATGCACTGAGGCATGGACGCACGCCATGCCTACCTACGTCAATGTCGCCTTTCCTAAATCCCGCTTCGGAATGCTCTGCGGCCAATGTGACAAGGGGGATGACTTAACCGAAGAAGACTGCCACGAATCGTACCACGTCATCGACCACGCCATTACTGAATACCTGGACACGACGGTCAACTGTCCAGTTGCGGCAACCTCGAAGACAATCCACATTCGCGGTTGGGCCGACATGGGAGTCTGCGGCGACTCTTATCCAATGAACAACGCCGAACTGGTCACCCTGGCCAATCAAATCGCCAGCGACTGGTTCAACTACCACAGGCGACAGTACGACTTCACGACGGTCGGCCCCACGGCCTGGGACCCCTGTGGCTACGACGACTGCATCATCCACAAGTTCGGCATCGAGCATGAAGACGGGCAGACTGGCGTAGTCGCGGCACCAAGCGACAAATCCACGACCAGTGAAGTCGTCTTCCGCCAGAACTACCGACGAGACATCACTTCACGAATCCAGAGCCTGCCTCTTAATGTTGGCGTAGACTGTCAGCTGCATAGCACGAACGCCCTGGAACTACCTGGGCACCTAATTTGCAAAACCCCGGAAGGCGGGATCGCCGGACCAGACGGCGACACAATCTACGGCGAACTTTGCACTGCCTATCGAGTCGCAGGAGATATAGCCTGTGGAACATTAACGCGAGAAAAGATCACGGCCATCGACTCTGTGCATAGCGGCAACGACTACATGGTCATGGTGTACCAGCCAATCTGCGGCGACGTGGCCGAAGAAGTGTACATCGACACCGGGCCGTTCCAGTGTTGCGCTAGACGCGTCATTGTCGAGTGCTGCGACACGGGAGGCACAGGCTAATGGCCCGCAAGAAAGGAAATCCTGGGTGCCCATGCTGTTGTTTAATTCAGTCCAGTAACCTGATGAGTCTGGCGGACCTAACCACCAACTTCACTCTCGACGAAGCAGCTAACTTCAACTACGCGGCCTCTCCCGGTGGAATTGAAATCTCAGCCGTCAGCCAGACTGCGACAGCCAATACACCTCATCCGCAATCGCCATATCCTCCGCGAGTTCAGATTGATTTTCTAGCTGATGCAATTGGCGGACAGGTACGAGTTATTCTTGGTGGTTCAATATGTATTCAAGTTACTATTGAAGCAGGAACAGCAAGTCTTGATATCATCGACTTGTCAGATGATTCCGAGCTATGCGAAACCGTTACTTGTAGCGGCGTTGTCGTTGACGAATGGTATCGACTAACTGTTTGCTACGACCCAGACACTGGAGTTGCCAAAGGCGAGCTTGCCGACGCCGCGACTGGAACAGCAAGGTGCTCAGCGTGCGCCGTGTATAACAACTCATTGCCCATTGGCAGTTATGCCGCCTTTGGGACTGGTCCAGATCACGTCTCTAATATGTTTGTCAGGCGATTTAGATATTGGAGACTGTGGTATTGCGGACCTCCTCCTTACACAACTGACTGCTCCACTGACGATTACTATTATGATATCCCTGCAAGAAAATACTGCTTTACATGTGAGACACCGTTATGTGAGACATGCAAGCTGGAAGGTCGCACTCCAGCATCGGCTACTGTTCAAACTGGCAGCTTCGGCTCTGGCACGCTATGCTCTCGCATTGGTGGTTTGTACTATATTTCTGGATGTTCACCATGCGATATTAGCGAGACGTTTAGATTCAGCATTGGCATCAGCACTTTCGCTGTGACTGTTACGGTGTATTTACAAGCTGGATATACACAGATTTTTCAGCAGTGCCCAGGATTTCCATTGCATGTTCTTGACCCGAACGTGCATTTAATCGTACTGCTGCAGTACGGTGATGGAATCAGTTTTTCGGTAACCCATCTATGGAGCCTCGAACTTACTCAACATCCAAAGCGTGTCGCAGCAGACTTCTTTGTTGGCGACGACATAGGCGATCGGGCAGGAACATTTAATGGACAAGACTACTATGAACTTTATCCAAATCATAACACATGGTACTGGGGAACAGATCCTTTCTATCTATTCTACGACACCGGTGGATCACAGTGGTGTATCTCGCGAGAACTAGGCGTCCTCAATGAACCATATTGGACATCGCCGACAAATATAGGAGTTTACACTGGGACTTTCGGTGGCGTTGAAGTATACGCAGGAGTGTTTTGCAATGAATTAGAAGATTCATACACCGTGCCTTACGTTGGCGCTTGCACGATAGCCGGATTAGGTATCTATTCAGGCGACGCTTTTTGCACGTATGACGGATCTGCAGCAATAGTAGATTTCTGACCACAGCAAGATGAAACAGTGTACCTTCGTTAAATACGGTGCCGTAGACGGCACGACATGGACATGGCGATGTACGGCATGCGGATTTATTACGAAAGCTGCCGCCGCTGAACCACATCGGCGATGTCGGCTCTCGCAGGCGGCAAACGAACCGCAGTTGTCCGCCTATCTAGTTTGCTCCCACCGTGGCATCACATTGGCAACCGTCAATGGTAATATAGCTGGCTATGGCTGTTCATCGTCTGAGGTCAAGGTTTATCAGTGCCGACGATTCAACAACGAGCCAGTCCTGAAGCAAGCCGCCTCACGATGCCTGGACAAGATCAAGGCCAAGGTGCCCGGTTACACGGGCCGGACGTGCCGAGAGTGCGAGGTGCCAAGAGAGCCGGTTAAGTCGCAACCAAAGAACGACCGGTTCGACACCGACAAACACTTTTCTGCGCTGCCGTATCACCCGATCGTCGGCAATATCGCCGCCGTGTCGTGCCATTACAACCCGCAGCGGTCGCAGTCGCGCATCCGGTGTTACGAGCAGTTCGCTCGCCAGTTCCCTCGCATCGGGCTTGTCATGTTTGCGGCGGAAGGAAGCCTTGACGACCGGTGGGAAATACCGGGAGCGTGGCGATACGACATTGACCCGGAGGCGTGTCTGTTCGCGAAAGAGAACCTGATCAACCTTGCCATCGCGCGGCTGCCGGATCGGTTCGACCACGTCGTGTGGATTGATTCTGACGTATTGATGCTGAACCATGACTATGTTGACAGATTGTCGCAATCGCTAGAGAAAAGTCCTGTCGTACAAGCGTTTCAGGAACTGCGCTACATCTCGCGGGACGGAGGATGGCAGACTGATTGGCGAAGCTCGATAGGATACATCAACGCAAAGAACAAAACCTCCGTAGCCGAACCAAAGGAAGGCTATCCCGGACTCGCTTGGGCGGCGAGACGTGAGTTGTTGGCCAACATTGGCGGCATCTACGACCGCGTAATTACGGGCGGGGGTGATGTTGCGTGGTGCTGTGGTATGTGGGGAGACCTGCGACCCAACTACACCAAGCAATGGTCTCAAGCATTAGTTGCGGACGTTCGTCGCTGGGCGGCGGCGGCAAAGCCGCAAATCACAGGCGTCGGCTACGTGCAGGCCCGTGGCGTCCATCTGTACCACGGAACCTTGAAACATCGTCAGTATTCGCGACGCAATGAGATTCTTGGCGAAGTCGGCTACGATCCACAACTACATCTGGAGTACGCCGAAAACGGAACATTGCGATGGTCGGCAGCGGCACCGAAATCGTTGCGTGACGGAGTCCGAGAGTACATGCTTGGACGGAAGGAAGACGAATGAGCTACTGGAAGCCGCGCGCTGGGCTCGAATACTATGCCGTTGTCCGCTCACTGCTGGAGAGTCTCGGCCCGCTCGGCTCGTTGGCTGACATCGGCTCCTGGGACACACCCGTCGCAACCTGGGGAGATTTCGACCAGCGGTACACAGTTGACCACCGCGAGCGGCCGGCGCTGTCCAGCGTCCGGCAGATCGTCGGCTCCTGGCCCGATTGCGCGGCCCTGCTGCCGCTCTGTGACGTGGTGACGTGCCTGCAGGTCTTGGAGCACCTGGACGAGCCGAAGCCGTTCTGCGCGGCACTATTCGCGGCTGCGCGGCACGCGGTGATTGTCTCCGTCCCGTGGATGTGGCCGGCAGGCAACGAGCCGGGTCACCGGCAAGACCCTGTTGACGGCGAAAAACTGGTGGCGTGGACGCACAGGAAGCCGACGCTACAACGGATCGTCGGCAAGCCGGCGCGGGCCGTGTTGCTGTACCACATCACCGCACCATCCTGACCTGCAGGTCTCCGCTCACTTAATTGTCCGCAACATCGGCGCAAAATGTGCAAATGTCACCACCGATCACCTGAACCAATCGGCACCATCTATTGCGGCTGCGCAGGCGTCACCAAGCCCGTCCATTGGTGCGACCTGCCCCAGATCTCCGGCTACGTCACCATCCACGCCACCCCCATCAAACGCAAACGAGTCCGCCTGAACGATGGCTCGACCGACGAGATCCCATCACTCAAGCTGCCCGTCTGCGTCCTGTGCCATCATCGACCAGACGCTCCTCCTGAATTAACAGATCTTCTTGTCCGTCAGGAGCCACCGCCAAACCCTAGCCCGCCAGTGCGTTCAGAATCGCTTCAGAACGCACTGGCGGCGATTTGCTCTAACTGCCCAAGGATCGACGCCAAGGGCCTGCCCGTGACGTGCAGTGGCCCGGAATCGGCCTCCTGCCCGCAGAGCCTTTGGCCAACCGGAAAACGCTTCAAGGGAACGCCAGGGAAAAACTGCAGAAATTGCGGTTGACGCCAGTTGATGCACTTTGCCATAATCATGCACTGGCGCATGTGATTCGTGCCAAAAGTTCAGGTTGGCCCAATGGTGAGTACATGATCCGAACAAGCATTTGTCTCGACGAAGACCGCAGGGCCAAACTATCAGCAGAATCAAAGCGGACAGGTGCGCCCGTGGCTGAGCTTGTACGGCGGGCAATTGATTTGTACATTGAGGCCCATAAGAACGACCCGTCCACGGAGTACCGCATCGTCCACAAGTCAAAGGAGCCGACATGAAGGTTTTCGTTCTGGGATGTCCATCCCCAGGCAAGGTTGGCGGTGCCAACGGCGAAATGCTTGGCGCGGTGTCTCTGTGGCTAAAACATGGCCTCGACGTGGGCGTGATCCCCACCTGGAACGGCCCCGGCAAGCAAATTACCGACCAGTTGGAAGGCATGGGCTGCAGTGTTTACCTTCCCGGCCCCAGGCTGCTTCACACGATCCAAGGATTCGCTGGTTCCACGGTCATCACATTCTGTAACGACAACGCCTTCATGGCTAAGCGGCAGCTTGCCAAGATGGGCTGTCGGTTCATCGTGGCCCCGCTCATGTGCTTCCTTCGGCAAACGGTGACCGGTGCTCTCAGAGAGCGACTGATCAGCGATATCATCTTTCAGTCCGAGTACCAGAAGTCCGTTCTTCTTCCTCAAGTCCAACGATACGGACTCGACAAGTTTCATCTCGTGCGAGGATATATCGACTGGGAGAAGATCAAGTTCGCCCCTCGTTCGCACGCGAAGGGTGAGCCGTTTAACATCGGCAGAGCTTCTCGCGGCAGAGCTTCCAAGTGGAGCAAACATTGGTGGAAGATGTACGAGGAAGTTCCCGACCGACAGGCCATTCTGCTTGGGGTTACACAGGAAACCACAAGACAGATTGGCCTCGCCCCATCCTGGGCCAAGGCTTCCCCTCCCGGCGCAGTTCCAATTGAATCATTCTGGCCGCAGCTTCACGCCCACGTCACCTGCAACGACATGGATATGGAGAACTGGCCCCGCACCGGATTGGAGTGCATGGCCTACGGGGTGCCGACATGCGCCGAGAACCGTGGCGGCTGGACTGAAATGCTCGAACACGAAGTCACGGGAATGCTCGGAAACTCACCACAGGACATCGGGCGACAAGCTGCCAAGCTGTCCAGGGACGAAGACCTGCGCATGACGATTGCCACCCAGGCCCGGCGACGGCTGGAGACCGAAATTTCCAACCCAGACCTCGTTTGGGAGCAGTGGCGCGAGGTCCTTGGCCTGCCCTGTGAGACAGCCTACGGCACTTCAGCCGACAGGACATGGTTTGACGAGGCTTCGGTCATGCCAAAAGTTCAGAAAGAACTTTCGCCAGTTCAGAACGCCCTGCCAACCTGCCGCGACATGCAGGCTCTTCAAGACGCGGCCGACCAAGTGGAAGAACCAGTAGATCAAGAAGAACTTCTGCCAAGCGAAGAGCCGCACCCAATGCTATGCTTTCAGCACGGCGGATCGTCTGCCTGCGAAGAAGCAAATGCCAGAAATGGACTGACTTGTCCAAAGTGCTTGACAGACCAGACGATCGAACCAAAAGTCCAAGAAGAACCAATGCTTCCTTGCTACGAATCAGACTAATGCTCAAAATCCTCTGCTGCGGAATGAACCGGACGGGGACTAGCTCGCTTCACGTCGCACTAGAGACGCTTGGCTACAACTCTGTCCATTCTGCGCAATCGCTGATCGACTTCTACAACCCGCCCGACAACTGGGACATTTTCGGTGAGATCGAATGTGTGTTCGAGCCGTTCTGGTTTTTCTGGCGGGAAATCTATCAGCAGCACCATTGCAAGTTGATTCTCACTACCCGAGATGCCGATCGCTGGTTTGATTCACTTTCCGCACATCAAGCACGGCATGGCGGCGGAACACGAGAGTCCAATATGACCCTTTGGAGTTGCGGATGCCCCAATCGCCGTCGCTGGACCGCCATGTTCCGCAAGCACGCCGCAAGCATCCTGAACACCGTCCCGGCAGACGACCTTTTGATCTTGCGAATCTGCGACGGCGATGGATGGGGTCCATTGTGCAAATTCCTTGACAAAGACGTTCCCGACACCCCGTTTCCGAATGTCCCATGAACATCAGCAAACACCAGAAAACATTGATACTTGAGTCATTGGCAGAACATCTTGCCAGACGAGACACGACCAATGTCAGTACGGCGGCAATCCAGAAGGACATGGAAGAACTTGTCTGGGCAAGGCAGGCGACAATGGAAACGCTTGTCATTCCGTGGATTCAGCGGACTCGTTCGTTGCGAGGACTTTCCGTGCTGGAACCCGGATGCGGAATGGGGCCGATGACGTGCGCCCTGGCAAAAACCGGCTGTAGCCTAGCCAGTTACGAAATCGACCCGATCATGGTACGCGCCGCAAGTGCCAGGTTATCCATACTCGGATTGCAAGGCCCTGCCGTTTTCCATGTCTCTGCCGACGACGCCGTAGACGACCTTCCGCGACGATTCCCCGACGGCGTGGACGCGATTCCCTGCATCGGCATCCTGGAACACATCCCCGAAGTTCCGCGACTGGAACTCATGCGATGTTTCTGGAACCTCTTGCGGCCGGGCGGACTGTTCATCGTCGCCCACACTCCGAACCGGTTGACGTATCACGATCTGCACGCCACGCGAATGCCGTTCGGTCACATGCTACCCGACCAAATCGCCATTCGCTACTTCGGCCGCGCCCCGCATGACGCCTATCGGGAATCCATGAAATGGGCGGCGGCACAGTCAGAAGCGAAACTGATTGAAATGCGTCACGGATTTGGAACCGGACTCAGTTTCCATGACTTTGAGATCGCCTTCGGAACACGGGACATCCAATCTTTGGTCGCCGACGATGGACTCGGCCCGGAAATGATGGCATGGTATCGGGACGACCTCGAAACCAACCTGCTGTGGCAGTACATGCAGTCCGTCAATCTTCCGCTGTCCCGTGGTTGGAGTCGGCAATTCCTGAACATCATCTTTCGCAAGTCATGAACACTGTTCGTAGCTGGGATATCTTTGACACTATCATTGGCCGTAAGTGCGGCACGCCCGCAAGGCTATGGTCGCTCGTCGGCGCGCTGGCAGGCATCGAAGGATTCGTCGAAATGCGTCGCAATGCTGAGACCGTCGTCCAGACCGGATGGCAAGATTACACCATCCATGACATCTACAAACAACTTGCCAATCACAGCGGATTCTCGGACGCCCAAGCCGACGATCTATGTCAACGTGAACTTACCGTCGAATGTGAGCAGGCGTTCCCGATTGCACAGTACGCAAGTCGTGTCAAACCTGGAGACATAGCCGTCAGTGACATGTACCTTTCCGCCGCTCAGATTAGGACTATCCTTGATGCGGCAGGAATTGAGAAAGACCTGACGATTTACGTGACTTGCCACGGCAAAGCGAAAGGTGCGATTTGGAGTGACGTGAAATCCAAGCACGCAGTCTCAGTCCACGTCGACGACAATCGCAACAATGACGTTAAGACGCCCAGGCAGCTCCATATCCGCACCGAACTTGCTTCGACTGGGCTAGATACCCACGAGCAGACTTATGCCCAATACAGTGAATCCTTGGCATGGTGGGTTCGTTACCATCGACTAAGCGAAGTGCGAACTGGAGTGAGTGGCAAGCTCTCCGACATGCAGATCCAGTTCAACATGCCCATGCTCCTTGCCTTCCTGCACGAGCTTCGGGAGTTCGTGGACGCAAATCGCGCAAATAAGGTCATCTTTCTCTCCCGTGACGGCTATCTCCCACAGAAGCTATGGTCCACCATCTACCCGGAGACCGCATCGCTGTACTTGTATTGCAGCCGGGAGTGTATGCGCAATCACACAGAGACTTATGTTGCTTACGCCAACGAGCACATTACCTCTGATTCTGTAGTCGTTGACCTGGCGGGGTCGCTTAGGTCGTTTGCGATCTTACTGCCTCACCTGCGACAGGTTCCGCACATATTCACGATGTTCTTTATTCCGTCTACGGACGAAAACGTAAGCAAGCTCACATTCTCGTACCTTCTCAATCAGCGAGACCATAAGATCAACAACAGCTATCTTGAGATGCTGAATTACGCCCCTCATTGGCACGTTGCAGACGTTGACGAATCCGGAAGCCCAATACTTGACCAATCCAATGAATATGACATGGGTTTGGTTGAGTCGTATCACAAGACGTTTGGCAAACTGCTTCAAGACGTTCCCTGCGACTCATTTGACGGGCGACTCGAAGTTGCCCGCTACGCTGCTCGACAAATCCACTTGGCCGAACCATTTCTCAGGAAGACCTTTCCTGGCCACATGCGACTTGAAGCTGCACGAAACATTCCCGCAGCGCATATCCCGACCAGACCGACAATTGTCAATAAGCAGCAGCCCGTTGAACTGAAGATTGACGAATTTGAAAGCGTGCTGTTTCCTCTACGAGACGGTCGCCCCGTCATCGTCGGAGCTGTCGATAAGCTCCGATGGACACAGTTTGAGACATGGGCCAACTCTATTCATCTTACGTCGTTTGACGGCCATGTGTGTGTCCTGACTTACCGAATCGACGACTGTTCAACTCGGCGACTCAGGCAGCATGGATTCATTCCAGTTCCTTGTAAGCTAGAGCGGCATGTTGTTGTTGACCGCTTCCGGGACCTTGCAAGGCTAGCTACCTTTACCAGAGACAACGCCTGGGTAATCATGCTCGACACGACCGATATCGTCCTTCAAGCCAATCCAATCAGTTGGCTACGACGAGACGCTGAAGGCTACGAAATCGTTGTCGGCAGCGAGTGTATTCACATTTGCGACCAATGGTGGGTCCGACAGAACTTGAAGGATACCTTTCCAGAACACTACGACATCGCTTCAAAGCGACTTTTGTACAACGCCGGTTCTTTTGCAGCAAAAGCAGGGGCCATGCGAGAGCTTGCAAGCGACACATGGAACATGTGCTGCTCAAAGCCCTACACGAAACCAAACGACCAGGACGCTTTTAATATCCTGCTTCACTCAGACAAATACCGAAGCCGAACAAAGTTCGCCTTGCAGCGAGAGGGCTGGTGTGCCAATATCGCCGCCACGGTCATCGAGCCCAAAGACAAGGGCGAAGCGTTTGCCACTGAATCATTAGCCACCCTTGACAGAAACGGATTTTGCACTGTTGAAAGCGGGATTGTCCCGGTATTCTTGCATCATTACACTCGAAACAGTGATTGGAAAAAACGAGTAGAAGCCAGAGTCAAGTCAGGAAAGAAGGTGTCTCAATGAAAGTCTTGGTCACTGGCGGGGCCGGCTACATCGGAAGTGCTGTCTGCTGGAAACTTACTGAACGTGAGCACAAGGTTGTTGTGATCGACAACCTGAAATACGGGTCAAGGGACTCGCTTCCGCCAGGAACAACCTTGATTCGGCGCGACCTTACGGACCACAACGATCAACACGCAATTTTGTTCGCCCTGGAATCAAACAAGATCGAAGCCGTTTGCCACCTAGCGGCCGAAAGCGAAATTCCAGTATGCCAGAATGACCCATTGCTCGCCTACCGAGTCAACGTGACTGGCGGCTTAATGCTGCTGAAGTCCATGTACCGCGCTGGTGTCCATAGGCTCGTCTACAGCAGCACCGCCGCAGTCTACGCTCACGACAACCAGATGCCTCTGACTGAAGACTCGAAATTGTCCGCCGAATCACCGTATGGTGCGTCGAAGCTGGCTTTTGAGCAATCACTGCGATGGATGCCAGGGCTTCAATGGGTGGCGTTTCGGTACTTCAACGTCTGCGGTGCCACGGAGCGCGTTTGGGAGCGGCCTATCCACCGATCAAGGTTGATTTCCGTGGCAATGGACACCGCCAGGGGCGTCCGGCCGGAAATGACCCTTAACGGCACTGACTTTGACACGTCAGATGGCACGCCTCTTCGTGATTACGTCCACGTTGACGACATCGCGACGGCCCATTGCTTGGCACTGGAAAATCCCAACATCAAAGGCGTCTTCAATTTGGGCATCGGAACGTGGTACAGTAACAGGGAAGTCATCGCCACGGTCGAGCGGGTGACCGGGAAGCAGGTCAAGGTCATTGAAGGGCCTCGTCGCCCAGGAGACCCACGGGCGCTGATTGCCAACTCGGACAAAGCTCAGTTAGAACTCGGCTGGCGACCCAAGTACAAGACGCTGGAATCCATGATAGAATCGGCGTGGAGGCATGAAACATGATTACAGTCCGCGCCCCCCTACGATTGTGCCTAGCAGGTGGCGGCAGCGATTGCGCCGCATACTGGCGTTCCGGCCACCAAGGCTTTGTCGTGACCGCCACGATCAGCCTGTCGCTGACCGTCAAGGTCGAAATCGGCAACCGCCTGAACACCTGTCCGCAGTTGCGTTATGCCAAGGCGGCTGGCTGGGGCGATTACGATCTTGTCCAGATCGAATCAGACGTTCCAAGCGGCAGTGGCCTGGGCGGCAGCGGGTCGCTGATGGTGGCCCTGCTCAAGGCCAGATACCACGACATGACCAAGTACGAACTGGCACAAGCCGCCTATTCTTTGGAGAGGTACAGTTTGCACAATCCAATCGGCTATCAGGACTGCTACGCAGCGGCATACGGTGGCAGTATGGCACTCACAATCGACGAGGGCGGTCATGTGCGAGTAGATCCAGTTTGGCTTCCTGCACGCTTTGGCGCTACGCTACTACTCATGGGAACGGGTATCCAGCGGGAGGCAGGCCAAGTCCTTGGCGAGCAGGCTGCCTGCATCCTGTCTGGCGGCTCGGCGGGACTGATGGAAGAGATTGCTGCGATCGGGCGCGAGATCTACCAGGATCTGCTGGAGAACGAGGGGCGGCGATTCGGTGAATTGACAGACTTGCACTGGCAGAAGAAGCGAGCTACGACGAGAATGATGTCCAACCCTGCGATTGATGCGTGGTACGCTCTCGCCCGCGAGAAAGGGGCCAGTGGGGCAAAAGTATGTGGGGCGGGTGGTGGAGGCTATTTTCTGTTCGTCGTTGAACCGCCAAACCGCCAGAATCTTGTCGAAACCATGACCGCAGCAGGACTAGTCGAGACGCCGTTTCAATTCACTAACGAAGGAGCGAGAATCGTCCAATGACCACCCAGGACGTTTTGGCTGCGACAGTACGAAGCATTCAGGCCATTGACACAGAGGCCATCGACCGCATGGCTGATGCGATTGTGAAAACTCGACAGCAAGGTGGTCGTCTCTTTCTTGTCGGATCAGGAGGCGGGGCCGCACACGCCAGTCACGGGGCAGCGGACTTCCGCAAGCTCTGTGGCCTTGAAGCGTACTGTCCCAGCGACAACGCGGCCGAACTGACGGCACGAGTGAACGACGACGGCTGGCCGACCGCTTACTTAGAGTGGCTTCGAGGTTCACGTTTTAGCGACAGCGACGCCCTGCTGATCGTGAGCGTCGGGGGAGGTTCACTGGAGCCACCCGTGTCGGAAAACCTCGTCTACGCGATGGACCACGCCAACCAACTCGACGCTACCACGCTGGCGATCGTGGGTCGGGACGGTGGATTCACGGGCAAGTATTCCGACGTGACAGTCCTGGTCCCGTGCGACGCGCCCGAACTTGTGACATTTGTTGTAGAAGGCGTACAGGCAGTTGTTCTCCATGCGATAGTGTCGGCAGTCGCAGTGAAGCCAGCAAAGTGGGAAAGCCTTGCAACAGAATAGATACAGGAATACAATACGAACAGACTGGACGTTGGTGCGTCACAGGCTGTTCTAACCTCAATCGGTAAGGAGATACCGTCGTGGCTACTGGTAAGTCTAAACGAATTTCGCCGTTTTTCAAGGACCTCACCGACCAAACATTTAATAGATGGACGGTCATTCGTCGTTTAGAAAACACTCAGCGCGGACAGGCGGTGTGGCTTTGTCGGTGTGAATGCGGAGCACTTGGGAGAGTAACCACCGAAAGTTTGGTCAGTAATAATTCTAAGTCATGTGGATGCTGGAGGCGTGACCATCGAATACGACAAAACCTCACACATGGCATGTCAAACACCGCAGAACACGAAACGTGGAAACGCATGATAGCGAGGTGCGAGCGACCGGGAGCTTCGCAGTACGAATACTACGGCGGCCGAGGAATTCGGGTATGCGACGAGTGGCGAAACTCGTTTCAGACATTCTTTGACTATATAGGCAAACGCCCATCAAAGAACCACAGCATTGACCGAATCGACACCAATGGGAACTACGAACCAGGAAATGTCAGGTGGGCGACCAAGACCGAGCAATCCAGAAACACGCGGCAAAATCATGTCGTCGAGTATCGAGGAAAACGGATGTGCCTCGCAGAAGCGTGTGAACTGGCAGGCACCAGCTGCTCTTTAGTGATCGGGCGACTCAGGAGAGGATGGACGGTCGATGACGCACTTAATAGACCCAAGGTACATGTCGGGAAGAAGCTGTGCGCAGCAGATGCGGAACGAATTCGAGACGCTGCCAAGTCAATGAAGCGGACGGAAGTCGCCAAACTGTTTGGTGTTCATTTGCGAACGGTAGAATCCATAGTGCTCGGCGAAACATGGAAAACGACCGGAGCCCCGCCATGACCTTCGACGCCTACTGGCAGCAACTCCAGGACGCGACCCCAGGGCTGCGACGCCCCGAGGGCACGATGCGGATCGGGGTGCTGTCATTCAAGGAGGCAGTGCGGCGAGCATGTCAGCGGGGCCGACAGGACGCGGACGAACAGGCCCACCTGGAGCACCACGACAGCATACCGGACTTTTTCAAGGGGCTGCTTGGAGGAAAGCGATGAAGCACAACCACCTTCAGTGCAAAGACATCCCCGATTGGCCCATCCTGCATTTCCTGGCCCACATGCCGGAATGGCAACCTGGACTGCCTAAGTGGGGAACGTGGTTCTGGACCGATGATTACCAACCAGACAACAGCGTGCTTCGCGCAATGCCACCGGGAACGCCACCAAAGCTGGCCCTCGCGAAAATGGCGACGCTTATCAGACGCGGACTTGTAAACGGCTGCACCTGCGGGTGTCGTGGCGATTTCGAGATTACAGAAAAGGGTCTTCTGATTCTTGAAACGTATGGGCCACCACCAGGCGACCTGCCAGCCAACTTTGGGCTGCCAGATACGATTTTCGGAATTCCTGTTGTCATCGAACAGCCAGCACCAAATGGACCAGTGCCATGACACTTGCCAAGGCCGTGTTTTTCGATCGCGATGGAGTTCTCGTCCGCGCCTTTCCAGAAGGCGAAACGACACGAGGGCCGCGAACAATCGAAGAAATCGAGTACCTTCCAGACGTGCAAGAGTCATGTCAAAGACTGCGACAGGCGGGATACAAGCTCATCATGGTCACGAACCAACCCGATGTAGCAAGAGGAGCCATTAGCAGGCAAGACACTGAAGCGATATGCCGAGAAATTGTGTATTCCATTCCACTCGACGCATACTACATCTGCTGCCACGACCAGAACGATGGATGTTCGTGCAGAAAGCCAAGCCCAGGAATGCTTTTTACAGCAGCGTATGAGCATGACCTTAGGCTACCGCTATGCGCAATGATCGGTGATCGCTGGACCGACATTACTGCCGCAATCAATGCCGTCATACCACAGCGACGAGCAGTAAAACTTAACACCAACTGCGGAATACAAAAGGAGATCGTCGAATGGATCTTGAAAAACTCCGAGTGAAAATTTACTGTGATTCTGCCGATCTCGGGCAGATGCGCGAGATGACCGCTGCCGGTCTCGTCTGTGGATACACGTCGAATCCTAGCCTTGCCAAAAAAGCGGGAGTCGCAAACTACCTTGACTTCTGCCGCGAAGCTGCCGCCGAATTTCCCCACATGCCTTTGTCCTTGGAGGTACTGGCCGACGAACCTGATGGCATCCGTAGACAAGTTCGGCAGCTGGCCAGCCTTGGCACCAACATCTTCGTCAAGATTCCCGTGGTGCGAACCACCGGCGAGAGCAACGCCGCCTTGATTCGGGAGTTATCCCAGGCCGGAATCCATATCAACGTTACGGCCATCTTCACACACAAACAGATCGCGACCGTCTGCGAAGCCCTGGACGGGGGCTCTGCCGGGTACGTTTCTGTGTTCGCGGGACGCATCGCAGACGCCGGACAGTGCCCCTTGCCCTACGTCCAGCACGCCATCCACGAAACCGAAGGAACGCCGCATCAAGTCATTTGGGCGAGCGTGCGAGAACCCTACAACGTACTCCAGGCCGACGCCGTGGGGTGCCACATAATCACCGTGTTTCCGACGTTCCTGTTGAAGCTGAAATTATTTGGCAAGTCGCTCGACGAGTTCAGTCGGGAAACCGTCCAGATGTTCATGGGCGACGCCGCTTCATCGGGATTCACGCTATGACCCTCGGCCTGCTCGCCAGCTCGTTCTGCCCATTTCCGCATCCTGGTGCGATTTGGGCAATGGACCAAGCCATCGAAGCTGGAGTCTGCACAGGCATCATCGCCGCACTTCACACCGATCCATCGTTGCAGCGAGGCAAGCCGCGCCCTACACTCACAGTAGAGGAACGTGGATACCTTCTGTCATCGCTTCGGCAGATTGTTGAAGTGATTCCCTACAACACCGAAGAAGACCTGTACGACTTGATCTGCGCCGTGCGACCGGCCGTGCGAATCTTGGGAGAGGACTACATTGGACAAGCCTATGTCGGAGACGACCTGCCGATCCCGGTGTTCTACGCCAAGCGGCGGCCGGACTGGAGTGGAACTGAATTCCGGAAACGATTCACCATCTGCTGATTGGGCATGTTGGACATTTATGGTCGTACTATATGCCCTAACGGTTATTGGAGGAGCCATGTTTATCTTCGGGGGTAAATGACAATGCGATACCCAAAACGCCTGGACTTCAAGAGCTGGAACTGGTGGTTTACCGTCGAGCCAGGATACCACGAACTTCCGTTCGGGTGGCGTCGCGTGAACATCGGGATTTTCCGCTTGAAGCCTGATATTCCGCATGGTAGCGACTGCTACTACCATGTCGCCAAAGGGTTCTGGTGGCGGTTTGCTTATTGGCTTCCTTTTGTATGGGGACGAGACTGAAACCATGAAGCTCGTCATCGGCCTACTATCTTGTGCTAAACACGACGACAGGGACGAGCTTGTTCGTCAAACATGGCTGAAGACAGCCACGGAACTGGCGATCCCAGTTTACTTCCTGCGCGGTGGTGTGGTCGAGTTTCGACAAGAACAAGACACGCTCTACTTCCCGGTCCCAGACACCTACACTTGCCTGCCCCAGAAGACAAGGGCTTGGATGGAATGGGCAGTCGAAAACACTGATGCAGACTACATCGGAAAGGGCGACAATGACTCGCTGCTTATCCCAGACCGCCTTGTTCAGTATGACTTCACAGACAAACGGTACGTCGGATGCGAACCAGGCGGCAGATGGCGCGGATACGCAAGTGGCGGGGCGATGTATTTTGTAGACCGCAGCCTTGCACAGCTTATATCCAGTGAGCTAACCGCGCCGAGTGGTCCAGAAGACGTACTTGTTGGAGCAATCGCAAGGCAGCACCGCGTTAGTCTGTTCAAGGATCGCCGATTTGTGCCGTGGGGGAATCAAACTCGCCGGCCACTTCCAGAGAATGACATCATAGCTTCGCATCAGCTTTCTCGCGAACTGTGGATGGATTCGTGGAAGTCCCTGAATCCTCTTCAGCATTCTTCCACGTAGTGCAAGACCAAATGTGATATACATTCCACTTGCTAATTCCATACATGCTCGCAATCTCATGCACTGACATGGCTCCTCGCAAGCTGCGAATTTCCTGTGCCTTTTGTTCATTTAACTTGTGATTCTGGTAGATTTTCTTTCTTTTTTCAAGGTCACTTGGGCGGGGAAGATGCTTCCATATCTGACCTGTCTGTATTCCACACACAGTACTCCCGCTAATCCCAAACTTCCTTGCTAAGCTAACTACCGTTGTCTTTCCGATTCCATTAAGTATCTCTGCGGCCTGCCAATTTTTTAATTTTGCATGAACATCTTTCTCGCCAAGTGGCCTTTTCTTGTGCCGGTCTTTATCTTTTTCGTTCTCTTTTTGCGTACCCCATCGCAGATTTTCGACCCGATTGTTGCTGGCATTGCCGTCCCAGTGACAGCATTGGAGTCCATCTGGGCACGAACCCACAAACGCCTCAAGCACAAGTCGATGAACTCGCACTGTTTTTGAACGATTTAGCTTGCATAAGTGGACACTCATGCGGCCATCGTCATCTTCGTGCTGATAGATCACTTTGCCACGCTTTACCCGAGTTGCATTGTTGGCACAATTAACCCTGACATCAAGGCTTCTGACTCGCCCCAGGTTCGAGACTTCATAAAGTCCCTCGTAGCCTACAACTGGACGCCAGACTTCGGTAGAATTGGTTTCAGACATGATCGCCTTCCTTGTTAAGGTGATTGTGGTAGGGCTGCTGGACGGCCGCACGCCGCCAGCAGCCCGATTTTACGTCCTGGAAACCCTTTTGATCAATCCGGAATCCAAGGTTTTTACCAAGAATTCTACGGCTCGTGATGCAGGAAATCCTCAACCAGGCTACAATCATGGCAGAGGAGATTCCCATGTACCCAGACCCGCAAGCCCTTGCCGTTTGCCAGCTGATGACGCTTCAACAGGTATCAAGCGGCAAGGCTCGCTGCACCATCTGCGGCCGGCAGGCCACGGTTGCCATGTGCTGGATTCCAAGCCAAGCTGTCCTAAATGAACTGCATACACCATTTGGCCAATCAAGGGTCATGGGGTGTGGTGTCTGCGCGTGGTGCAATCAGCAACTCGATGCCGCACAAGACGACTCGCTGCACAACCTCATTTCTCAACATCTCATTCAGCACCTTTGGGACTGCGATGCCATTCTTACCGCGAGGGAACGGATGCCATCCATCTTCCTTAACTGAGGATACAACATGACCCCACAGGAACTCGCCGCCGCCGAGATGAAAGCACGTATCATCGGCACTAATTCCGCAGAAGAAATGAAACAGATCGCCATGAGCGTCCACGCGGACGTGATGGTCAAGATCTTTTTAAGTTTGCTCGACAGGTGGCTGGAAAAGCACGACTACTCTGCCCCGACTTCCAATGACCTGCGGTGGATCGCACGAATCGCCCACCGGTACTCTTGGTACGCTCCAGAAGCAATGGGGCTGTGTAAGCTGAACGAGAATCATTTGGCAGCACTAAACGGCCTGAACCAAGACAATATCCTCAGCTTCGAGCATCTGTTTTCAACCCCGCCGAAGGGACCTGTCGAACAGCCAGAATAACGCCGGAGGTTCACGCCTCGGCGGCGAAAGGAGCCAACCATGATCGAGGACGATGGCGTGCAACAGCCTGTTATCCGGCCGTGTCAGTGCGAGTCGCCCTCGTGGGGCATTTGCACGCCGACTGCGATAACCAATGAGGGCACGCGATTGTTGGAAGCAAACAGGCCGTTCATCTACAAGTTCGTGTGTTTCGATTGTGGAGGAGTCGCACGGTCCATACCAGAGAACTACGACCACATTACTGGCGAGACCGTGATTCGTCGGCTCGTGCAATTGGGCCTTGCCGTATCTGCCGGATAGCAAAAGTTCTTTCTGGACCACAGATAATAAAAGGGAGCCAACATGCCCAGCGAAACCGTCTCGAACCAAGTTTCCTTAGCCATTGGCGTGATAGACATCTTGTCGCGGGCCGTCACCAAGCGAGGAAGCGGCTTCCCGATGATCTTGAAGTACCCGGCCAGTAATGATGCGGCGAACGAAGCCCTTCTTGACAAACTAAAGGACCCACATGCCCAGGTCGTGATGCCACTCATTCAGGAGATGCGACCTGTCGAGTTGCAGTCCGCGACTGACATTTGCCTTACTTCTGAAGAGCGGACCCTATACCGTCAGGCGATCCAAACCATTGCCGACTACTTGGCAGGCACCAAGTCATGATTGGGCATCGGCATGAGACAGTTCGACAAGACAAAGTGGGTCCGCGTATCCAAACGGCATAAGTGTCCCCTTTGCCAAAACGAAACGTGGTGTACTCGCACCGACGATCTGGTTCATTGTATGAGGGTGGAAAGCAATCGTCCCGTCGAGTCTGGCGGTTGGATTCATCGTCTTTCCGAGCCCCTGCCGCACGTCAATATACCAGATAAGCCGCCACGACCACGCAAAGATGCCGCAGCTATCGCCAAAACGTGCTGTACGAACAAACGCGCTGCCGACAAACGAATCGCCCTGGCGTCTGTCCTTGGCGTGTCAAAAGATGTTCTTGCCGACTTGTACGTCGGGATAGGCTGGGATTGTGATGGAACTGAATGGGCGTCCTTTCCGTCCAGGGGTATCAATGGTGAAATCGTAGGAATCACCAGGCGCTACGACAATGGTTCAAAAAAGACTCTTGCCGGGACCAGTAACGCTGGCGTCTTCTGCAAGCAGTGGTGGTGGATTGGAAACGGTACGGTGTACATTGTGGAAGGCGCAAGTGATGTGGCGGCCCTAATCGACGCCGGCTTGTCTGTCCTTGGCCGCCCTTCCTGCATCGGCGGTCTTGCGGTGCTGACGGCCTACTTGAAGCGTCGCGACCCAAAACGAATCGTCGTGATAGGGGAAAATGACCTGAAGCCAGAGAAGCGTGGGTCGATCCAGCAGTGCCCGTCAAACTGCAATGGATGCTTGGTGTGCTGGCCAGGACTCGCAGGATGCCTCATTACCGCCTCTCGGCTGGCCAAGTCACTGAATCGAAAGGTCGAGACCCTGATGCCACCAGACGAGTTCAAGGATGTGCGGCAGTGGTGGATTGGGAATCAACTGAAAGGACTTGAATAAGTCATGTACTATCACATCAAAGGACTGTGCCCGACTGGCCAGATGAGCGGCGCAGGATTTCATATCCAGCTTTGGCCGGAATGGAAGGTGCTCGTTGCCGAATCGGGATTGACGCAAGAGAAATGCAACACAGCAATCGAGAACGTGGGTCGGGCGTGGCTTGACGGCTGCGGGTTCAATGCCATGTACGATCCAGACCAGTCGCCAGATGATCGCTTCAACAAGAAGAAGATGGGACCGAACGCACGGCCGTTATACGAGCCGAGAACAGCACTTCGTGTCAAATGGGGCGAGTGGGGATCAGAACACATCGACGTTCCTGGGGACGCCTGCGGACTCGACCTCGACGATCGCGACTTTGTGCGACCAAAAAATGGGGCCGTCCTCCTTCCGCACAATGTCGATTCGATCAAACAAGCCCATCTGCTTTTGGTTGTCTTTACTTTCTTTGCCGACTGCATTATCGGGACTCACAAATGCAATAAGATCGAGCGAACCAAAGGCAAGACGCCAGACACTCAGTTTCAAATCAATGGGCATATCTACGCTCGATACGGAAATAACTGGTCTGCCCCAGGGGTCTCTGGATGGGTAAACGAAACAGTTGCAGAATTACTGGACGAGATTGCCGTACTTAGGAAGGAGAAGACGAAGTGACGCGAGCCGACAAGTGTGTCTTTTGTGGACATCCACCACAGATCGTCTTGATTCGTACATCGGACGGAAAGATTGTCCCAGCCTGTCGTCAGTGTGTACCAAGACGAATGAAGCTCTCTTGGGCCGAAAACCCTCTGCACCTGCCGAAGATTGGCTCGCTGCCGAACAAAAGTCCAAGGTGAACCAATGGCTCGCCAGCAAATCACTATCCCGAAGAACCTGGAGTGTTCCATCTGCCGGGCCAATGACCCGCATCGGGTTTGGAAACAGTATGTTACCAGGAAGGAAGCGGTTGGCGAGGAAATGAATAAGGGAAAAGGCGCGGTGGTAGTGAAGATTGGCGAATGGCTGCTTTTGACACGATGGGACAATCTGGCCAAAGCGAAGCAGGCGGTTTCGCCTGTTGCTAACGAGCCGACGAAGTTGGACTCACGGGATCGCCAGAGACGGCTGGATTTTTGAGGTTTTCTGGTTTCAGCCTGACAACATGACGACTACAATCCTGTTGTACGAGGACGTGACGGCCGATGACATGGCCGGAAGAATCAAGTTCAATCTTACGAAAGGTGCAGCATGGGGAAACTGAATCAGGTCGTGGCGGTTGTGGCCGCCAAAAAGAAATTGGCGACCGAGGCGATCACCAACGCCTATCACGCCATTCAGAAAGCCGAGCTGTTCAATGGTATCAGCCGGACGTACACGCCGCGAGACGATGAAGGCGAGCGATTCCCGTCAGAATCCAAGACGGCCCAAGCCAGCGTGACAGCAATCTTGGAATCTGTCACCGGGCCTCTGACCGAGATGTTCGACACCGTTCTGACGCAGGACGTGGCCAACACGCTTGCCAACAGCAACGTCGGGGACATTGCGCCGGGTGTGCCAGTTACCTACCTGCTGTTTCTGGAGAAGCAACTGACCGACCTGACGACATTTGTCAGCAAGTTGCCAGTCCTGGACCCGGCAGAACAGTGGCACTGGGATGACAGCGCCAACTGCTACGCATCCGCGCCGTCGGAAAGCGTCAAGTCCAAAAAGATCCCGAAGGCATTCGTGAAGTACGAGGCCACCAAGGAACACCCTGCACAGGTCGAGATGTTCACTGAGGATGTGGTCGTCGGCAACTGGAAGACGATCAAGTTCTCTGGTGCGTTGAAGGCTGCCGACAAGGCCGCCATGCTTGACCGCGTGCGGCAACTTCACGAGGCCGTCGTCAAAGCCCGTGAGGCAGCAAATTCCGCCGACGTGGCCGAACAGCACATCGGCAAGAGAATCCTCGATTTCGTATTCAAAGGAGAGTAGCACAATCTTAGCTTCAGAGTCAGACTGACAATGCCACGACTGTGGATGTAGGTTTAAGTCCTGCGCCGGCCACTTTCACCTTTGGGCCGGGTACGCCAAAAGAAGAGCGGCAGTCAAGGCGCGATCAGTACGAAGCTCTTGCTACAGATTGAAAACCGAGCGTCGCGGACCAAATCGAACTCCGCTGATTGATGACACAAAGATCCCCGTGCAATTCGGGGCGGGCGCTCTTGGGACAACATCGCGCCCGTGGTCAAATCGTAAGACGTTGTGTGTAAGACTGAAACGGCGGATTAAACGGAAAGCGTTGGTCCCTTGATGATCCCCGACGTTCACCAAAGCCTGCTGAGATAGGGTAATCTCGGCAGGCGTTTTTTATTTGAACAGTCAGTTCCGATGCCTCGCAAAGTTGATCACCGGATGCGTTTTCCGAAACGTCGTCCCATCAAAGAAGCCCGGCATGTCCAACCCACCACCAAGGCCCTGACCATACTTGTCGCCGATCCGTGACTTGCCAGACATGGCAATGATTGAATCTGGGTTTGCGACAGCTCGCTCTTGAATCCGGTTGAACGCGCCAGCCAGTGAATCGACCTCATCCCAACGGTTCGTCTCTGGGAATCCGCAATAAAAGCTAACGATGTCCGATAAAGATTGCTCGGACCACCGTGCGTTCTTCGGTAGGTAGACATTGCCCGCTTCAACCTGGGCACTAACATTTCTGGCGCGAACGATCTTCGCAAACCCTGGGACTTTCTGGCCTTCTTTTTGTTGAGCTGTCCGGGCGCGAGTTGGGATGTCCTTGTAAACCGGATGTCCCGCCAACATGCGGATTTGCTGATGAACCTGACTCTTTCCTGCCCCTGCACCTTCCTGCTCGATGTAGATGATCGGCTCTGGGCTGTACATGATCGCGTCTCGATCAGCCGTGGCCTGCATCCTTCTGTCGCGTTCCAGTGCCGACCATTGGCCTGAAATGACATCTTCGATGAAGAACCGTCCGTCCGGCGACTTCGCAAGCAATGTCCCAACTGTCCAGTCGCCACCGGCCTCTGATCCTGCCAGATCCCAATATCGAACCCGAATGCAGTCCGCAGGAACAGTGTCGTAATACCTGAACCACTCGCGACGGAACATCAAACCTTGGATGTCAACAAACTCACCGCCAAGCTCTTGCGCCGCCAAAACAGAACTGTACTGACCACGCAACGTCTCGTAGAACTCTGGAGGAAGAAACGGACTTTCCGTTGTAGCTGCCGTGACCAGCGACGACTTTTCCCTGACCTTGTACCAAGAACCACTGATCTCGACATAATCCCCTGGGGCGTACAAGCCGGGCGTCCTCTTCTGTCCTTCCCCAAAGATCGTCACCTCGGCCAAGTCTACCGGCTCGAAGAACACGTCGAACGTCCAATGCGTTCGTCCCTTGGGGGTGAAGGTCATCAAGCACGGACCCATCTTCGGGCCAGTGGGCGTCATGCACCGCAAGCAAGGGATCGCATACAGGTACGCTTCTCTGGCCATGATCGAGGCTTCGTCGAACCAGATCCCGGCCTTGCTAGGACCACGCAACTTTTCAGGCTTCTCGGCACCTCGGAACAGGATGTTTGTTTCGCCCCCATCGAATGTTTTGATCCATGCGCGGTGAACCGGCGACCTGACCCCGCGAATCCACACCCCCAACTCCTGCGCCGTCTCCTCAAAGCACGGCCACGTCGTATCCTCGATCACGTTCGCGTCAGGCGAGATGACCATCCACGGCTGCTTATTGCGAGCCAAGTAGATCATCTTGATGCAGCCGATCTTCGTCTTGCCGATGCCACGCCCGCCGACGAAGCCCTGGATACCGCAGTCCAGTTCGTAGAAAAGCTGCTGCTTTGGGTAAATCTTGATGACGTTCGATCGCACGCCATCAACTTCGCCGTCAAGATCGTCGCCGTCGAGATCGCTTTCCAGGAATTCTTCGTCGTCCATCGCAAATACCTCGGAATCTGGTTGAGGACAGCATTCATGCCCTACTATCATACCAGTAGAGAGGCCGATAAAACAAGATCATCAGGAGCACCGCCGTGGCTGGACCACTTACCGCACGAATCCAGGCGAAAAAGGAAACACCGCCGCCCGAGCCGCAGAAACAGGCGAAGAAACAGAAGCCCAAGCCCCCAAAGGACCCGGCCAAGAAGAAAGACCCGTTCCGCCACAAGCTGCGGATGTTCAACGGCATTGAACAAAGCGGATTTCACCCGACACTTGAGATCCGAATGGTTCGTGACGACAATGGGGGTATCACCGGCATCAAGCAGATGTGGCGCAAACGGCGGTCGGACGAGTTCGAGTGGCGTGACGTTCGCGACTTCAACTTGGTCCTCGACAACACCCCCGTACCCACGCCGACCGCGAGTGAAGTCGCGGGTGTGCCAGCAGAAGTCCAGACTGAACCTTTGACCCAAGAGCAACCCAATGAGCATTGACTGTCAAGACTTGGACGAAGACGAGGACTTCGACGAAGAGTTCGAGCCGCCATGCCATACGTGTGGCGGCGAAGGATGGGTTGATTCCGTTGCAGAATCGTCCGGTCGTCATGGATGGGACACTGAAGAGCCAGGTCCGTGCCCAAACTGCCGTGGCAGCGGGCTACGGAAGGACTGCACGACATTTTGAACACAACTCAAATACTCGGGACAACCTCTTAAATCACAGCAGGTTTCGACATGAAAGCCAAAAACATCAAGTCAGTGCTTAGTCGCAAAATTGCGGATTTCGCAGAACACATCGAAGACAAGTCCGTTCGGTCGCTTGTCGAGCAAAACACCATCGTCACGGGCGGCGCGATTGCTTCGATGCTGCTGCGTGAAGACGTGAACGACTTTGATTTGTACTTCCGAACAAGAAAAGCGACACTGGCAGTGGCGCGATACTTTGTCGCCAAATTCAGAGACAACCCGCCGCCAAGATTCAAGAACGGCAAAAGCGTGGAGGTCTTCGTTGATGATACACTTCCGGATCGCATAAGAACGATCGTCAAGTCTGCTGGCGTTGCAAGCGAAAACGGTGACGAAGGCTACAAGTATTTCGAGGGCGACATGGACCCCGGTAGCACGGACGCGGCCGATTGCGTTGACGCAGCGACGAACGTGCTGAAGGACAAGGAGCAGGCCGAAGAAGAGAAGAAGCCGAAGTACCGCCCCGTCTTTCTTTCGACGAACGCGATCACGCTGAGCCATCAAATTCAACTGGTGACGCGGTTTTTTGGCAACCCAGACGAGATCCACGCCAACTACGATTTCGTGCATTGTACGAACTACTGGACAAGCTGGGACAAAAATCTTGTCTTGCGTCCGGAGGCTTTGGAAGCACTGCTTGCTCGTGAACTTCGCTACGTCGGAAGCAAGTATCCGCTGTGTTCCATCATCCGAACGAGAAAGTTCATCAAGAGGAATTGGTCCATCACTGCCGGCCAATACCTGAAGATGGCCATGCAGCTAAACGAACTCGACCTGAAAGATCCGTCGGTTTTGGAAGAACAACTGACCGGCGTTGACACCGCATACTTCCAGGAGATATTGGCGAAGCTGAAAGAGCGAGATCCGTCGCGGGTGGATACGACGTATCTTGTCGAATTGATTGATCGACTGTTTTGAAACACTGAGAAAGTCCGCCTAAGACGACAACCGGCGACGTGGGTATGGTGGAGATGGGGCAAACCTATCCAGAGGCCCTCACTTAACCAAAGAGGCGTCGATAAGCACGGGGTGAAGCACGCGCGGCTGGATACCGACGTGCCTGTACTCGACCGGGAATCGAGCCGCGAAATCGTGCGGCCCAAACCGAGATTGTCAGGTAGGTCGTCTGCGTGGCCCGGCGAAAGCCGGGTTTTGGGACCGTGACAGATCGGAGATGTGTGCTTGCCACAAGCAGCAGGGCGTGGTGTCAAGGCTGACGTTCCGCGAGTACGTGAGGGAAACCAAAAACGTATTGCGGAGTAACGATGAAAGCATGACGGCTCTTGCAGGTTCAAGTCCTGCCGGTCCCTCTGTCGTTTAATGTTGTGTGGACGGATTCGGCCCGTTGCCGTCGCGTAGATAACGGGCTAGTTTGCAACAACTAAAACCAAGGAGTTCCCAGTGGCAGAACAAGCAATCCAACCATCTCTCGACACCCTGGCCGCCGTCATCAATGAGGCCGCCAACGCTGCCAGTGAAGGCGTAGAGTACTCCGAGTACCTGAAGAACCTGCGACGCATCGCCAAAGAGGCCCAGGACACGCTGGATGAGGCAGAGAAGGCGTACCTGGACAATCTGAAGCTGATTCGTGACGACGCGCAGGCAAAGCTCGCAGCGGCCGAAACGGTGGCCGATGCGTGCAGCGCCACTAAGAGCCGAAAGACCAGGAAAGACAAGAACACGAAGAGGGGACCGAAGAATCAGACTCCGGTGCAACAGACGCTCATTCCGGACGAGCCAGCCCCAGCCGTCCAGGACGAGCCAAAGGCCGAGCAGGATGACCAGCCGTTCTGACCCAGCACAAAACAAGAACTGAAGGAGTAACCCAAAGTGGCGAGTTTCAACAAAGTCATCATCCTTGGGAATCTATGCGCCGACCCCGAATTGAAGTCCATCCCAAGTGGCACCAAAGTCTGCGATGTCAGCATTGCAGTCAACGACAAACGCAAGAACGCGGCCGGAGAATGGGTAGAAGAGGCGACCTTCGTGGACGTGACCTTCTGGAGCAAGACGGCCGAGATCTTGGCTGAATACCTGCATAAGGGGTCGCCAGTGCTCATTGAAGGCCGTCTGAAGCTAGACAAGTGGGAGAAGGACGGCCAGAAGCGTTCCAAGCTGCGCGTCGTGTGTGAGCGAATGCAGATGGTAGGCAGCAAGGGCGACGGCGGAGGTCAGCGACGAGAAGCCGACTCGGCACCGCCACGAGACCCCAGCGAGGCCCCGGAACCTTCCGGGGCTGAGACCTACGACGACAACAACCTGCCGTTCTAACAAAAGGTCAAAAAGGAATCATGCCATGTGGAAAGCCACTAAGATCGTCTGGAATGACAACATCGTGCAAGTCGGAAAACAAGATATTGCACTGGGCTTTCCAGATCGGGAAGAGCCGTTCATCTTTCGCGTTGACAGCGAATTCGACGCAGAGGAGATCAAACTGAATCTTCTGGAGTGGCTTCAGTCGCACATCCTGGCAAGTGGCGGAGCCGGCCCTGACGAAGGACTAAGTGACCAGTTTTAAGCAAACGTCCAAACAAAACTTTTGTGGCCGGGTGGCGCAAGTCGTAGACGAAGACTGCACTCTTGATAGCGAGAACGAACCCCAGGATCAACCATGACCACCTTCTTAGCACACGACTTGGACGGCATCCCCCGCTGCCAGGTCCTTGTTGACGGCAAGCCGTGCAATGGACCACTGTACCTGACAACCGATGGACACAACTTGGCTTGTGGCGAAAAATACTTCCACGGCAAGCTAATTCCGGTTACTAAAGAACAAGCAAGTCTCATTAGGTCGGCATACCAAAGGCGAGACAACCCCAGTAAGGCTGTGTTAACCAGTCGCTGGAAAGAATCCCTGCCGGTCGCCGTCAAGCTCGGCGCTATCACAAGAACTGTTTGCAACCTGGGCGTAGTCGCAAAAGAACGTGTCACGGTCTACCAGATTGACGAGGCGATGTACAGGGTCGTGGGCACAGCCACACGGGAAACGAAGCCGTGCGATCTGGAAGTCGTTGCCTGCGTGGTCAGTAAGTCTGGTAGCCGATCTGCGAAGGTATTCGCGCCGCTGAACCTGACACAAGACCAGATCGAGAAACTCAAAAAGAAATCCGAATAGTGACAAAATGAACTCTTGGAGCGACGACTGGGCTGGAACGACTGCCGGCCCAACGAGCACGAACGCGATGCCGACGACCGAAGACGTTCGCCGCGCCATGCGTGAATTTCGTCGAATACGCATGGAACGTGGGCCTGACACATGGATTCTGACGCACGAAGAAATGCAGTGCCTAAAGGATGAATGCAAATCTCGCGGATTGTTGCCAGATTGTCCTGAGTTAGCATCCGACCCATTTTCAATCTATGGCATCCGCATCGAGGAGTACGCCACAAAACAGGAAGTGCGTGCTCGTGTCATTGAACTTGCTGCCAATGGCGTGACGGCCGGGTTTCTGGCACAGGAGGAAAAATAAGTCGATGGCGATTACGAGACAGCGACCAATTGACGACGTGAAGCAAGTTAACGTGTCGCAGGCAAGCCGCGAAGACGCTCGACCGCCATCGGCCAAGTTCGCGTCCTACTGCGACGAATGGGACAGCCTCGTTTCGGACAAACAAACAATCCAGCATCAGCTTACTTTGATCGGCCGGGACTTCGGGAAACACCATGCTGCAATCCGCGCCAAAGATCTTCCGGAAGCCGAAAGCTATGCCGCATGGATGCGCATCAAAGGTCCGATGGAAAAGAAGCAGGTCGAGTTGACTGCAAAACTTCATGCAATCGAGGACCGAATGCGAGAGATCAAGCCACATGTCCGCCGAGAAAAACAGGCGGAACAGCGGCAAGAAAGCCAGTCAGACGGCATCGGTATGATGCGGAACGACCTGCTAAATGCGATCCTGGATGAATTAAAGACGATTCATGCCACGCTGAAAGCCATGAAGGCCGATAAGCCGTAAAGCAGAAAGGCACATAGAGATGGTCGAATTCACCGTGTCTGAAATCAAAGTCGAACCGTGTGGAACTGACTTGCACTTGTTCATTGATGAGTCACCGGCAACCCTAATTGAACAGCTTTGCGACGACGGATTTGAACAGGAAGTCGTTGCGGCCGTTGACGCATGGAAAAAACGGCAGGTTCAAGCATGAGCGGCGGACACTACGACGACCGATACGGACAGGTCCGGGACCTTGCGGATGCCATTTGCGGCGACGTAGAGAAGCACAGTAAGACGTTCACCGACGACTACGGTGAAACGATCACAGCATTCCCCCGGCCCGTCCTGGACGCAATGAGACGCTGTGCTGCGGCCCTGGAAGGTGCTGCTAATGCGGCGCGGGATGTGGAATGGCTGATGAGCGGCGACTACGGCGAGGATTCGTTCCTCAAAGCCGCGAAGAAATGGAGTATTGAGAAGACCGCTGCGGAAACGAAGCTCGTCGAGTACGTCCTCAAACAGTTGCACTACGGAGGAACCCAGGGAGGACTGAGCGAGAATGAGTGCCGCATGGCACATGACAAAGTTCTGGAGTTGGCCGGGCGTGCTGCTGAAATAACGTCGTAACGGACGATAATTTGATCGCAAGGTTGAGAGCAACTGGTCAAAACCGGGGATCAAGGAACAAGACGATGAAGAAAACCACTAACGTACCGATCTTTGGAATCGACCTAAACGCCCACCGAGCCGATGGGACACCTGCGCCGATCGACCGCGATGCCTTGCAGCGGATCGCGGACACGATGACGCGAAGAATGGTCGAATTAACTGGTTGGCGAGCCGCAGTGACATCAGGAAACACCAGGGGACCAAACGACGATCGGCCAGAACCTGACGTTCTTGGCTACGTCGATCGCGTCTGGGTCGATGGCGACCGCCTGCTGGCCGACCTGTCCTGGCTCGACGCCTACGAAGACCAGATCCCGATTCGACGATGGTTCACGCCAGAACTGTTGACCTTCAAGACGGGCGAGCAGTACATCGACCCCGTGGTGGCGCACGCGAGCCGTGAGGAAATCAAGACGAATTGTTCGTGGATTCAGTAGAAAGGGTGCCAAGACGATGGCTAAGGCGACAGTCCGATATAACACAGGCACTGGCTACCAAATCGAAGTGGAAGCCGACGACGTGAAGTCCGCCGTCAAGGCTATGTCCGAACTTCAGGAAGTCTTCGGACAAACCGAGTGCGGCAAGTGCAAAGGCCAGCGACTCACTGCATTTCACCGCCAAGATAAGGAAGGCAACGACTACTACTCGCTGTCTTGCGCGGCGTGTGGGGCAAAACTAGACTTCGGCCAGCATCGCACTGGTGGCACACTGTTTGCCAAACACAAGGACCGAGATGGCAATTACCTGCCAGACAACGGCTGGGTCGTGTGGCAACGCCGTCAGCAGGACCAGAGTCCGAGGCAGGCGGAAGATGGTCGATATTGAGATTTTGGTGTTGACACGGCAGCCTGAAACAAGGATGATGAGCCATGACCGAACGCACCCGACGAAGCTGCGACGGAATCCAAGAATTCAAACAGCCGTCGCTAGGCAGTTTTCCCACTTCTCTTCGTCGGGTGCGTGGGGACGGCTGTTTAGCGGCGGCTGCTTGCATTCTTGGGTGCGACCCGGAATCGGTCCCAGCAACGGAGGATCGACCGATGTGTTATCGCAACCGATGCCACACCTACCGCAAGGACGACCGCTCGGCAAGTTTTGCCCCCGACTGCATGTGCTGGCACTGTCGAGAATGTCGGCCACGCTTGCGGCGCAAGTGGATTAACCACGCCACGCACGTTCTGGGAACCTGCGGTCTTCACCTGGGGATTGTCTTTGTACCACTTGAGAAGTGGGCCTCGTTTTCGCGCCGTACACGCAAGTATGGTCTGAAGCACATGAAGGCGCGGTTGTTGGCCAGGGGCTATGGGGTTGTGTTGGGATCACCTGTGCCCTTTGACGAGATCCCGTTCGAGGTTGAAGTCGTGACGGTTGACAAAGCTGTCAAGCGGTTCACTGGGTGGGTAAATTCAATCCACGACGGACGCGGCGGCAACCCAGTGTCCAGCAGCCATGCCTGGTCACTGCCTCAACATCACCCTACAGGCTGGACCAAGATTGCTGTCGGACCAACACCCGCGCAAGTCCAAGAACTCGCCACTGCAATGGGCGTTCACTTCGCCAACCGCGTCATCAACGGCATTGACATGACCATCTGTCATGGTGAAACAACAGCAATGGACGCCCTGTGTGACAAACTGGCAAACTCAATCCGAAACCACATGCCCTCTGACAAAAGTGAGTTCAATAACGATTCGGACACCGCGACCTGGGAACTAGCTTACTGGCGCGGATTTCCTGACGAAGAACCAGATCCGTACCTCGTCGGCGCGGTGACATAGCCTTCATTTGGGATGAAAATGAAGTCGAAATCAACAAACAAAGAGGAAGGTGCGCAATGAGTGTGACGCTATGGATTCACGGGCAGGTAAGTGACTGGGCAAAACGCAAGAAAAGCTCGCATCGAGTAGAGCTTATTGACTTCATCAACAAGTGCATTGAGCGTGTGGTCAAGGCGAAGTGGCAAGTCTGCTCCAGAGATCGCGGCATGGGTCACGGCGACTACGGCGTGTCGGCAAAGGTCGGCAAGCAGGTGGTGCTGATCGTCGGCGACTTGCCGTACAAGGAACTGGCGCAAAACATCTGCGACACACACAACGCGGCACGGTGATGCAACCGATCCTCAGTGATCCAATTTGAACTTTTGCTAACAAACGGGGATGCGAAATGAACACTCATGCGCAGTGGAAACAATTCAGCGACGACTACCTCAAGTTTGAGGACGTGAAGAGCAAGATGAGCCAAAGGCCGGACTTGCACGCTTTCATGTGGCTCGACCGTCGATTTCCTGGTGGCAAAGGCGATATCGTCAGTGCGTCTGAACACGACGAGATCTATCTGGATGTCACCAGCGAACAAATCGCACAACTGACCGACAATGAAGTCCGCGACCTCGTGCGATGCGGCGTCGGATACGACAGTGGCATTGACTCGCTGTGTATGTTCACGTAGCTGATTCTCAGTGGTCCAACTTGAACTTTTGTTTCACTAGAGAGGCTCTCAATGCCGGCTCAATTTATCAAGATCATGGATAATGGATGGCAGCCTGACGGCAAGGAAACGCCGACTTGGTTTAACCTGGACGCGATCCTATACGTCACTGGAACACCAGTAGAAGGCGAGACAATCACTGTATATTGTAGCGAAGGACGCAAGTATTATCTTGCAGGCGAGCAGGCCACTGCCTTGATGCAGGCCCTAGATCAGCGAGCAGTGGCGAGCCTACATTAACCCAACCAATGAACTTTTGACAACAGGCGGAGCCCGTACAATGGACTCAGACAGAAACATTATCGGATGTCTTGCGACGACATTCCTGGCATTTTTTATTCTTGGTTTCGTGTGGCTCGCTTGGTATCAGGCCGGAATCCAAGTCGAAGTCTACCGTCGCCAGAATGTCGAAATGACACGATGGGAGGTCTTCATGGGATGTACTCCAGCTGAGCGACAGATCCACTTCGAGAAACCGAGCGACCAGAAGGAGCTGGAACAGCATGGCACCAACTGAAGGCATCGAATACCTACAATCCATCCCAACCGACGAACCCGTCATGGTCTTCCGAAGCCGGGACGCCTTTGCCCCCGCAGCCGTACAGTGCTGGGCAGCCATGTGCATGTCACAGAACTCGACGAACCCAGAAAAGTCCGAGGCCCTGGCTGCAACACGGGCCAAGGGTGAACGCGCCATGCACTTGGCGGCGGAAATGCGGGCGTGGCAACGGCAACATGGCGCGAAGATGCCGGACTAACAACAACCAAATGTCTCGCTTAAAGTAGGGCCTGAAAATGCTTGTGCTGAGTCGAAAGGTTGGCGAACGCATACGGATTGGCGAAGATATCTGGATCACCGTCCTAAAGGTGGATGGAATGTACAACTCAGCTATGGTCAGAATTGGTCTGGATTGCCCTAAAAACATCAAGATCACCCGTGAAGATCGTAAACACCACGGAAAAGACAAGAAGAACAACTGGATGCCGAAGGGACTTGAGTGAAAATTCCCGATCTTTACAAACACACAACAGGAGGTAACGTGAGCACTGACGTACAGAAAATCACCGAGTGGTCACAACGAATCCACGAACTTGCCCTGGAAAAGGGCTGGTGGCAAGACGGCATCGAGAACCGCAGCGTCGCTGAGATCGTCGCCAACTTCCACAGCGAAATCTCAGAAGCGTGGGAAGAGTACCGGGCGGATAGAATGGGCATGTGGTGGTCCGACTGTGAGGGATTTTACCATCAAGACAGAGACGATTGCGTCATAGCCAACCGGAAAGCATTTACAAATGCTGAGCCAAAGCCCGAAGGCTTCTGGGTCGAGATCGCGGACCTGCTGATCCGCATCGCCGACACAATGGGGGCGTACCAGTGGCAATGCCAAGACCAAGACCAAGAGACTGAGTTCGTAATCAGCAGCGAACATGCCGCTGACACACCAAGGTTCACTGCGACTCTGCACACAGCAATCGCAGTAATCTACGACTGCAAGGAAAACGTGTTCCAGGACGATGCGGCCGTGACTCTGTCAGAGACGATAATCGTCTGCTGCGCATTTGCGAGGCAATGTGGAGTGGACTTGTGGTCTCTGATTGAACTCAAGCACGCCTACAACCAAACGCGCCCGATCCGTCACGGTGGGAAACTCGCGTAGAAGCAAAAGTCCAGAAAGAACCTTAGCCATGACCCCAGAAGACTACGAATTCCGCAAGTGCCACCAAAGCATGTGCGTTCCTGATGGAATGGACCCACTGGACGAAGACGTGCGGTTTTGCGAGTCGTGCGCGATTGATGAGATCGAACGCCTGGGGTTAATCGCAAAACTAGCCTGTGCCGGCCAGGAACAATTGCAAGCTGAACTGGCGAAGGCAGAGGCCGAAAACGACAGACTGCAAGCTATCCTGTCCACGCCTCCAACGTGGCTGTGCCCCGACTGCCAAAGTCAATGGATCATTCGCGATGAAGCTGAAAAACAACCGGCTCCAGTGTTCACCGACAACAGGGATGCCAAGCCACTCCCGCCACGCCAGGGACCAAACGGCCAACTGAGGTGCCCTGGACAGAACTGCGCCAACATTCTGAACAAGCACACTCCTAGGCGGTGCCCTGACTGCTTGCAGCCACTGTTTGGATGGGAACTGGTTGAACGCTGACTACTATGTGACGATCCGCAAGTAAACGCCACATGCTCTATCGCCAAGGATACAACTCGAAACTCTACTACTGGACGAGCAATGCCTCGTCCAATGTAACCGACGCGACGGACGACACATCGAACGCAGCCTACACTGTCACTTACGGCGGAGACGGCTGGCAGGAAGTCAGCAGCGACGCAATCGTCTCCAGCGAAACCAAAATCGACGAGCCTGCGCAAGAGCAGGACGAACAGGACACGGGCGAGAGGCCCGTCTATTGGGAACGGCCGCACCGACGGCTGGCCACCGTCACGGCTTCGAGGGACCGCCCTCGGCAACTGGAGTCAACCTACGGCTGACGGTCGTTTCAAGGGGCGAGTCCGCATGGCGAGATGCTTGACTCGCCCCTTGGGACGACCGGCAAAAGGCTAACCTGAACTTTTGACATCCTGAGACAAGGAAACCG